CACTTCTTACAACTCCAAGACAGGCCGCCGACAAGTGAGTACTCGTTGACTCTGTATGTCTTCCCGCAAAGCCCGCACTTGCAATACCAGTAGCTTACGCGTTTACCTGATGCGTACACCGTGTCTGGAGCGCGTCGCAAAACTGTCCACTTGCCGTATTTCTCACCAGTAATATCCCTTCTTTCCTTCTTTCTTGGAACCATAGTGCAGCTCCTCCTTTGTGTGGTTTCCTCTATGTTCTTATACCATATTTGGAGTTTGGGTTTAGCAAACACCTCGAACAGATCCACATTTGATTATAGGAGAAAGACTGATGCGAGTTCGTGGTTTGGGGGAGCGGCTTAAGACAGTGGTAGCTTTATAATTGATGCTTCATACCAGTCCGAGGGCTGATCTGCATCAGTGTACCGGTATCTCGTCGGTAACATCCCATTACTTATGTGTGCCATGTATGCCGTATCCTCATCAACACATATAGAAAAATCAATATAATCCAGCATATCTCCCGATGATGTCGAGATAAGTGGCACTTCAAAACTCTTGTTGATTTTTGATGCTGTCAGTAGACCAGTATTCCAGTCGAAATCATATTCGATATCAATGACAGCGTATTTTGTCTCGGGGTACTCCAACGAAAATCCTAATTCGTTGAAGGTTGCCGGAACAGAAATCTGACATCTCAGCTTTTTATTTTTGAACGATAGGATAGTCCCAATGAACCAGTTCTTATTGGTATTGAGTTGAGTTTCATGAGGTGATGTTATATCCCATGACGAGTCAAGCTCAAAATCCAAGAATCCTGATTCGTGTGAAGTATTATAGTCGGTGACCATAACGATAAATCGTTTAGGTGCTATTTCTTGTATATTCGTCACCCCACAAGCCCCGCTCATTGAGTGAAGAGAGACATGCTCTGCTGACAAGACCCCAGACGATGAATGATTCACTTTCAAAACCTCGATGTTTGAACCACTGTCACTATATACGCCATATACCATAACAATATCATCGCCATAGACTATTGGATTGAAGTGGTGAAGAGGTCTGTGCGTTATCGTTGTGCTGTGGACGCTGGATGTAGAAAAGTCGTCTAGGAGAAAAGAAGTGAATTCAACATTCCCAGAAGAGTCTTTGTGTCTTGAAACTAATCGATTATTGTGTACAAGCACTCCACCAATACTTGTGGCGGATGAGAATTTGAGACCTTCCTCGGCATATCCATCACTTTTCCTCACACGCAACACAGATAATGAATTCACGCCTGATAATTTCGATATCACCTCCATAAAAACATAGTTGTCGGAAATAGCCATCTCAGCACATTTGTTATATTCAGTGCATAGTATCCCAGATGCTACCCCGTCTCTGTTATTGGTATTATCATTGAATAATTTGAACCACTCTGTCATGCCATTATCCTTTCTCACTTTCCACAAGAAAGTATCTCTAGTGCTGGATATATTGGTGAATGTCAGCCCTTCGAACCTGTCGGAATGGATAGCACCCGATATGTACAAGAAATCATCATCAGAAACCATTGATTGTGAGTATATATACCTCCCCAAATCACTCGTCGAGCTACCTAGGGGAAATTGTCTTTCCCAACCCCTTCTCCTAGCCCCCGCCAATGCCTTGCTCTTATTCATAGAGAACCCCCGTTGATTAATCCCATCTACTCTTCCATCCCCCCGGCTGCCTTGATTTCTCCCCCGTAGAGAACCCCCACACTAACCAATCCGATATCTTTCGTGCAAGTGGATGTCGGATCGTAATAGACCTCAATCCAAAACGTACTGCCTGCCTTGGTGTTACTCATACTAATATCGTCGCTTGTTACCTGACTAAGTTCAGCGTATGCGTCCATACCGTCGGGAATATCATGCGAGTTTGTGTCCATTTTTCCCCACTCCATGGCTCTCAAATCATACTGCATAATAGCAGCACTGCTGTATGCGACTCTCACATTCAATTTGAAAGTCGAAGCTGAGCCATCACCTCCTTCTGGCGCAACAACAGTCGTCTTAATTTGTATCGATGTATCCTCGGTGTAGTCCTCAGGTAATTCAGTCTGGAAAACGAGTCTTTGCGCTTCCCATGGGTTCGTCACATCTTCAAACCTGCGAATCCGCATCACCGCCTTCGACAGGGCGTCCGCCTGAGCACTAGAACCAGTTTCATCATTACTCGAATCAGTATTATTCGGGTTATACACTTCAATGTAAGCGCCTGTGGAAAAATCCGTAATCGGATACAAACCGTTGTTAGCAGAGTTCGTTGCTCCTGTAACATCGACATAGTCTCCGATGTTACAGTCATCGAAATCAGTCAGGGTTGAAGCGACTATTCTGGTTTGGCCATTCCCTGCTTGATATGTGAATGAATCACAGTCAACAGCAGTAGCTATCACTGGACGGTACTTCTCTGCTACAAGTGGTGCTGGCAACCCATCCTCAGCTATTTCAACAGGGAGAGTGAACGACTTCTGCCCAGTACTCAAGTCTTCTGGTAATACGGTGACATTTGTTGCGGCGCTTCTGTCAACAGACACGGAGGCAGGATCAATGTACAGAGCCTTTATAATAGTGTTATGTGAGTTGAGGGCATTGATTTCTGCCGTTTTCATGACGTCAATAACGGAATCGTTAGCCGCAATGTTAAGTCCGTATCTGGTTCCTGAGCCGGTCTGTGAGCCGTATATCTCTTTCCCTGAAATACAAGCGTACACACCTGAGAGATACATATTAAACGCAGCTATCCCTATTTCTATTCTGTCGTGGTCACTTCCATAGGAATTATCGGCATTCTCCGCCGACACAATATCAATTCTCTGTGCGACTATATGTAGGTTCAAGTAGTTAGTTTCTACCTGAGGGTTGGTATACCCATAATTCTTTATTTCAGAGATGGTTAACTCCCCACCGTCAGACATGAGAGCACACATAAAACTTTGATCAGCCACGCCTCCGTCCGCAGAGGGCCGGAACTTATTAATATAGACCCTCGAGTCAAATACATTCAGAGGTAGAAATACAGTAGTAGCGGGCAAGACAGTTGGGAGCAGCCCTGTGTAGGTGACTGCAAATACGTCTATGTCCAGATCAGAGTCTTCTATATAACCCACAACGCCTACTACACTCTGTACAGGGTTTGCGAGACTTGCAACACCTGTTGTCGTAGCCTCATCATCGGTATCGTCGGTTCTTGCCGGGATATGGACGTCAACCCATGCCCCGCTGGCGTCAACGTCCTTAATGATAAAGGTCCCATTATTTGAAGCGTTGGCATTTCCTTCAGTAACCAAAAATTGATTTACTGTCATGTCAGAAGCTTCCGTCGCACTACCAAATGCTACGCGGACGAACCCTGATCCCGACTGGTAAAGCAACGAAGCAATACCTAAACCCGTCCTTCCTGTTACATCAGCAGAGGCAGGTGAGGAAGTCTCACCTACACCCGAGGCATTATCATAAACAACATAATTACCTCTTGGATCGATACCAGTTAGCGTAAAGGTACCGTCATTGGCAGCGTTTGTTGCACCAGATACTATAAATTCTTGACCGACTTGTATGCCGGAGCCCGCTCCCTCAGTGTCAAAGCTAGCGGTAACAGTAGTCCCTGTCTTGGAAGACAAAGTCTCTACCCCTATTTCTTGGGTGAAGCCTATTTCGTCTATTACGATACTAGATCTCTCAATCTCTGCCTGAAAAATAGATTCAAGATGGTCACTTGTTGGTGAGAACTGTATTTTAGAGTTAAAAAGTGTTGCTGCATTTCTGAAGAAGTTATCATTATCCTTTCCTAGTCTAAGCTGTATAGTGGAATCCACTACTGCAGCATAGTTCATTTGAGCACTCTGCATGAAGAACTTGAAACCGAGGAGGGGATCAATTGCTGTGAAGTGATAGGTATCCATGAAGTCACTTGTTATGCCGAGTGAGAAGTCAAGTACTGCTTGTGATGTCTTAAAATCGACAACTGTTTTATAAGCGTTCCTTCCATATACCATGTCTAGCACACTGAGATCGGAGATAACTACGTCAGCCCTTTTCACCGTGTTATCAAACAGAATCATGCTCCCAGTGACTGTGTTGCTTGCGAGGGGTGGGTAGATAACCATGGACCCTATGTTAACGTGCGGTCTCCCTGTGAAAACGAGAGAAGCTGCCCCGACAAACCCACTCAGTATTCTGGCGTCATCTCCAAATACGACCTTCTCAGCTTTGATCGACACCTCGCCAATTACAGAGTGTATCACGCCGACTTCATCAAAAACGCCGTAATCCAAAGTACCTGATGTCTGATTCAATGGGGCAGTCTCAAACGCCGTGAAAGAACACCCTACGACCAGGACCGACAACTGAGCATAGAGATCAACAGTCCAGTCGTTACTTCCACCCGGAAGGCAAGAAACCACGCCTCCGGAACACTCGACTAACTCAAGCGCGATAGCTTCGTCTGCAAATCTCCCCGGGTTGAACACCATGCGTGCGGCAGAGAACACACATCTTTCAAAGGTAGGAGCAACCCCGTACCTTAGTGCAAGTTTGATCTGGTAGCCATCGTCCCCGATACTAAACTTACAATTGACAAAGTTCTCTACATCCTCGACAACGTGCCCGTCGGTGTGACCTACGCCTCCTACGGGCTCCGAACCACTTATCACGAAGTGTACGCCTTCGCTTCCTTTATCAGTTATAGCCTCTTGTAATGTTGCATACTTGCTCTCAGCAGGCGCTGTTGTGAAGGAGGAGTCAACGTAAACAGTGTTATAATCTTTTGCGCTCCCGCTTGAGGCAGGTAAGAAATCTGACAGAGGTTTCCAGTAGGCAGCAGGAGTCTCATCCTTGCCGTAGTAAGGGTAAGTCTCTTGATCAGCATAAATAGTTGCACCGGTTGGTATAGGTCCACTGAATGACCACTCCCCTGCAGTCTGATTCCATGAGGCTATTTCGCCACTATGTCCTGCCCAATCACCTGTCGGCGCAGTGTGAGAGATAACACCAGTTGCGTCCTTTGTGAAAGTAGGGGGAGCTGCTGTAGTCCACACATACTGAACCCTATTTCTCCAGTAAGTGTTCTCGCCTCCTGCTCCTGTACCGAATTCAGCCCATGCACTGCCATCCGATTTCATGACTCTATTAGGAGTTGTGCTTGTGTCAACTATAAGTGCTCCATCTCCTGCTTCGGAGGCAGAAGGGAAGTTGCCGCTCCCGTTGAACTCCGGTAAGATTCTTCCAAAATTGTTATATCTCTGTGTCATCTTATTCTCCTAAACGCCTAGTGTTGTCATAAATACTGTTGCGACCCAGTGCATGTTAGTGGAGGCTAATCCTGTCACAAGCACTTCTATCCGATTGCTATTAACCTCAACAGTCACCTCGCATCCGGTTAGACTTGCGTCCTCATACTCAGTGGTAATAGATGACCACTTTAGTGAGCTTGCTCCGGCTTGTGTCCTGTTGGCGAGACCCTCAATCTTATAAGAAACCACGTTATCTATGCCAGATACCTCTGCCCCGACCACGTACGCAGTGAAGCGAATAGCTCTTTGCACTGGCAAATCAAGATGCGACAGATGAGGAGATGACCCTGCAAGCAGCTCAGTCTGCGTTGCATCTGTTGTGGTTTCTCTGATAACCACGCGCTCGAGTTGAGCAGAACCGTCGGTTGTGAATCTTCCGCTAGCGGAGACGTGTGCTCCATGTATAGAAGTTTTACTAAACATGCCCTCTGCATGCGCCGCGAACCCATCAGCGGTCGTATCTATCCCTTCTGCATGCGCTGAATTTCCCAAAGCCTTAGTGCCGTCTCCTTCTGCGTGTGCGTACCATCCGTCAGCTTCTGTGTCATAGCCTTCTGCGTGGGAGTATCTTTGCTTAGCGTACGTACTTCCTCCTTCTGCGTGCGCTGCCCAGCCTTCCGCATGCGTACTTGTTCCTTCCGCATGCGCCCACTGTTCAGTAGCGCTCGAACTGTTCCCCTCTGCGTGGGATGCTGTGCCGGATGCAGTTGTGTTAACACCCTCTGCACTGGAGCTTTCACCAAGTGCACGCGTTCCATTGCCAGTAGCGCTCGAGTATAAGCCTCTGAAAGCATCGTCCCAGCGGTCGTCGGTGACCCTTCCTGCGCGGAATGCACCTTTTGCCTTATCAAAGAACATTCGCGCGTCATAGTCGGTCGTTCCGGAATCGTCGTTGAGTTGAGGTGATCCGACAACAAAGTCGTCTGTATCGGGGTCAGCGGTCTGCCTTACAACGTGACTCACAGCTGCAAAAGCGCCGCTCCCACCGCCTCCGCCCTCGCCTAATGTTATCCACGTCGTACCGTCCCACATCTTGTTCTTGTGGGGTGTTGCTGATGTGTCTGTAACAATTGCACCTGCGTATTTGGCAGAGAGGGTAGGTAAACTGCTATATTCAGGGAATACTTTACCGATGCTTTGATTGAATACTTGTGTCATTCTTGTCCCCTTATATTGATGATGTATCTACACGTCTGTTGTCAGAGCCTGTCACGGTGACCGTCGCTGAATTCGCTCCACTATTAAGCAGCATTACATTTTCATTCCCTGCTATGGTTACTTTGTAAATGAGAGATGCAGTAAATACTACGCCTCTGGTTGTTGCGGTTAGTATTACTTCAGGGGAAGTCTCTATGTAGGATGTATTAACAACCCTCGTTCCTCGAAACGTAAAACTACCAACAGACTTCAGCGTGTTTCCCACCCCGTCGAGTTCAATAAATGTCGAACCCCGGGTTGCAGTATTGTACCCATAGTAATCAGCAATAAGAGCCGTGATAGTATCCCCTGTGAAGGATATCCCACATATATTGCCCGGTGCGTGGGTCTGCCCTCCTGATGTGTCCAGTATCTCAACCGAGTGTATTCTCATGTCTGCTATCCCTGTCACGAATCGCAGTTCTTGAGATGCATTCGCTATTGAGTTATTACTTATCTTTAACTTCTCAATCGTGCATATCCCCTCACCCTCCTCGGAAGCAATAACCACAGCGCTCCCAATCCCCGCAGAGGGCAGGTGCAGACGAATATCAATGAGAGGCACAGTTACAGTGGACCCCAAACCGACAGATGGGATAAATGAGCTGAAGCTCATGTGGGACGACGCGTTTACGTATTGATGCACGGTGCCGCACAACACGTAGACTTTTGAGTTTACACCAAACTCTCCAAATAGTGCAGGAGGGGAGGCTAAATTTCTATTGAATATGTCTGACTCTAAAGGGCTTGACGTAGGATCCAGCTCACAATGGAATGTGAAGTCCTTCGGGGCTTCGCCATCCACCTGTACTATCGTAAACGCAGAATCCGCATTTGGGAACGATGTTGTGTCGAGAGATCTTTGCACTACGTTGTCAATCAGTAATGCGCCTGTAACCTCATTTCCAGAAGTGCCATCAAACCGCACGTATGAGGAGATAGCGCGCGATGATGCGGATTCAAAAGCAAGCTCCTTTATACGCCAGTCAATGTGAGCACCCTCATATACACGCACGAGAGATCCGTCTGACGGAGCACCGTGCCTCATATCAATACTGTAGAGCCGATCTGCCGAGCCGGAGGTCTTACCCTCAAGCGTTAGCTGCGCGATCCACATCCGCGGAGAGCCTATTATATCAGAATCTGTCAGTGCAAGAACTCCGCAAGAGAAAGATGTGTCAGGTATAGCTACAGTCGAGTCTTTTATTGTTATTGTGGCTATTTCCGAAGTAGGGCTTGTCGCCTTAACGGAAGTGCCAAGCTTAGTCAGCACACACTGCTGTATGTCAATTGTAAGGTCAAGGTACTGTGATGCGTAGTCAAAACGTATACTTACACTCCCAACACACCCGTAGAACTCTGTTGTTCTACTGTAGTTTGTGTCTGCGGCGTCTAAGTGTTTTATTTCTATATTCAGGAATGAGCATGCGGTGAATGCTACGTGGAGGGCAGCGTCGCAATTTATGTTAACGAAGGCAGTCGTGGCTCCCGGTTTTGGTCTAAATGTGCATGACTTGAATTCTATAGGATCGCCTGTTCCAATCGAGGACAGCCGACTTGAATCACTGGATATGAGTACGAACTCAATGCCATAGTACCCCTCTGCGGCTACCGCTTCTTTGATTGTTCTGTATAGGTGGCGTGAGGCATCTGTTGCTGCGCCGGAGTCTATGTACACTGTATTCCGTATCTCAGGGATCCCGCTCCCACCGCTTGCACCGAACTCACTCCAAGTGCTCCCATCATACCTCATTGTCTTTCCGGTCACCGAGTCCGTTATAAGGCACCCTTCCTCTACGTTGGTCGGGTATGCTCCTGTCGGGTATGTTGGCAGCATGCGCCCGTTAACTTTATCGAAAAATTGCGTCATAGCGGTCGTATCTCCTCGAAGTTATACTATCCGCTATTATTATAGGCTTCTTGAGCAAGTGCTACCGCTGAGGGTCGATAACTCCAGTGAGATCAAAAAAAGCAAGGAACACGGCGTTTGCGACTGCACTGTTACGGTGTTCTTTGTTCAGGTCCGCCTCGGCGATTGTGCTACTGCTTTTTGGTCTTGCTGCAAGATGATGTCTTATGAACTTATTCTTAAACATATCAATGTTGTGTACTTTTTGCCACTCAGTTGTGTCTCCGTGCTTCCCTGTGTTTGCTGCGAGTGCTCTATCGAATGCAAGTACGAGCTTGTCGATGGTCGGACAGGCACTTCTCAAGTAGTTTGAATAGCCGCTTAACGGGGCTGCTCTTAGATAATCATTCAACACTATCTCCGGTATTGCAAATGATCTCTTTTTTGTAGCTTCCTCTTCTCTCTTTCCTGTTGGGGTCATGGCGTTATCTCCTTGCGAAAAAAATAATAAGTAACTATACAGCTTTGCTTTTTTGTAGTCAAGTTTATACCGGGGCCGAAGCCCCGGGAAACTACACTATATCATTAAAAACAGCTGTAGCAATATTCATGACGTCTGAAAACTGCTCCCGGTTAGACAGCTCTGGCCCTGATAATGCCTGCATGTCACTAACCCTGTAATGTTCCTTACCAGTGAACTTACCGGACACGCCGGCGATGTGTATGTGGGAGCACATCTCACTGTGGCGATTGTAGTCTTCAACGAATACGCGTGCTACGTCAACTCCCTCAGGATCTAATTTCGTTGCGACTTCAAATTCAATGACACACCTACCTCTACTGAAGAATGACACTCTTCCATTTCTTATGTCGAAATCATCAGGGTCCTCTTCAACAAGTGTGAGCACGAAATCGCGAAGATCTTTATCTCCTGATGTCATCAGGTTTAAGATCTTGTCTCCTTGGTCTTCACAGTACAATGTCTTTGTAGCTGTTTTGTATAGGTGTACGGGGGAGCGCATTACTCTCTCCCACGCAAGTATAGCCTCTTCAGGAGTGTCCCCGAATCCTACATCAATGCCCTCTACGGAAGGCGCTATAGTGACGCAGTACTTATTCCCTTCTTTTCTTAAGTTCGGTTTGATTGCTCTGAATAGCTCAAACTCTTTCATCCCTGCTGATGCATCCATTATACCATTCCTCGTAATTAAAAAATATAGTAAAACCATCGGTAGAGCCAGCGTCCTACCAGCTCTACCTAAGTGCCGCTACAGTGGCCGTGCATGTGGTTTTTTTGTAAAACGCACAGTACGACGGCCACAATTGTTACTTACCGAAGTAACCTTTACGACATCTTTCCGATCATATCGATCGGACGTGCTGGCTAGGTACTTCGATATGTTGACCTTGTCGACCATTGATTCAGCAAGCTCCTCTATGGGAGCATCACCTGACATCCACCCCGCCTCATACGCTTTGTTGAGGATCTGTTTGATGATGTTTATACGGTCTTTCCGTGGTATTGCCATTAGAACATCTCCGTCTGCTCATAAGGAGGCATTAACTCTACCTTTTGTTTAATGTCATCTAGCGTTGTCTGCCCAGACAGTTTTCTGTCATTAGCTACCTTGAACATGCGGAATTCCCGCGCAGGCATAAATGAGTACGGGACATGACTTCTGCGCGCACCTGCTTCGTAGAAGCGTCTTTGCTTCTCGCTAAACACTGGCGCTGCGGTAACAAAATTTCCGTTCGTGATGAAGAACCAACGTGGCCCCCCTTTAGTTTTCCTATTTGCCATGCTACTTCCCTCCGAGAATAAGCCTCTTAACAAAAGGCTTCTTGTCACTTTTTATAAATGCCTTTCCAGGCATCCACCAGTATTTTGCGAGGTTGTAGTCAACAACCAGTCTGTTGTATGCTAAATCCATATTCCCAAGACTGTTCAGATCTACCCCTGAAGACTTTAGAAAAGAGATGCGTTGCTTTACAATATACATCTTCCTCCGCAACACTCTGCATTCGCGGAGCCCCCTTACGACGACGTCTTTACTCAAAACACCATTATCCATAATAAATACCTCCTCAGTTAGTGTAAATTCCAAGTTTCGTAACCAAAGGCTACGAAATGTCCACTACGGACAGCATAATCTTCGTTAGCAACTCACCATGCTCCCCATTAAGATCTCTTGCTGTGAACGTCAGCCTCTCTGGACCTATGATTCCTACGACATCCTCATTGAGATTGATGTGTATCTGCTTAAACGTTAAGTCGTCTTCGTCGACATCTATGGTAACGATGATTGCTTTTCCGTGTTTGAAGGAACAGATGCTTTCACCAGAAATGCTTGAGCTATTACGGACATTAGAGATGAGGTCCGCGTTCCAGTTCGAGTTAAGCTCAACTAATGCCTCCCCGCTATGCACAAGGTGTGCTGTTGGTGCGTTCTGTGGTGGAGCAGACGGTCCTCCGTAAATGCCAATCTCTTCTAACTTAGGTCTGATTACTGATCTGTAGGTATTGAGGTGGTTGAATGTTGGGTGATCTCTTGCGTCGGCAACAAGCTCTCCTTGTGTGCCATAAACACTCTCAACTGGGAAGCTATCAACAGGAACGACACCCCCGTTGCGGTCAACGACGAATGTAATGTGCCGTGTGTACCTGCTCCCATTCACGGAGTATGCGGCTACAAGTGTTGCTTCTGCAGCAACACCATCTTCTTGTAAGTCCGGTTCTGACACATGCACATCGACCTCGGTGAATCCTCCAGTTGTTACCTGATCACGAGGTGCGTACCCGCGTGCAGCATCTGCGTTGCGTTGTGCTTGCCCGCGTGCAGCATCTGCGTTGCGTTGTGTCTGAGTTTGTTCCTGAGCCATCCGTGTTTCTTGCCGCCCTCTTATGGAGCAAGGAGCAGTCCCTCCAAGGATAGGTGCCTGTCTTCCGCGAAGAGCTGGAGCCAGTTTTGGTCGAACTGTCTCTCTAGCCAGTTCAACAATGCGTTGAAACTTCGGCATATTGGATACATCACATTCCGATTCTTTACCGTCCACGGTAATGACCCTTAGTATCCTATCTTTACCGTTAGTAACAAGCATAATAGAGACATCGTCTCGGATACCTACGGCTTTACCATCAAGTGTGATACTCTGAAAGCCCTCTCCTTCATCAATGATTGCTCCAATCATTGAATGCCCAGATGTAAGACGAGTACCGTTAACGGTAAGTTTAACCCGGTTAAGAACGGCTAGACACGAGTTGTTGTCGTCACCTGCTTTGTCTTGCTGCGTTACGCCGGTGGCCGCCGAGGTAACAATCGCACGATAACCGGAGTTTCCGTACGAGTTTAATAATCGATTCATGGGGATTTCCCTCCTTAAAATGTATACGTACACTTATACCATATTATCAACAAGAATGGCTCCTTGTACACTGGGTATTATGATCTCGTGGTTTTCCTCAATGGCAGGTCGCCATACGACAGGGTGTCCTTTTAGTACGCACGGGACGGTACCGCAGTCATCATTCCAGTAGACACATACCTCGCAAGGCGCTCGATACTGTATATACTTTATTCTCCTTGCGACAAGCTTTCCGTACTTCCGAGATCGTTTTCTTCCGTATATCTCACTATGAAATACGATCCTCTCTCTTGTGAGATTTGATGCAAGCAGAGAAGCGCTTGTTATATTAACGTGGGAGCTCTCACTTATCTTTCTTGCCCGCAAGCAAGCACTACAGGCATTAGATCCTCCTAGTATCCGTCGATTTGTAGTTCTAACGACGGGTGACATTAGGCATGAGCAGGTCGCCCATACCTGCTGTGTGCCAGTTACCTCGTCTGGACTACCAACCTGCTTAACAGTCAATTTTCCTACAACATCACCTACTTGAAATGCTGGAAAAGTGCTATCTCTATCAGACATATAACAAACCTCGCGTAATGACCTAACTAACTCTACACTGAACAGAACATATCTTCAAGTTTTCATCAATTAAAAAATAATACTTTACACACCGTTCCACACCCCTATAATCTACAGGGGTGCGGTATACCACTCTCGAAGCATACTAGGAGGTGACTCATGTTCACAAAGTACGGTAACTCAGAAATAAAGAATCATCCGCACGGCGTCTGCAAGACATGCGGGATTCCATTACAAGAGCACGAGCACGAAATTAAGTTGTGTAGTGAGTGCGTTGCACGGGAGGTTGGTTCAGATAAGACTAAAGGTATTCTCCGTGATCAGCCTCGGCGCGATCCATAAATTCCTTTACGTCGTTATACAAAGCCCGATCATTTTTCTTAAATACGCCCGCTATGGGCTTTCGTATCGTCTCATAGATAGCCACAGCGCCTACGGCCATAATAAAGGCAAAAGCCCCGGCTACCGCTACAAAGAATGTCATCATGACATACCTCCATCAAAATGTGTTTGTCAACAAACTACCCTTTAAGTTTGTACTGCGCTTTCCCCCATGTTGAGTATACGCCGGATCCCGGTTTATCTACATCAACATCTTTAATCACTCTGCCATCTTCCAATATAAGATCACCTTCTTTGTCCCGAGAGGCGTGTGCTCTTACTGGGAATACAGAGTCATTACCACGCAGGTTCTTCTTAACGGTATACACGTACGCGTTCATTGCTCCTCCTACTCATGCCTCATTTGTTTCTGGATCTTGTCAATCTCGTCAATTGCTTTCATGAACTCTTCTCTACTGTAGTAGTGGAGCACAAGACCCTTACCGAAACCAATCGAAGCCTTGAACTTTCCACCAACTCTCGCTACTCTAAGTTGCATACAGCACCTCCTCTGTGATAGATCGAAAAACATAACACCTACGGTCGGTTACTCGTAGTTGAGATCTCGGCCTTATAAAAATAGATGTTATTACGCCTACTTATACCACATTTACTGTAACTTTTACGCATCTACTCGAGGTTTGTTGGCGAGTGCGTAAGCCATCAACTTTAACTTAAGCACCTCTAATCGACTTATGTCGACGGCATACCGCTCAACATCTTCACTAAGGTCTTTAATTACTGTTTCTACGTGTTTGATTTGGGAATCGTATTCGTGTGACATGCGTACTCCTGCTAGAAATGTGTTCGTTAATAATGATAGCACACTTTACGAGATTGCCTCAATAACGGCAACATCTGCCTCTCCGTAGTTCGTCATGAATTTACAGTCAATGCCGATAGACACCGGTAATTCCTTATATCTTTTCTTTGGCATTTTATCTACGATGTTTGTAAGTAGCTTCTTGACGGACTCTCCTCTCCCCTTCTCAATAGGTATTGACCCAACAACGCTATCGTGGACTGTGACAAACATCTTTATTCCGTACCGTTGCCCATGTATTAGCAGTTCATATAGCATGTCCTGGAAGTAATCAGACGTGGTTGATTGAACCAACATATTGAGAAACTGTCTTACTGGTCTTCTGTCCCTGTAAAAGTTAGCTCTCTCCGCATATACAGCATCCGCGGCATCGGTGCGTACTGACTCTTGATACGCTTTAAGGAACTTGTGTATTGTGTATATTGCTGACTTTGTGAATCTCCTCCGTCTACCAAACACCGTCTGCGCGTACCCTGTCTGTTCTATCCTACTAACAACCGTATCGGAGAATGCGCGTAGAGCAGGATAGGCATCTGTCTCGAGCTTATCGAGCGTCTCCTTGGATTGACTGAGCATCTCTTCCTTTGATGTGCCGGGCTCAAAGCGCATCTGTTTAACAAAGCCTGCATACCCAACCCCGTAGATCTTACCGAAGGTAGCTCGCTTTGCATTTGATCGCAGGTTGAGTAACTGTACTTGCCTGTCTGTCAATGGGGGCCCTGAGTCAGCATCATCAGCTTGCTTCGCTGCAAATGATTCTTCATAAGTGACGCCGTGAACAATACTTGATGCGTAACAATGGAGATCCGTACCTTCCCTGATAGCTTTCATAAGCTGTTTGTCAGGAACGTATACAGTTAGGACCTTTACTTCCGCATTCTTAAGATCAGCGTCAAATAGAGCATGCTCTTTGCTACCTGCGTGCAGTACCGGTTTAACATTTATAACGGTGTCCCCCACTCTTATCTTCTTCGGTATATTCTGGAAGTTAGGATCCATCGCACTTAACCTACCGGTAGCTGTGCCGTGCAGGTTAAGCGAGAAGTACACAATACCTTTGTAAGAATGTTGTATGAAAGGTATTAAGTAGGTGTTGCGTGCTTTTAGCGCCTTCTTGTAATTGAGCATATGTGGTATCCAAGGCTCTGTTTGAGCAAACATCATTATATGTTCTGAGTCTAATGAGTACTTGCCACTTCTCTCGTCAATAAGAAGTGTTAAATCGTACCCCTTTACACGCTTAAGGTAATCAAGTACCTCTTTATCTGACTTGTAGTTAAATGTTACCATGCCTTCAAGAATGTCGCTTTCGTCCTCAATTAGTATGTCACACCGGGCTATCTCGCGCCGAGTTCTGGCATAATCAATAGGGAATCCATTATACTCCATCTCTGCAGCAACCCGCATTTGCCTTTCGTGCAAGTGGGTTATAACTTTAGGAATCGTCCCGCCTGTGTCTGCGAGTATTCTAGCAATCATCTTGTGGTATATCCTTGCCGTAGCGTATGCATCATCCATACCATAGCTAAGCAGTAAGCTTGTCGGTATATGCATATACTGCCCAGACCGTATCTCGACAAAGCCATCGCTCACCCGCTTTATCTCTGCATCTACTTCCTCTATCGTTGTTATGTCTTTTGCTTTTGGTATTGATATGTCGTTGAGGTAAGGCGCTTCGGCGAGTGCGTATGTGAGGCGTGACTTATGAGATGGGTAGTGCAAGTAGCGCGGTATCTGACTATCCATGGCCATTAAGCCTATCTTGAGCGCGTTTCCGAGAGACCCATAAGTTTCGTTCAGATAGTGGTCAAGTAGCATCGTATCCGCTAACTTACCTGCAGGGGTTCTTCCTACGAAGTGTTTCATCCATTTCATATCGTACTTGCCATTCTGGAATACGTATGTCCAGTCAACTTTGCTTATAATCTTCTTGAGCATCCTGTACCCTAACTCAGGGTTGTTACCTTTGCGGTACGGGTGATCTACTATAAAGGCGAAAGTGAGGTCATCTGTACCTGCCGAGAACTGGCAAGATAATATACGTTGGCCTTTAAAGTGCGGATTAAGACCTGATGTCTCGAGATCTATTGCTACAGGGGAGTTTGTCGTATCGTCCCCTCCTTCTTTCTTGTTGTTTATTGAGAAATAAGAATCAATACGGAGAATTGCTGACTCCAGATCCTCTTCGCTCTTTAGGATCTCTCCCTTTACGGATACGGCTTCTTGTACGTCTTGTATGATGTCAAATATCTCCGACGCTAGATGGAACCCTTTTTCTTGATTCTTGTCCAGCTGTGCCGGAGTAGGAACCACCATAAGCGTGCGTTTTATACCGCTTATCTCTGCCGTGAAGGGTCGCAACATAAGAGCTTTCGTGGTGCTTCCGTATGGTTTATCTACGTTTGCCATCATATCAAGCATAATAGCGGAGTCAGCAACCATCACTTTTGTCACAGAAGGGTTTCTGATGAGCCAGGTATACAGTTCTGAGGCTAGACGATGCTTAGCTGCCGCCTTTAGTATTGAGTAGTCACCGTGCTGTCCGAGCAATACTCGAGGATGCTTTCCCTTATCATCCTCTATAAGATATATACAGTCTGACAAGAAGCTACGGGATATACGCTGCCTGTTTCTCGAGTTATCTTTACTTCCAAGACTCTTTGTTCTCGGAATATCTGACGGTATGTATAGAACAGTGTCTTGTGTCAGTTTCGTGTACTCTGCTACCGCCTCTCTATATTCTTCCGCGTGCGCGTACCTGACGGCGACATCAATTGAGCTTGCTCCGATAAGTGCTGTTATTGAATCGTAACTAACAGGTGCATACAAGTGTAACTTGCCATAAGCCGTTATCTCCTCTACCCTTCGATGATTTTGGCGTCTGCTATTCTTCTCAAAGTTCTCCATAATGTCTCTCCTAAACTTGGTAATTTCTCACAATATACGCGTCAGGACCCCTCCTGCGTGTATACTTATCTACGTTGTATTCTTGTGCATTGCACATTGCCCTTGCGTCCATACCTCCTATAAGCATCACATGCATGCCTTTTATGGACAGGGGATCCATATACGTCGTAAACACTTCCCTTGGTATTGTATCCATATTGAGTATTATCATATCTGTGCGCTCTACATGACGCATCGGGAACCTGTGCTTTGGTGGCACTATGCTCAAGTTCGTATTGTGTAATATTCTCTGCAGTCTCAGCACTGATGCTATTGATTTCTCCACTTGTATCTCTCTTTTCATCCGCAACCGGTAGCGAGATATACCGTAGTATTGTACCCTTGTGACTTGTGATGTGGAGATGGCGTGTGCTATTAATTCAACATCACTTATAGATGTTAGGATACGAGGCCTATAGCGCGTCTCAAATGTGAATGCATTTTTATTTGAAAAAAGTGAAACTAATTCGTTAATTTGGTCGACACCAAAATTGATAATAGCATGCAGTAAGCGGTATTCGTACTGTGTCTCAGGACGGACAATCATAGACTCCCACTCCTTCATATATATGAAGATGTCGCTTGAGAACGAGGGATCCACATACACGGTAGCATAATTCGGTATGCGTGTTTTGATCTGCGTCGCCATCCAATACTTATCTAATGGTGACTTTGTCAAACTCCGTAAGAAGGGTCTCATGATACTCCGCTAAATAGTTCATGCTGATACAGTACTCGATATAAAAGCAGGTGTCAACAAAAAAACGGAGGTCTATTCTACTTGTTTCGTATAAGGCTTTTGTAAATCATGTGTCCTGATAGAGGGTCAGCTGTTTCTGCCCCTTCTTTTGATGTAGGGGTTACTTCAAAGTTGGCATTTGTGAAGAGCTCCCCTACTTGCATAAGAGGGAACTCTAAGTAGTAGACTGTGCGGAAGTTGACGCTCGCTGAGAACGCGAGTGTTGTGTCTCCAGCCATCGACCCAGCACCAGACCTTACTTGAGATACACGCCCTACGGCGATCGGTCCAATACTCTCAATGTTTACGGTGTGCTCAAGAATCTGCTCTTTGATAAGATATAGAGCTGCACCTAGGCGTTCTGCTATTTTATGCGTCTCAATCTTGTTTCTTCCAATAACCGTAAGCGATACTTGCAGATCGTGCCGAGAGTACTTCCGGTACTTACCTTTCATATCCATCTTTGTCCTGTTTCCGAGGAGCGCTACATCGGCGTAAGTAACGTCGCCTACATCTATGAAAATAGCAGGCCTTTTGTTATCATCTGCGAATACCTCTGGTGATAGATTCTCAATCCATATTCCGGTCTTGGATTCATCCCCATCCCATAAGAGGCTATCTCCTGCTACACCGTTCTGAAATAAGTAACGGATCACACGTAAAAAAAGAAGTAGGATATCTGTCCGGTTTGCAGCCAGCATGTTTATCTCAACAACACCGCTGTCCGGTGATGCAGGATGGTGCCTTTTTCTCTCAGGGATTACAAACGTGTACATTATGCTTTAATGTACCCCGCTTTCTCGATCTTCGTCAATGGTACCTGGTATTCAACTTCCGTGTCGTCCCCAGGCTCCGCTGTATCCCGAGATATGGACATGTATACAGTGTCGCCCGCGACTTCATTTACATCCAGTATACTTCCGGACGGGATAGCTCCGAACCCACCCCTGATAGCTTTCACATTTGTTATCTTAACGCCCGGTACAATCTTCTTCTTATCTGATCGATTGAGCTCTGCAACAGCTTCAGGAGCAAGCTTTTCGACGTCATCAAGCTTCTCTTTCTGCTCAGCGTACTTCTGAAGCGCTTCCTTAAACTCAGTAATTGCATAGACAGTTGCTGTGGCTGTCTTACGCATACCTGCTCGTCTGTCGGCGTTAAACTTAAGTACATCGATAACTGCTTGGGCATTCTTATCAAGCTTTAGTGCAATGTCTTTATCAAGGGCATCAGCGAGCCCTGATGTACCATAATACAAACTACTTACTTTGCCAAACGCCATCTCTGTAGCGTCTACGAGTGCTTTAACTCGGTACTTAATGTTAGGATCGCTCACGGCTGCCTCCAATAATGTTTTTGACCTCGATGCTGACTTAAGCATCGTATGTATTGTATCACCAGCATGCACGGACGAAGCTGTTTTTACACTGCCTCGCCCGTTAATGCCTACTCGATAACTCGAATACTTCTCGTCACCACTTCTTCTCACAAGATTGTGAGCAAGGGTAGCGTAGATATTTTTGTGCCCAAGCTCTGCTGCTATCTTCTCAACGCCGAGGTACTCAAGGAAAGGGATGCTCTCCGTTCCGGAATCTACAAGTACTGCATTCAGATGGAATGCATTAAACTTCTGGATAAGAAATGCAGTAAGCTCAGGTGTCGTATCATACTTCTTTGCAAAGGAAGTGATAAATTGCTTTGCAATAGACTCCCTTTCCGTCATATCTTTGTTAAGATAATCCGATTTTCTTATCATAGCTCGTATTTGAGCCATGACCTTTAACTTTCCTTTCGGATACATGGTCTACTCCCCTTCAGGTTCATCTTCCTCAATTATAGGGGGCATGTTTATGCCGGTTGTAAGCAGGTATCTGTCCAATGACCAGGATTTTGTTGTTGTCACGTCAGGTTTATTCATTGTTTCTGCTGCGATGAACTCACCTAACTTTGAATCAATGTAATCTGCTTCATGTATTATCTGCGCCTCTTTGAACATCGGAGTGATGGCTGACCCCCACTCAAGTCTACCGTGATGAGACACACATATGTGAGCTAGCAGGATACGCTTATCCTCACTTAATATGCGTCTAAATACCGCAGGTATATAAGTTGCTCCCATAACGAGGTGTCCAAGAAGAGCACCTGACTCACTTACCGATGAGGCGAGACCTATGTCGTCAATAGTGAATGACTTGCATTTCCCGATATCATGGAATAGTGCTCCGAAGATAACGAGAGGGATATTCATGTTAGGTATCACTCGAGCTACCGCAAGCGCGTGCCTGGCAACCTGGACACTGTGTTCGAGCAAGCCTCTTACGTAGGCTTGATGATACATAACCGCTGCAGGGACTGACTTGTATAGATCCCACAGTCTTGCTTTCTCCAGCGCCTCGATAACCTCTGCTGCGTTTGGCCACGTGTTGTCAGTAGTATTAGCTAAATCAATGAGTTGTTTTAACTCCTCGACAAGCTCTTCTTCAGACAACGTTGATGACTGTACTAGCTCGTCCTTTACCCCTTCTATCTGAGTGGGTGTTAAGAATTGCTCCGACTCTACGATGCATTGGAGCTCTGATTTGTACTCAGACACCTTGACTACAGCTTCAATAACTTTGCCGGCAGAGTAGTGCACGAACACATCCTCTCTACCGTTCCATATCTTGAATGGTATCGATCCAGTAGCATCGCTAAGTACCCCACTCAAGTACGCTCCTCCCTTCCCGTTCTTCATCTCACACGTCGCTAGCCGTACTCGTATACGTGCTAGGGATCCAGCTGTCAGTTGTTGCATTTGTGTAAATGGTGTGTGTTGTGTAATCATACGATAGTTTCTCCTCTGGTTCTTCTCCCAGTACTTCATCTGCTAGGATGTTAGTTTCTCTTAGGTCGCGCACAACAATCACTTCGATCCTGTTGTTTCGCTCCCACCTCTCGATCATCTCGTCAGTTACTCGCACGAGCCCTATCGTGCGATTTGGTATCTTAACAATGGCTCCTATTCTCGCTCCGGTGACATAGGAGGTAAGTGCGTCGCGTACTGCTAGGTCACCTGCTTGTCCAACAACTCTTCCGTAATTCAATAATGTGAATTCTGTAGTGCGTAGTAGTTGCTCTATTCTTTCGGGAAACTCACGCGATACGGAAAATACAATATTTGGTCGAAAGGCAACACCTCTTAAAAAGCCCCTATCGCGCAACGGGTAATTACGTACTGCTTGTACGACTTTTCTTATCGCGTTCTGTGCAGACATGCTAATACTATGACTCATATTACCTCCGTAGGCGCACTATATTGTGTGTCTTGTTAATAGTTAATTAAAGACTCTCGTCATCTCGCAGGTTGTCTTCCATAACACTATGTGTCATTATGTTGTATGACCCACGCCCTAGGTAGTAGAACGACTTAACCAAGCTGGTATACCTCCAAATGCGTACTGTTCCTGCGGGTATCGATATTGATAAGGCGACCTTTCCGTGAGGCCTGTATCTGCGAATCGCAGTGATAAGAGGGACTCTTGATAGTGTCCCTGGAGCGGCTCTGGTGAGTATGAGCACGCCTGCTATCTTAGAGAGTACTGTTAGGAACTCCTCTGAGTTAGCATCTCCTATAAGATTAACATGAATAACAGGGTCGCCCTGATCGTCATCGTTTCGGTAATCCCGTAGAGCACGTGCTATCTTCTCTATTGCATTTGCATATGTCATCCTGTGTAGTTTTAACTCCTTCGACTCCATGCTACCTTCCTTAGAGTTCTTCACTGTGCCTGATGTTGTTTGTTGCAATAGCATCATCCCTAACATCCGACACCAGCGATATGTGGTATGTGTACATACTAGACCTTGTGAGCGTGTTAAGGGTGCTGCTGTTTTCTATCCAATCAACACGTGTATCGCCACGCATGCCTTTCCGTACAACTAATGCGTGTTTATTGTGAGCAATGTGTAGAACCTTGTCTGCCCATCCACGAAACCCGTCGCTCACGGCACCTAGTTTAGCTAGTGTGTTCTGTATATTCATGGATGCCTCTTCAGATACAGGGATAAGCACTTCATGATACCTCGGGTCCCAATCGGGGATATGTCTTACTAATTCTACAAACTCTTCTTCCGTAACTCTCATAACACCCCCCTAGAGTTCACCGTTATTAACTACATTGTTATGCTTTAGTCCATACCCTCTCACTGTCAACACCGAGTCGTAATTAACGCGTAGCGATGTTATGGCACTATCCTCAAAGGGTTCGATGCGCATTATGCTCCCATACACTGACACGTGAACAACTACTGCACCCGATTTACGATGCCTGCGCAGTGTCGCTGTTACCCCGCTTAACGCAGTAGTTCTGTCCTTCCTGCGTAGAGTATAAAATCGGGCTAGCCTGTTCGTAGCTTTTATAAAGGAGGGGTCTACAGGGTCACCTACTATGTTTGCGGCAATTGGTGTTGGGCCACCCTGACTTTCTTCCGCCGAGACTACCCGTCTCTTCCTATAAGCCTCGATCATCCTGTCCGCAGCCTCTTTATAAGTCATTGTTCTCTTGGGGTAAGCTCTCATTAGACCCTCCTTTAAATTGCCCCCTCGGGCGCCATGTTATCTCTTTCTGTTAGCCCTGTTATAGGGCTCTCACTGTACTCCCATCCGCTAACCTTATTGTTGAATATGGCCTTTGTTCCTAAGCTGCCTATTCGAAGAACCCGCGTCCTCCCGCCAAGGAATCCGCCTCGAGTCTCCCATCTAAAAACAATTGCATATTTATTCGCAACAGTATACGCATCATCCTCGCTACGATTACCTCTTCTTACAGCACCCATCTTCAGGAGTAACTCTTGCATTCGCAAGGACATCCTCTCTCCGTTCGGAACTACCACAGCCCAAGATCCATTCGGTGCCACCCATAACATGTGTACAAATCTTTTAAACTCTGTCTCTGTTACTATCATAGAATCCTCCGTTAAAGCGCATCCTTGTGGCGAACATTCACTGTAAGGAGGCTGCTGCCCCCTACATCAGTTATCCGTGTTTCTATGTACTCGCTGCGATCTCCTCCTTCAAGCACGCTTGAGGTTGCATACGTAATCACCAACGCCCCCGCCTTGTGCGGGAATGGCCTATAGGATAGAAGTAACACCGGAGCATTACTATTGAGTATGTACTTTGCTCCCGACCCCCACGTTATATCCTGTGCAAACAGGGCTCCTTGCAATCGCTGGCTTGCTGCTGCTGATCGCGGGCGTATTACTAGTCGAACTATTCTCGGAGGGCTTGCATTATACCCCTCCCTTAAGTACTGCAGGTTACTGTCCGTTATTGTTTTAAGCCGAATATGCGTTACCAGTGTCATAAGTCACCCCCTTTGGTAAGGTTATCTTCGCACGTTATTATTGCATCTACTATCCAAGACTCCTCGAGAGGCACTATTGCATACCTGTCCGCAATGGCAACTTCCTCCGATCGTGCCCTTACCAGGTATGGGCTTTTCGTTGGATCTGACGGAACCCCTAGTACGAGACATGTTCGTAGGCGTGTATCATTAAGTCTAGTGTCATACCCCTTCTTCTCAAGGGTTATAGATTTTCTACGGAGAGCACGCAATATTCTATCGTCCGCCACCTTATCTCTCGGACGTATTATCAAGATGCCTCCACTAGCGTTACCACTTGAGTTATCAATGAACCTTGATACTATAGCAAGCAAACCCTTGCTGGTAATTACTTTTGTCATAGCTCTGCTCCTTGTGGCATGTTGTGGTTATTAGACCAAGGTAGTGCGTCTACTATACCAGATTCAACATAAGTGATACCGCTAGTCCCTTTATTCTCTGCTAGCCTAGCATCTAAATCGCGATCTGTGAAGTACAAGTTAGCGATGTCTATAACGACCGTTCGCTGAGACTTGGTCTCGTACTTATAGGGGCTTATTACTAAGTCCCGGTCTGTGAAGTTAACTGTTGCGCCTAGGCTACTCCAAACTATCCCTTCTGAGAACAGCATATCCTTCACCTTAGCAGACGCAGTCGCGCTTCTAGGTAGTATCACGATCCTGTGCTCTAGTCTTCCTTCTCCGGGATAACCTCTTGCTATCTCACGGAGCTCTCTAATTGTTTTTCGTAGGTAATTCAAGGCCTCGTACCTCGTCTCTATCGTCATAGCTCACCTTCCCCTACAATATGACCACTCAGATCAGGAGTCACGTCGGTCATTCCTGTTCTGTAGTAGCTACTTACATCATCCATGTCACCCGTCCACCTACTTGCGTATAACAGGTTTGTAGTTGTTCGGGTAGGGTGAACTCTAAGTATTAAATAAGGGTGTCTTGTATTGCGTACCACAGGATCTCCATTTGAACCATTCCAGCACACGTTTATTGTGAATAACACTTCTTGTATCCGAGCGGAGGCTCGGGCGTCTGTTGGTGATAGTATAATAGCGTGCCTTTCGTTTATACGACCATCCCTCTTGGCCGCACGCTCATTACTAATCAATCCTACCAGTTTCGTCTTCGTCCATCTCATAAGGTGCCTCCATTTTGCACATTACACACACTTCTATCAATTAATATGTCAGTTATGTGTGTAGTTGAGTAATACTCACTGTAAGTCGCAAGTAGTGAGTTTGTTTGAGCGTATCTAATAACAACCCGTGGAACCCTACGTGTTGGTGTCACGGTCGTCGATAACACTAGGAGTTCCGCGGCTACGTGTTGGACGGAGTGTCTGTCTTTTACGTCATTGCTCCAAGCTGCGCCCAATGTGAATAATGCTGTTTGCATCCGTTCGCAGGCGGCTTCGCAAGACGGTTCAAGCAATAACTTTTGGTCTTGAGGAGTCTCTCCTTTTACCTTTCTTCTCATGTGCTCCTCCAGAATATGAGATAGCTCAGAGACTGTTACCCTTGTCATAGGACACCTCCATTCAGGTTATCTTCTTTATGAACTAGCGTGACTCCTGTAATTCCAGTAATTCCAGTAGCAATACATGCCTCTAATCCACGCAGAGTATCAGCGTAACCTAAACTACCTTCATTTAGTGAGGTTACTGCAATAACTAGGTGTGGTTTTTCTGTGTGCTTAACAAGGCTTTCCGGTTCGTTACCCGTGGTTTTGTTGGGACTGTCGGACTTCCAGAACACGCCGATTGAGAACAGTGCCTTTTGGATCTCACTCGAATCTATCTGTGTCTTAGGAGATAGTACTATGCCGATGTTATCTGCCTCGCCGCTTCTGTTAAATAGTAAAGAACGCAGCTTCCTCTTTGTTACTTTCATATCTCCTCCTTCGGTATGTTGACAACAACTCTTTCTGGGTATGCTCCTGTAATGCCTGTGTCTAAGTGGTCGTCGTGTAGTCTATGTGTATCGTCGCAGTATCCGATCTGGTGAGGACCTTGTATTCTCACATATACAGTTAGATGGTTGCGGTTAGTGAACATAGGCTTCTTCCCTACTCTTTCCTGATAAACCCCTCCAGGCAACCACCCTACACCTAACGAAAATAACAACAACTGTATTCGCTCCGACTCTTTCTCAGAGCTAGGAGAGAACAACAATAGTCTGCCTGGCGGAACACCCTTGGTAGCTTTGTCTCTGTGTTCTTTGTCAAGCAATTCCGTAAGTTTATTAATAGATATTATCATAACTCTTCCCCATCTAATATATTGATACTTGGGATATGTCCAATAATTCCCGTTACCCCCGTGTCAACAATGGTGTCGTCAAGCGCCGGTTCCGCAGCTACTTCCTCGGGGGCCTTTTTAGAGTGGTAGAGTGTTGGTGTTGCCGACTCTCCGCCTGTACTAAAGTCTCTACCTACTAGTAAACTAGGGGAGCTTGTATGTGATATTTTACTACCCTCCGGACCAGTCCACTCTATGCCTAGGTCAAACAGTGCTTCTTGCAACTGGGATGATGCTTTTTTTGTGGACGTATGAAAAAGGAGGAGTCTCCTTCCTCTTAAAACACGGTTACTCTTTTCACCTAAAATGATATTCCTTAGGCAACTTCTCGATATTAACATTATGCTTCTCCACCACGCACATTTAGAATATACAGAGAGCATCAATAAGATACTCTATGTTCTTATACCATATTTGACTAGAGGGTTCGGAAGGTATTGCTCAGTACGAACTTGTACATTGGCGTACGCATGACGGATTCTTCTTCGTTGATAACACGGGAGGGTAATCCTTTTGCCGTAAGATTTGGTGTGAGGTCTGTTAAGTGCAACGAGTCGGAGACAGTGTCCTTTGTAGTTAGGCTTCCCTTCATTACCTCGAGACCGCTCTGTGTGTAGAGTAGCACATCGAGCTTCTTAAGGTGGTACCCTGTTGACTCTACAAAATTGTCTGCTATATCTCTCAAGTTGAAGGCTTCTATGTCTAGTGCTCTGGTAGAAAAGTACTCATGCAGCTCACTGTTAAGTATCTTGTACCTGTTAACTTCATCTGTTGTAGGAGCCTCGCTGAGCGGGTACAAGTAATCCCTTGCTAGCTCAAGATGCATTATTGATGGTCGATACGGTGTTGCTATTGTGGTTGTGGGTAATTCTTTGTTATCTTTGTTCGTGAGCGCTGCGGAACTTGACGCAAGCTTTTCTACATCCGTGCCTATATAAACAATGTCAACGTCTCTTCCGTGAAGCATCCGGTATAGATGTATCGCTGATGCTGTATCGGATACCACTTCTAAATAGATGTAGTTATTCGCTACTCCTAGTATGGATGAACCTCGCATTATCTTGTTTTCTTTTGTCGCAAGTACCGCCCTCAACTCTGCTGCTTCTGCAAGTGTTGGATGCCCTGCTGGTATGCTTAGCGTTATCTCTCCTATCACTGTGTGTAATGCTGTCATGTCTGTGAGTTGGATTGTTTTATTACTTAGTTCACTAGGTGTAAAGGCGGCGAGACTCCCTACTGCGTACTCTGTAAGAGATGATGTCGGGGAGTCGTGTTTATATAAAGTTACAACCACTGACTTATTTCCCGCAGTAAAGTCAAGTGTTACTGGAAATTCAGCGGATTCAGAGATTGGCATATTATCTGCTATGTTGTATAACTTCACAGACGCTATCATGCTTGTGAACAGGGAAGGCCCTTTTACATACAGCCCAGGCTCATATATGGCGCTGGTTGAATAGGCTGGTGCAGGTGACGGTAGTAGGGCTAGTTTAAGTGTGGGGTCTGCGGTTGTATACGTGCGCTTCTTTGCTGTATCAAACTCTTGGGTTGACGTGTAGTTCTGAGGAAGAGAATTGTATGTGTAGAGCAGAGTGCTTACCTCTGTCGAGAAATCCTTCATATCATCTGAAGAACTGTAAATAGCTACAGGTTGCATAAGTCCAGCGCTATTCGGTATACGTATTCTGTAGATATCCCTGTTTGGGAATGAAGGCGCGTCGTATGGGCATGGCTCCTCTGGTGAGACATACTCAAGTGTCCCCTTTGTGCTATGTGTCGTTGTCCCGTAGTCGAACATGACTTTCCCGATACCGCCCGTGCGCACTTGAATTGGTACGCTGATGCCCGTGCTTGTTACCTTGTAGATCTCCTTGTAGGCTTCTACAAACTCTCTGTCGTTCGCACTCAAGATACGGGTAGCAACGAGATCGTCAGGGCTGAATGCCTTGTCCGTTGCGAAATGGTATCGTAAAGCCCTGTGATTAGAGTACGACCTGTTTGATATGCTGTCTGACAATGCCTGCTTCGTTAGAGCAGGGACAGGAGCGTTCGTTATACTGCGTGTCGTATAGGCGGACACGAGTTCCCCTATGTTAACTACAGCGTTTACATTTGATATATCCCAATTCGGAGACACATCAGCAGAGAAGGCTCCTGTTAGGGTCTTGACCGGAACCTTGTACGCAAATAGGTCTCCTACAACATCCCACTCAACTGAGTCCGCTGATCCTACCACAGGGAATATCTCAATGGTACTGTTTCCCAGCACCACAGTGCTTCCTCTACGAATAACGAATCCTGTCTTATCAGTAAATGTGAGATAAATGTAAGAGTCTGTCGCTTTGCTCGCATCTTGTGTTATGAAATATCGAGCACGTAGGGTTTCTTCGTAATCGGGGTACTCAAGGTTGCCGTATGCATCGAACAGGAGCAGCACAGAATTAACTTGCTGTAGTACGTGAGCAGTCTCTCTTCCGGATAGCACAAGGTCGGCAAACGGTGTTATGACAAGATCGTAAATAGGGAACCCTTTCTCTACATTTGCATCTGGTATCCTACTCTTAACAATATTCTGCATGAGCAGTATTATGTCTCCGAGTGTCGATGTGTACGGTGTAAGAGTCATGTCATCCTCTCTTATTTATAGAATGCGCGGATTGCGTCTACAATGTTCGTTTCGTCAAGAAATCTATTATTTTCATTCGTATATTTATATTCCGAGTCGCCGAATAACATCGATAGTGTTGCTATCGCGTTTGATCGCATCTTAGCTTTTATTGATTTACGGAATAGTGCCATAAAGAAGTATCCAAAACCAAAGAACTCATGCTCTACGTACCAGTCGATGTCTATATATGTATACCTAAGAACCCTTGCGAATAATACCTCACTGAACGGGTTGCGGTCGTGTCTCTTGCTGAAATCTGTCGCCCGATTAAGACCGTTCATAATTGAAGACACGGTATAAGCGTCTCTTTCGTAGAACGCACGCATCGTGAATAATGTAGGCAGTACAAATAGATAGTTTATATACCATATAAGCTTGCTCTTCTCACGCTGCCTCATGTGGATAGCCTCGTGAAATACGAGTTCTGCTCTTGTTGTTGATGCGTTTCGAACAAACATTGATTCCGACAAAACGAAAGCGTAATTCGTCATCTTCACTTGGCCGAATGTAATAATGAGTGTTGCCCAGTATATTAGCTTCCATAAGAATCCTAGGTCTTCGTGTCTCTTAACAGAAATATCTGTGTCTGGGCAAATAAGTCTCGCAGCAACAACTAAGGCGCGTTTAGCATCACTTCTCAGTTCTTTCTCCGCAGATGTCTCCAGCTTCTTCAGGTCTTTCATCTTGGTGTTCTCCTATCTTGATAGTATGTCGTATAATCCCGCATCACTGTTGAGCGGGGTGATTCCACCTTCACGTAGAGTGTTTCTTGCGTGCAGAGCTTTTAGCATTGCATACTGCTCAACTACATCGAGATTGTTGCCGAGCCCTGGCTCTATGTTGTTAAGCTCCCTGCGCAGTACCTGCCTTTCAAATGCGCTTTGTGTATACATAGTTTCCTCTGGGTTTGGTCTAGCGAGAGCTAAGTCCGAGTCTAGGTGAAATAGCTTTTCAACAAGGGCCTTATTTACATAAGCTCTTGTGTTAGCGTCCGTTATCGCATCCAACTTAGCCTGTATGGCGTCTATTACCTGTTCTCGTGTTAGCATCTCACATCCTCCCATGTTACTTATGCATATAAATTATAGGACATGCTGAGTACAATGCAATTTAATTGCTTTATATAGAGCGCGGGCTACAATTATTGCAGACTAAACTCAAGGAGGTGTGTTATTAACACTATCTATTTAGGTTTCGATCCAGGACTTACGGGAGCTTTTGCGAGGCTGCATAAAGATACGTACGCCGTATGGCACTACCCGAGGAAAAAAAATAACATTAACTTCGTTAAATTAGTCGACACCATTTCTGAGAAAATCAGTGAAGTGTATGATAATAGTGGAGATAACCGAATTGTCATAGTAGTGGAGGAGCAACATTTTTTCAGTGAGGATGGAAAAGATGCAGTGTGGACTTCGGCTATGCGCTACGGGCTATTGTTTAATGCATTGGCTATGGTGAATATAAAATACAAGCTCTCCGTTAAGATCGTAAGTGCTACGAAATGGAAAGGTAGATATGGACTGCTTGTAAAAGCCAATGAGATAATAAAGCTCGGTAAGCTTAACAAAGCTCGTATAAAGCGATACAAGAAAGAAAAGACGGCTTTGGAAGTCATACGCAGATATCCAAACGCAGACATATATGGTCCTCGCGGAGGACTTCATGATGGTAAGTCAGACGCACTAATGATTGCAACGTGGGCTAAAGATATACTAGGAGGTGAAATATGAAGTTTATACCAATACCGGGAGCGGTAGCAACTGCAGCAACTCTATTTAGTAAAGGTGAATCTAGTGGTAGCGCCGGAACTATTACCGTATCTAGCGGCGATACCATCTTTGATATCATACAAAGACCAGTTACTATCAGTGACGGCGGCGCCCTACCTCCATACAACATGGAGTTTGTTGCTGCTTGTAATACAATACTTAGCGCAGACATTGTACAGGAGGGTGAGCGTGAATATGTAGTAACAGCTGCTGTTGTTCCGGGAGCACTTACTGAAAGCACTATGCAAGCCCTGTATCCTGCCGTCGGCGACTTGCCTATTGTTATACAAAGTGGCTGTAGTAAATTAGTACCTCCAGCTGGTGGTGACTTAGAGATAGCTGATTTCTCTTATTACAGATCGAATGCTGAATCCAATAGCACTTTCGTAGGGGACGGTAGCAATAGTAACTACGGAGATGATACAAAGGACTATGTAATACTAGCGGCAGGTGCCGCTTACCGCATATCAGGTAGCTTCTACGTTGCCGATACATCATCCGGTGGAGAACACTCTGATCCAATAAAAACAATAAGGGTAGCATATAAGTTAGACTACTCGGGGGGCCCAACCTACGGGTTGTTTAATGTAGCGTACCCTGCACCAGTGCTTGATGCGAGTGATAATATCACAGGATATAGAGTGGTTGTTGATGAGGTTATTGACCTTGTCAGTTTAGGCATAAATACAGAAGTTAAACTATTTATGTACATAGACGACTATGAAGAGAAGTTAGCACACCCAGGTGTACCTGGGGGGTTGCTTGGTGTGATTACTGCGGACAAGACCTCTCTTGTTATTTGTGATCTTAACGCATACCCAGATACAAAGGTTTTTGGTCCGTTCCCTTTATTTGATGCTGCGTTGGGAACTTCTTACAGTATTATATTCCTAGTTCAGGCAGTTACCCAGACGTAAGTCTATCTACAAGGTCTATAGCGTTCTGGGCTGCGCCGCTCTTCATATCATCACTTAGCATATCAATAACTTTCATTAGTACTTGATGGGTCATAGCAGCCTGAGCTTGTATCTGGTTCACTTCGTCCTCTGCGACATCAGAAGCCTTGCTAAGAAAGTTTCCCACCGCTCCTATACGGTTCCCGAACTTCTCTTTTGTATCGTTAGCTTGCGTCATTATCCTACGGACTTGTGCTTCCGTTTGTCCTGTAGCTTTCGCGAACCCTCTTATCTCGTCTCCGGTTAACACTAACTGGGAGGATTCGTCTCTGCTCTTCGTGAAGTCCGACATTTTTGTCAGAGCTGTCTTCGCACCTTCTTTAAGGGTGTCATTCATCTTATCATTATCTGAGTATATCCGGTCCTCGATGGTTGAGTTGAGATTGTTTATCATAGACTGCATTCCACCACTATTCTCAATCATAGCCCCTTGCACTAAATACGTACCTAGTTGCTCTCCATCTAACTCCCCGCTGAATACTTTTTTCATTGCTTGCTGAAAAGCGTTTGTATCGGAATCGCTTTTGAGCAGGTTGTAATCCTCATGCTCCTTTGCATATGTTATTATCTCTCCTATGAGAGCAGTGACATTTGTAGGAGACCCTTTCTTTATTAAGTTGCCGACCTCAGACTGGGGTTGGTTCACCATGACAAGTATTGTCTTTAACGCCTTCTCTAGTCTAACGGCGCTCTCACCGCTCGCCTGATCGCTATTTAACCTGTTTGTTGATATGCGGCGAGCAATCTCGTTCAATTCAGATTCAGGCAGCTTTGCTGTCTCCATCTTCTGTGCATCAAGCTTATTACCCTGCGTCATTCTCCCGAACGCTTGTCGGTAAGACATGAATGTTGCTTGCAGTATTGGCGCTATTCTCTCGTAGCTATTCTGAAACCACTTACTTACTGTATATGATAATATCTGGGCTATTGACGCCTTCTCCTTTGCAAGCTGCGAGTCACCACTCATAAAGAACGCTTCCATGTCCTTTGCGGCAAATCGGTCTCCGAGGTGCTCTTCTATGTAGTTTATTCCTTGCTCTCCTAGATCTAATGTTTTCGCTCCTGCCCACGCTACACTAGCTGCACCTACGGTCGTGAGCGCAGTTATACCAACCATACCTGCGGTTACCGGCGTCCCTGCTATTAGTGCTGTTATTGCGCCGGCACTCCCAGATAGACCTATCCCGAGACCAACACTGCCAATAGACCCTATTGTGTCGATACCGTACTCGACAGCATCGTCTATTAGTCCTTGACCGAATGTTTTAGCTCTTCCTGATTCATCAAGAATTGCTTTCTGCGACTTTCCATGGCTTCCGAGAAGACCCATGGTTAGGTTCATAAGTGCTGTGTCCTTATCAGTTACGTAGTTTCCGCTAGCGTCACCTGTTGCTTTCTGGAATAGCAATAATATACGGTTGCTTTGTGGAAGCATCTTTGCAAGAGATTTATAGAGCTTCTGGATACTTGTCTTTCTTATGTACGCCATAACTTCTTGAGTTCTTTTTGTTGCAACAGTCGTTGTTGACCATAGCGTTGAGTCGTTTATGTAGTTAAGGGTTATACTTTGTAGCGCGTTCTTGATGTCTGCCTCTGTTGCCACTCCGTGCATAGCGACTTTTGTTGTCAACTCTTTCAGCTTTACATCCGCATTCTCTGTTTGTAAAGCTGCGGATATTACTGACAGGGACTGTAGGTCACTGCTAGCTTCTTCTGACCCTAGATATTTTGATGAATACTCACCTGAGTTTCTCATAGAGTAGAAAGCGCCGCCTGCCCCTCGCAGTCCGTCTTTTGATAAGCTGTAATCGTCAAGGCTTATCGTTTGTCCACCCATGGTACCATCTTCTTGGTGCCATTCTTTTCCAGCTGCTTGAGCTGCACTCTTGCCGACCATGGACTGGTAAGCTGAGTCCGCTGCGTCTGACGCCGCTAAACCTCTAGTTGTGTGCAGGTTTCGATATACATCGTCTGCGATATCCCCTGTGTAGTTATATGCCCTCTCTCCGTATACTCCGATTTGTTTTACTCGGCTCCATACCCCCGATTTACTTATATACTTGTCGTAGTCTATTATGTCGCGTGATCCAGGAGGCTTCCACGAGTCATCTCTTTTATTGGTAGCATTCCCGTACAAGGCGCGGGTCTCATTCATATCTTTAGCGAACTTCAGTCCGCGGCGTCCTTCAGAGTCCTTTAGCGCGGAGTATCGCATAGCGGCTTTAGTATCACCGTTAAATGCTGCTAATGTTGCCATCTCGTCAGATAAACCAAGATTGTCTCTAAGATAGTTTATCTTCTCTTGTTGTTTGTACATAGCGGCTTCGCCGGAGTTCTGAATATTGCTCATCTCCCTGTCGCGAAACGTATTCATAAGGAACTTCGCTGTGTCCTGCTCTTTATCGAACTTCTCTCCGAACTTAGCCATACCATACTCTATGTCACCGTCTCCGATATCCATTAAGTATCCTGCATCAGATCTAGCAAACCTCTTGCTTCTGCCGTAAACGTCGTTTACAATATCACCTGCACTTCCTAATATGAGTGAGTCTCTTCCTAGTAAACTCCGCTCTTTCTCTGTAAGCATGGAGTCTGAGAAGTCTGTTCCACGAGAGAACACGATATCCGATCCTAACGTCTGGCGAGCACGCTGACCATACATCGCTGCTGACATACTCGCAATGTCGCGGTAATTACCGCTTCCTGCCATACGTCCTGCCATCGCCATGTTCTGGCGAGTCGCACTAAGCCCGCTAGCCTGCAACGCCATGCCCATAGCGAGCCCTGTGTTAGACGCTGATCCTGCTAAGTTCTCTACGTTCTGAGCTGCCCTGTTCATAGCTGCGGGATCTGAACTGCCTGCAATTGAGGAGAACCTCATCATAGCATTTTCTAACTGTTCTAACCCCATAAATATATCAGACGCTTTTCCGCTACTAACATCAGCAGAAATAGCACTGACATCACGCAGCTTCTTCATGAGCTCTGCTGTCTTGTCAATAGTTGTTCCCATATTCGCAGAGAAATCATTCAACATAGGTAATACAGATTCGTCAAATTCAGATCGCGCTATTCCTCCTCCCGCTACACCGAGTTTATTTGCTACGATATTATTAAGAGAGGCTTTCTGGGTACGTTGGTAAAGATCCCTTTGTTGTTCTGCGAACTCAGCAGTTGCTGCAACTGATGGGTTGTACTGCAGCGACATATCTGCGTACCGAGCGAGCCCTTGGGCTTGCCTACCGGAGAACGGTACATCTCCGAGATATTCTTTCGCAGCAGCAGTACCGGCAAGAGGTGCGAACTTCGTCATCTCCTCCATGTACATGTTTCCTTGAGAAAGATTCTCTGACGGGGTAAACTCCGTTCGTTTTCTGTTGTAGTCAGCAGCAAACTGAGCCTGTACCAACTGCTGCTGCATATCTCTCATCACAGCAGCATTATCTTTTAATCCTCTGACGGCTTCCTTTAGGTCTGCTGATATAGGAGCAGTGCTCTGGGCTTGATCATACACCGCATTTGCTTCTCCTACGCCAATCTGTCCGCTATCCGCTGCGTATGTTACTGCGCGGGCTGCTTCTTGGCTTGATGCCATAGATTGAGCAGATGATGCAAGTTGCGCAACAGACTCAGATAGAGAAGTTACAAGTTGCTGCAACTGTAGCGATTCTTGATTCACTACTCCCATCGTCTGTATTGGTGGTGGTTGTTGTACCATACTTATCTACCGAAGTATCTAGGTGTTCGTATAGCGGATGATCTTCTCATTCCGCCTCTATTACGCCACCGTATTTTACCTTCTGTAGAGGCGAGCCCATTCCCTGTGGATTCTGACCGTAGGGCGCCGCTAAGTTCCTCACCGTATGCCTCTGGTTCCCACGTCTTCGGGCCTAACAGGTTGAGTGGCTTTGCTGCGTATCCGCCAATTACCGGTATGCCACCAACTGCGGTTGCTAAAACAGGTGCTACCATACTATCCGCTCCGATTGGTGTAGCCAAACTTCCTATCATACCAGGACCACTGAGTTCCTTGCCTACATTAAACCCTGTCAGTCTGTTGTTTGTTCCATAAGTTTTTAGCCCACTCGATCGGAGGGTGTTGTCAATAGACTTCCTACCCCCTTCAAATACCTTATCAGATACCGTTGTCGGGTCAATACCCTTTGATTTAACAAATTCTTGAAGTCTCCCTTTGTTATTGTATAGGGACTTATCCATATGTGTGAAGCCTTTTGATTTGAAGAATTGATCTGAATATTCACTTGTTTGTTTTATGTCTTTGAACTTATTTCCACGCCACTTCTTAGCAACATTACGGGCTTCATCGCGCAGACCCCTACTCGCCTTTGCGCCAACCATATCCCCTGCTCCTCGAGAGGCTTTAGCTGCTTTCTGAGCGATGTTGCCTTCTGTCATGGCTGCTTTGTATCCTACCCTACGTGCTTTCGCAGCAATCTGTTTAGCAACGCTCTTGTTAGTGTAGCCTAAATAGTCCGAGGCCATCTGTGCCATTTGCTTCTGTGATGTGCCGCTCGCTTTTGTCCCTGCACCAAACACATTGCTTAAGAACCCTTTATTACCAACAGCGTTGTTGACTTGCTTGAGAGCCCCTGCCGCTTCTCCAGATGTGCTAGCAAGGTAGCCACCCGCTCCACGCCATGCCTTCGATGCGGCGTTGTTGCCGCCTGTGCGCATCATCTTAAGTCCAGTTCTCCCAACAAGATTCCCTAGGGGTTTTGAGGCTGCCTGCGAAGCTGCTGCCGCGGCGTGATACTTCCAGTTTGTCATGTTGTGGCCGAACCTACTCAGAACTCCTCTATCCGGATGGTTTTCATCAGACCCCATAGCTGCCTGCATTCCGGATATAAGTGCTGTACGTTTTAAATGGGACTTTGCTATATTCCCAAGTGTAGAGGTGGGCTTCAGCACGCGTCCTGCGGTTGATGCTAATCTCCCTGCTCCGGAAACTACACCTTTACCAAGTAATTTTGTTGCTAACGGCTTTAGGGCTGTCGCCGCTGCCGAGAATAATCCAGCATTCTTAATAAGATCTATGTTAGCATCCGCTATTCCAAGCTCTACTGCGGCATATTTGACTAATCTTCCGTGGTCTTGCATAGCGCCCTCTTAGTAAGTTCACAACTACCCTTAAATTATAGAGGGAACATTAGTGTGTGGAACAAGCCTTCTTTGTGTTTTGTTTAAATATAAAAGAATCGAGCCTTGTTTCTGCAGTCTCAAGACGAATCTGAGATTGTTTTATACCGAACTCTTTCGCGGTTCGTATAGGGCTACCTTCATCAGTTCCCATGCCTTCTTTCACAAACAAGAGGATACTTTCCTGTAATGTCAGAGAACCTGACCTGCGCAGGCGCTCGATAAATGCGGGGTAATCCGTTTGTACAAGGTGTCCGTCTCGCGTGTTGTGCATAGCATCACCTAAGTGCATTCCTGATTTTGCTAACATTGTTCGCATAACAGCGTCTTCGCCAGGATCAGCTTCCTCATCAGTGGCGAGTTCGGAAAAGGTACTCGCCTCAACACTCTTTATTGTTACTTGATTACGGTATGCCCCAAGGACGGCCATCTGAATGCCCCCTGTTGCATACGTTATGAACTGTACTTCGTCAGATATATCGGTGTTATACTTTAGCAACGCATCGTAGAAACCTTTCCACGCGGCGCCGATAAGCTCATCCTTATCAGTAACGTCTTTTCGTAATTTGTAATAGTACTTGGCTTGCTTGAGTACAACTCCCTTGTAGTCTACAATAAGTTTCCGCATCGCTGCGTCTTTTTCATGCTGTAGGCTATGGGGATCTTGTATTATCTTAATTACTGCAACGGTATCTTCACGGGACAACGAACGTTTCATAGGCGCTCCTGAGTACCAACTGTTACTGACGTTTAAGAGTATACGTGACAGTATTTGAAAATCAACTATAATAATGGAGTATTTATTTATGGAGGATAGTATGTCACTACTCAAGTACGCACAAAAGGCTACGGGCCAGGATGAAGCAACTGTAATGAAAAAGTATGCCTCGGATGAGCTTTATAAGAAAGCAGTTGATCTTGCTACTACAGAAGCCGTTATTAGAGAGCTTAAGAAATACGAGAAAAAAGAAATGACCAAGGAAGCTGCCGGTATTCCTAAGATACCTAGTCTCTTAGCTATGCTTAAGAACCTTCCTGTAGGGATTGCTGATGATGTTGTGCGCGGTGCTGTTGGCGCTAGAGATGCGGCTGTACGTAATGCGAACGCTGTAAAGAATGCAATCGTTCACAACGCAGATGAATTTGGTAGAGGTATGAAGTTTGGTAGGGCTCCGTTATCAGAGCGAGATGCGGCCTACAGAGCTATGGAGCAACCGCTACGGGAAGCTATACATAGTTTAGACACGAAGGGTATGGAAAGCGCACTTAGGAGTACTGGTCGTACCACGCGAGGAACACAAAGCACTTTAAGCTCAGCACAAGAATTACTTGATGTTCTTGCTGGTTACAATAGACAAGGCCCTTTGTCTAAAGCAAACCTTGCCGGTAGGATTACATCCGGTCTTGGTCTCGGAGGCGCCGGTTTAGGTGCAGGTGCGTACCTCACCAAGGACAGTACCTTTGATGATATATTCTCCGGTTTAGGAGCTATACCTTCTGACGCAGGCCACATGAACCCCGCAGCTATTGCAGGCCTCGGTGGAGCTCTTGCGGGTGGTATCGGAGGTGCGGCCTATAACGGCGCTGTGGGTGAAGATCAACTTCTCAGACGTGTTATCCAAGGTGCCTTAGCTGGCGGTGGAGCAGGTGTTGCTGGCGGAGCTTTGTACGGCGATCCACTAACATAATCTAGGAGCCTTTATGGCAATAAAGAAACTTAACATCGCTAGCTCTGTGTTGGCGGCGTCACTACTTACCCTTGATAGTGGGGGTCACCCTGACTATAAGGGGTATCCTATGTTTGCGAATCTCCTTGATATGCCTTACGTATCAGATCTTACAATACTAGCATCAAGGCAGGTCGGAAAATCAATATATGTTGCAACACGTGCGGTAATACGGAGTGTAACTCCTGATCATAAGTACGTCTATATCGCCCCGTCAGAAAGGCAGGCCACCGACTTCTCGAGGCTAAAGCTAGGTATCATATTAGAGAAGTCTAAGTTTGCTCGGAAGCTTCTCATGCATAGAGATAGTCCTCTCCTTCCTCCTGGAGAAAAAGCAGCGCTTAACTCAATAACCAATGATGTATACATGAAGAAGTTTGCTAACTCTTCGTACATAAAGATTGGGTATGCAGCTGATGCTAAAGGAGTTGAGCGTGTTCGTGGAGGTACCGCAGACGAGCTTACTATTGATGAGGCTCAGAGTACCGACCTCGATGCCCTCATGCCTGTACTTAAGCCGATGCTTACTCAAGCGAAGCGTCCGATAATGAATACATACGGAACTCCATTGAACGAGAATGATTCACTCGTTATTCGTTTTAAATCATCAACACAACATACGGCAGTTGTTAAGTGTGAAGGCTGCAATAGATGGACAACACTAGATAACTTTAGGATCATCGGCCTCAATGGTCTTATTTGCCCACGCTGTGGAAAACCCATTGATGCTCGTAACGCAAAGTTTGTTCCGATGAATCCGGGATCAGCTCACCTAGGCGTGCATATCAACCGTCTCATGCTTCCTAGTACAACATCTACAGAGATAAAGTGGCAACAACTTATTAATGATATCGAGGATCCGAACACTACCGAAGACGGTGCTATGCGAGAGATATTCGGTAGACCTGCGGGTAGTTCTTCTGAGATGATTGATGAGAGGGATATAGAAAAAATAGCAGTTCTTCCAGCTATATACGTAGATAAGACCTTTGAGCAGGTCATCACGATCGCAAATGCTGAACGGATACGCCTCGGTAAGTCTCCCTATAAGTTTATGCACGCAATAGATTGGGGTGGAGGGGCACTGAGTATAGCCGGCGGTGGGCTAGAGACAGAAAGCCGAACCGCAGAAGTTCTTATTGGTATGCATTACGATAAGGGGTATCTCGGTTTCGATATACTGTATCATAATCTATACCCTATGGCACACCCGAGGCACGCTCTCGACTCACTCCTCAATAATATGGGTTACCTACCAGTAAAATCTATCGTCACCTGTGATGCTCTTGGTGGAACATTCGCTATATCAGACATACGATCTACACTAAATAAGATGGCAAAGGGACATAAGTTTCTTCCTATACAACTAGGTAGTATTGCTGCCGATAAGACACATAATGATTTACAAGATAGGATTGTGGTATCAAAGAGTAACGTGGTTACAAAATTCTTCATTGCTCTTCTACATGAGAAAATACGCATGCAGAAAGATCCGCATGTTATAAGAGAGCTTACTCGGCAGTTTCTAGCGGAGACTGAGATTGAGAATCATAACGGAAAGCGAATCTGGTTAAAAAAATCAGGAATCAACGATGATATCCTTATGGCCTCCATATTTGGTTTTGTTGCAGGGGCTTTCTTTCACGAGCAGGCACTACTTAAGTAATGCCTACCCATATATAATAATATGATTAAGTTCTGCTATTCTGGTATCCGGACACGATACTTGTTGTTCTTGTAGATGCATTCATTCTGATGTGAGCAACTATACTGTCAGTATATTTTGTGTGGAGCTCCGGTTTCGCTTTCATGATACGAGTCGCTGTTATGGCAATGTCATCATCACGAAGGGATCTCCAATCATGTGTAATAAGATTGTTGATTGATTGCGCAGACCAACGCGTCGCAATCTCTTTCCTAATAAATGCAGCATCGCTTGGCGGCGCTGTTGTGAGCCACTGGGAGACGACTTCAGTTGGGGATACCTTGTAAAAGAAATGCATGGCTTCTAGCGGGATCAATTCTCCGAGAGGCATCTTTACCGACATAGCAAGTTCTAAGAACTCGCTTATATGCCCTTCTTGTTCCTCTGTCCTCTCGATTGCTGCTGAAGCCACAATAGCATTGCCTATAATCACGCTTCGCTTGTCCACCTCAGGGACTAACTGGTCAGGTAGTTGGCGCGGGCTGCGATACGTACCGTCTTCAACGCCTTTCATAATTACTCTTCCTACTGTTCGCATAGTAACTCTCCTATATCTCGTTGTTAGTGTTTATGTTCTTTGTTAACTTCGTCTTCTGACATACCTCTATATAGTGCAGTATTAAGATCTGCTATTCTTGTTGTTGTGCGCGCGTTGTATTCGTTGTGTGCTATCACCGCTCTCAGAAATACCTCCGCACTTGCTACGTTGGTTGGGTAGTACCAAAGGATATCTCCGTGTGTGGAAACCTCTCGAAGAACGTGCATCACCTTACTGTACACCGCTATGCCCCTAACAATCCTCTCTAAATGATTTATCCAAGTTCTTATACCACATTTGATAATGCTATAATTTATGTGTTAGCAATTGAATACCCTGGAGGCGACAATGTTATCTTGGGCGACTATCATGAGCTTCGTTATGAAGCACAAGACCGCCATAGCAATTTCACTAGTACTTGTAGTAACTCTCATAGCATTTGGTGTTGTGCGGCTGCAACTAAGGCATTGCCGGTCTAAATACGATAAACTCAAAAAGCAGTTTGACGCAACGCTCGTTGCGCAAGAAACGTGTGAAAAGTCTGTAGCAGCTATTAACGGAGCTGTTCTTACTGCGAAAAAAGATTGCGCGCGAGAGAAGGCGTCTCTAAAGGCAGCGTATGAGTTTGGCAAGGAAGAGAGAGATAAATATCATAGCAAGGTGGACAAGCTTTTCGCCGACAAAAAGAAAGGGGACAAAGCCAATGGTGCTGTTACACCTGTGACAGAAGTAACTCCGGATGGCGGCATCTTTGATTATCAGGCAGAGGTGACAGACTTTTATAACGAAGTGAATGAGAAGTGGAATGCATTCGCTGATAAGTATGAGGGGGGACGAGATGAGGAATAAATTGTTGCTGGTACTCACTCTTATCGCGATGATGTTCGCGACATCCTGCGTTGAGGTACGGTACATAACAAAAGTACAGAAAGTGTACAGGACTCCAGCGAAACTGGCAATACCAACGCTGCCTCGCCTCTCCTTGTACGAAGACGGCGATAGTGTGTTTACGAAAGAGAACTACAAGAAATTATTGAAAGAGTACAGCGACTCGCTTGTGTTCACGAAGCAATTGTTAATGCTTATAAAGGAACATAACAAGCTTATCGCTGAGATAGAAGCAGAAGAAAAGGCTGCGGCAATAACAGAGAAAGAGGAGACTAAAGATGCACATTAAAGACTTGGTTAGAGAACATGACAAGGACCGCCTATCAAAAGGCGCTATTATGATGTGGATAACATTCGCCGTAGCAATAGCTTACTGGCTGACTGGTATTATTACGCAGCATTCTATGCCGATACCTGAAGGATTGCTGAGCTTCTTGCTTGCTCTTCTCGGCTACAACGTTGCACGTAGAGGAACCGACGGGGCCTCTGCACTGCTTGCAAAAATTAAGAAGCAGTCTATAGACGCAATGCCCAAATAAACACTAAGCACAGAAGGAGAGTACAGTGTCACAAAAGTTATATTCAATTGGATACGGTTCTACGCAAGATCAGATAGAGGATTCTATGAGCAAAGGGTTCCGCAATGTCGAGTTTAACGACATGTACGACGGGTCTACTTATAAAATGGACAACATTTCATTTAAGCGTAAAGCTGATGCTAACTCTCCTGAGGTGTTCAAGGAAGCCTTACTTGGTAATAGAAGTCTCCTTGCTCAAGTTCATGGTGATATATATCGGTATGATAAAGATGGTAAGAAGGATAGGGTTGCGGCTAACGTGCATATTGCTAGTGTTCCTCAGATGCTTGACTCTCGTGGTACGTTTGTTGTGCGGGGTAGTGATTATAATATCATTAACCAGCTTCGTAAGAACTCTGCACCATACATCACACGTGGTAAAACCGATACCGACATTAAGGCTACATTTAACCTTGCAAAGGGTCGTAACTTCCATATAGAAATGAATCCAGCAGATTCTATGTTCTATGTAAAGATAGGTACATCGAGTGTGGTTATAAAGGCGCTCGCTGAAGTATTGGATATCACTAGATATGATATGGTTAAGGCTATTGGCGAGGATATGGTGAAGCTTAATTGGGACAATGTATCTCCGTCGCTCGTGCGGTCTAACCTTGTGAAACTATATAAGAAGGTGTTTGAGTATAAACACGATAACCCTTCTAATTTTACAGACCATGAATTGAAGACACTCTTGTCAGAGTACTTCAAGACAACGGTTATGGATCCGCATACTACGAAGCTTTTATATAAGCAGGAGATGTCAAGCGTTGATAAGGCAGCACTACTCAAGATACTGTCCGAGTACATGAAGATCTATAAGAAAGAAAAAGCTCCGCATAACCAAGATGAGTTATATTATCAGAGAGTTATGACACCAAATCTGTTGTTTGAAGATCGTATCCATAAGACGGCCCCTACAATAAACAACACAATAAAGTTCAATCTTGCAAGAGCAAAGTCCGCTGATGATTACAAGAAAGTATTTAGTAATATATACAGCAAGCCTCTTATATCGATGGTAGCAGGGTCTGATCTCGCACGCATTGATCCGCAGTATAACCCTCTCGGCGTAATGGTGACTCCGTCATCTATAACCCCTCTCGGTATGGGCGGCGTCAATGATTCTATGGCTATACGTGACTCACAACGAGACATACATGTTTCGTCTATGGGAGTTATAGATCCACTCGTATCACCACAAGGTGGTAATGTTGGTATCTTGCTTCGTACTACTGACAACTTCAAGGTTGATGAGAAGGGTCGTGTTCATCTCAAAGTTCGTGATAAGAAAGGGAAGGTAGGCCACACATCACTGGCCTCTCTTAAAGACAAGTATCTTGCACTACCTGATGTTCGACCAGGAACAAAAAAGAGAACGGTGTCTGCTGTACACGACGGGGAGATCGTGAATGTGTCTAAGGATAAGATAACACATTACTTCCCAAATGGCCCGGAAGATACACTTAACTCACTCGACAGATTGTTTCCTATGGCGAACGCTGTACAAGGTAACAGGAACTTTATGAGTACGAGACAGATAACGCAAAGTCTCCCTTTGGCATACAAAGAGCTCCCGTACATACAAACGGAATCGTCTACTGGTAAGAATATGTATGAGAAAGTACGTGAGGATCTCGAGTCTCTTATGCCGTTACGATCTCCCGTTGACGGAGTCGTTGAAAGTGTTAAGGATGGTGTAATAACTATAAAAGACGATGACGGAAAGAAGCACGAAGTGAAGTATGCTCGACATCTTCCTCTCGCAACGAATACCGGTATTCACCAAATACCAACTGTTCATCGTGAAGAGCGTGTCAAGAAACGTCAGATTATACTTAAAGATAACTACACGGTCGATGGTAAAATCGCATTTGGAGTGAACCTAAAGACGGCGTTCATGCCGTATAAGGGGTATAACGCAGAGGATGCTGTTGTAATATCAGAGACAGCGTCAAAGAAATTGATGTCTGTACATTACTACAAGTATGACATACTTACTGGTGATGAGAACATTATTGGTAAGAAGTCTTTCCTTAATAAATTCCCCGATAAGTTTCAGCCTGCACAAGTAGCAAACATAGAAGCTAACGGCATAATAACTAAAAATACACGTATAAATTATGGTGATCCGCTGGTGCTTGCCCTGGCTAAGGTTCTACCTGATGAGTCCCTGATGAAGATTGGAAGAATAAGTAAGGATATTGTAGTTACACTTGCGGACTCGTCTCTTGTGTACGACCATCACGCAATCGGTGAGGTTGTTGAGATATCTGAACGATCGAAGGTGCTTACGGTAACAGTAAAAACCCTTGAGAGGGCGGTTGTTGGTGATAAGGTTGCTGGTATGTACGGAAATAAGGGGGTTGTATCTGTAGTTATCCCTGATGATAAAATGATGCGTAATGAGGAAGGGGATGTTGTTGACGTTATTTACGCAGCATCCGCCGTACCTAGTCGTATGAATCCTGCGCAAATACATGAACAGGCACTATCGAAGATCGTAAAGAAGAAAGGATTGAAGCCGTATATGTTTCAGCCTCTAACGAACCCTGGCGGTAAGCCGCTTGATGAGTTTGTCGAAAAAGAGATGAAGAAACACGGTGTTAGTGATAAAGAGTTCCTTATTGATCCTATAACCGGGAAGAAGACAGACAGGCCTGTTGCGTCCGGTCAGATGTACACACTCAAATTGCTTAAGGGTGATAAAGATGCTGCAGCGCGTGGCCTCGGTCCTGCATACACATCAAACAAGCAGCCGGCTAAGGGCGGCTCGGAGGGAGCGAAAGCTATTGGGCAAGCAGAGTTCTACGCACTTGTTGCACATAATGCAAGAGCTACTATGGCAGACTTCAGTTCAATAAAAGGACAGCACAATGCAGATTACTGGCGTAAGTCTTTGTACGGTGCCCCACCAACTCCTGTTGGAGAATCATTTGCGTTTAAGCGATTCAAAGCAAACCTTACATCGGCGGGTTCAGTATTTAACGAAACAAAGGATGGGTATCAACTACTTCCTTTGACAGATAAAGTAACGAATCAACTTGCCGGGCATCGTAAAGTGAAGACTCCTGCGTTGTTGCGCAGTAAGACCCTTGAGCCTATTAAGAATGGGTTGTATGATAGGGCAATCACTGGTGGTGTTGACGGTACACTATGGTCTAAGATAGAACTAGAAGATGGCATGGTGTCACCAATGATAGAGGACTATGTTCGTATCTTACTCGGTATGAAGAAAGCTGATATCAGAAAGTGGCAAGCGGAGCACACTACTGCAGAAATGCGAAAGGAGCTTAACAAGATTGACGTATCTTCCAGGATACGCGAACTAAAGGCAAAGGGTAAGAATTCTGGTAAATTAACAAACACCGAGATAAAGTTGCTGCGTTTCTTACAGAACATAAAAGACAAGGGTACTAACCTTGCTGATCTTATAATAACATCGCTTCCTGTTCCTCCTCCTATCTATAGACCGATGACGCAGCTCGGAGATGGTAGCATCCAGATGGCAGACTCTAACCACTTCTATAAGGATATCCTTATTGCTAATGAGGGACTGAAAGATGTTAAGGGGCTTAAGTCGGTATCAGGTGAGGTTAAAGACGAACTCATCTACAATGTCCATGCTCTCGTAGGAACGGAGAAAACAAAAAATAGAACACTCGCCAATAAAGGAACAAAAAGCATACTTGAAGCTATCGGCGGTGTTGGTTCTCCGAAGTACGGTTTTGTTCACGCTAATCTTGTTAAAAAGAATCAGGATTTGGCGGGGCGTGCACGTATTATCCCTAATGCAGATCTCGATATGGATGAAGTTGGTATACCTACGTCTATGGCGTGGGAGCTGTATAGCCCCTTCATAAAGAAGAGTCTTGTTAGTTCTGGTATGACGCCTATAGATGCAGCTAAAGCAATAACACACAAGTCTACTCCTGCGAAGCGTGCTCTTGTTTCCGAAGTTGATAAGAGACCAGTGCTCATAAATAGAGCGCCGACGTTACATAGGTTTGGTATACTTTCGATGAAGCCTCGGCTTGTATCTGGAAATAGTATGCAGGTGTCTATGTTCCACACCGCTCCGTTTAATGCTGATTTCGATGGAGATGCGATGCAGGTCCATGTACCGGTAACGCAAGCTGCTATTAGAGAAGCAGACAAGATGCGCATGTCGCAGAATCTGTTAGGTGACGTGTCTGCAGATCAGCTTATTATGGCATTAACACCAGAGACTATTATTGGATTCTATGATAAGGCGAGGTATGACCGGTCAACTGTCGTACGTGATCTTAAGAAGATACTCCCGGCCAATGTTAGTCTTCCTGCTACGTATGACAAGAAGGGGTTAAAACAGTTATCGTTGGGTATTGCGAAGTCAGGTGCTGCTGATATAGCAGGGATATTCCAGCGCGTGAAAGTGCTCGGCGATGAGTACGCAACACAATCTGGTCGTACTGTTGGTGTTGAAGATGTTTCTGGTGCAGGCATGAGGAAAGAGAAGGACGCGATACTTGGTAAGTATAAGAAGAAGCTAAGTAGGGTAAAGATGGGGACACCTGAGTATGCGGTTGAACTTGAGTCCGCGCAGAAGGAAGTGCAGAGCCTTGCAAAGAAACACCCGGGAGATGTTGGTGAGATGCTACGTGCCGGAGCTAAGGGGAGTGACAACCAGATATCAGGTATGATACTCTCGCCGGTGATTGCGTATAACCCGCACGACCCGATACGCACAGCGCGGATGACTGAGAGCTCATATAGTGAAGGCCTTAACTTTAACGATTTCTGGAACCAGGTGGCAAAGGCTCGTACGGACATGGTGTCTACTGCTATGAGTGTTGCTGTTCCTGGATCTCTTGCTAAGCTCATGAATGCAGCGGTTAACAAGATGGTTATATCAGAGTTCGATTGTGAGACAATGGACGGAGTGTTTGTTGACCCATCTACTGACGACGTCCGCGGGTCACTGCTTGCTGAGAAAGTAGGTATATTTAATAGAAATACTATTATCAATACACTCAACGAAGCTGCTATTAGTAAAAATAAGAAGATAAAGATACGTTCTCCTCAAACATGCCAGTCTACTGAAGGTGTGTGTGCTCGATGTTACGGCGCTGATGCTATGGGTGTGTTGTATAAGGTAGGAGTAAATGTAGGCGTCCGCGTTGCTCAAGGTGTGTCTGAGCCTATTGCTCAGATGGCACTTGATAGTAAACACGGAGGAAGATCTATTACGAAAGATATTGGGCAGGGAGGCCTCACGACAATTACCAACATATTTAGTTCTGATGCTACAAAACCTGGTATGGCTATCGTTGCGAAAGAGGATGGTACTGTTAAATCAACATCCGTGCTACCTTCTGGTGCGACAATTATAAAGATGGTAGACGGAGCATCTTACACGGCGGCTCCAGATGTCACGGTGAAGGTGCATGAAGGGTCGTCTGTAGCTCGAGGTGACTCTATCACCAGCGGAGTAATCCCATTCACTGATGTTATTGAAGCTAAGGGTATTGTTGCAGGTAGAGCAGCGCTTGCCGGACAGCTTCGGGAGTCGCTTGATGAGAACGGTAGGCACTTGTCTACAAGAGTACATGATCTCATCGGTAAAGCGGCGGCAAACTACGTAACACTTATGGCTGACCTCGATAGTCACCCTGCTGGGACAACTATAACATATAGTCAACTGAAGCAATCCCTCAAGGATCACAGTTATCCGAAAAAATTAGCGCTTGTTACTGAAGGTATGCAATTAGGTGAGGAATTCGGTGACCTCTCTGCGGGAACAATTATCACGAAGAAAGAAGCGCGTAAGATCGCAGCTGCTAAAACGATACCAGAAACCGATAAGAAGTTTATCCGTATCGTTGAGAATAAAGTCCCGTTTGAGTGGGTAGCTCGTACTCTCTATACTGCAGGACTTGCTGATGATGACTGGATGCATCACATCGCAGCCCGATACATTAAAAAAGAACTCACCTCGGCAACAGCAGAAGGTGATGTTTCTAAAAAGAAAACACTGAGTCCGGTAAATGTGTGGATGCAAGGCAAGGCTATGAAGAACGATCCCGATACACCTTACTACGAATAAGGGGAGACTTAGATCTCCCCAGGCTTAGATAGGTTGCTTGTGCGCTCGAACAAATGGTTATATAGATAGTCTGAATTTATACGGTCTACACTCCCATGGCCTAAGTTTCGTAGTTCCGTCTCTACAGCAAAGAACTCGTATAAACTCTTAACTATAACAAAAACATATGCGTACTTATCATCTCGTTGTTGAGTTGTATGTGTTATCCGCGGATTGTATCAGCTTTGCTAAAGTATCTAGGTTTAGCATTGCACCTGTGTGTGCCTTATCATGGTCTCCTGCCGCTTTGCGGAGTTCCTCATCAACAAACTCATTTGATACTTTCATAACTCCCCCTCACATAAGTTTATTTCGATATGTCTAACCAGCACAGCTTCTATCGGTACGTACTGTGCGTTCGCGTAGATAGCGTCATTTATGGTCGAGAACCAGCACATGTAGGGGGGTTTTACTTCTGGGCTGTTGTTAAGTTCTATAGCTACACCTAGTGCTGTTGCAGCGCGGGCTGTAGCGTTACTGTACCGATGCCTTTCGTTTGCAATTCCTAGTGAGTGAAGTGCTCTTTCAACTGCTCTGAAATGGGCTTCTGTGCGCGTCCTAATAAGAAGCTTACCTCCGCCTCTCATGCGTTTCTGCTCCAGCATATCCATAAATCTATCTGCATCTATATATATCATTATAAGTCTCCTTCGTGTTTGATGTTGTTTATGTAGAGTAATGACTCTATGGGTATTCCGGGGTCTGTCTGAGACCACCATAAAGTGCAGTATAAAGTGCGGTATGCACCAGACTCTGTGTACAGGTGCTCGTGTATTCTAACACCAACTGCTACTGCTCTTAGTTGAGCGTCTCTAGTGAAATACTTATTGGTGCTTCCTAGAATATGTAAGCGGCGTAGGGCAGCTCCAATATCTAGTACTTCATCCATGCTTTTTACCTTCACAAGTAGTGTGTGCTCACCTTCTTTTGCAGCTTTCTTTATTCTGTACAGAAGTTTATCTGAGTTTATATTCATGCGTTTATCTGAGTTTATAGTCATAACTCCCCCGGCTTACAGATATTGCCAATGCGCTCCGTAACAGCCGAAATAGCAATGTAACATCTATCAGGAGATCCCCCTGACGAGAAACCTAGGGGGTGTCTACCTTGCCCATCACTTATTTTTAAGTTTAGTCCGACAGCAACTGCGATGTCGGCGACCTTATCACTCGGCTCACCTAAATCATTACCATGTCCTAAGTCCTGTAACGCATCTTTTACCGCGCGAAACTCCACTATTCCGTTTGTGTAAACAAACAGGTACTTGTGCTTCTTTACCTCCGCATTCTCTATAAAGGTAGAGAGTCTTGCTCGTGATATCTTCATAATCCTTCCTCCTTGCAAGCGTTGTTTATTTTAGATCCTGCGTTTAGCATATTAATGTAATAGGGGTGTAGGTACGTCAATGTGTTAGTGGTAACTGTGCGGAATACTCTTATCAATATAGGATAACCAAGGTTACTTATAGCGCGTGGAATATTCTCGGTAAGGCGTTTGTCCGATATTATAATGAATCTCTGCCACTGCACATATTTGCTCTTATTTCCTTGAAGTCTGATAGGTTGCGATAGTACTTATTTCGCATACCTCCTCCCGAATATGCTATTCTGTAGTTGCTCATATCATACTTGTTCTTACCTTGTCGGATGGGTAGTAGTGAGACACCTACAGATACTATAGGTTTTTCCGTACCATGAGGTGTAACATGCATGCTTGGGATAGGGCTTTCGCCGGGGTTGCACCCGATAGAAACAAGAGCGTATTCTGCGGATCGGATCTCATTCAGGTTTGATATATAGATGAACAAGTAAGTATCTCCTCGGTCGAGCGCCCTTGTTATAGCGCCAATAAGAAGCCTCTTTGATATTATCATAATTCCCCCTCTTCTGCCATGTTTGTATCCAAGCTTACCTGCGTGCCGTATCCAACCAACCATTCCTTTAGCCAGCAGGCGCCTATGTTCGATACGCTTCCTGAATATCCTCCAGGGTGAACAACGCTCTCAAAGTCGTACCTGTTGTTATTCCCTTCGTACGTGCGCACAATAAGTATTTTCCCCGCCTCTGCTATCATCCTATTATTTACGTACGCTCTATTTGCGCTAAGGTGGTATTCAGCGTCAGACAGCGCAGCGTCATCCATTGCCCTCGAGTAGGTGTCGAAGAATCCACCGCGGCGGAATTCCTTGTGAAGGTCTTCCTTGACGGATCTCTTGCGGCGGAGGGATTCCATGCTAGAATATTCTTCAGACAGTACTTCTAATTGACGAAAGTACGCTACTGGTTTTATCCTCACGATCCTTTCTCCTTTATTTAACGTTCTCATAACTCTCCTTTCTCCTTCATTTAACGGTCTCATAACTCTCCAGCATTCACTATGTGCCCTTCAGTATTGCGCCATATGCGGTGCACCCAGTCGGGTATCCACATGAAACCCTCACCCCCGCGCTCTGTGATCATACGGTACTCGTATGGGGGATCTGATACAAGCTCTACATATATGACTCTCCCTGCGTAGGCCAACATTGCACGTAGGAATAGCGCCTCTCGTATAGGTATCTTTGAATTTGGGAATACTTGGGTACGAATCACGTTTGCTCCTTCTTTGAGAGCAGGAAACTTCCCCATGAAGTAGGCGTGACTTTTTACCCTTACCTTAGTCTTCATAACTCCCCCTCCTTGACTACGTTCTTCGTAATATGTGTATCCGACCCGTCCTCTATGAGCCATTCCCTTATCCAAGCCGCTCCTACCTGGTGTTCGAAGGAGGTTTTGTTTAGTAGTGGCTGGTGTACGTAACTTGTGTAGTCATATTGCTTGTTGTCTCCTGTATAATGCGTTACTACGATAGTTTTCCCAGCGAACTCTAACATCTTTGTGTTGACAAAGATACGATCAGCGCTGTCATTAGACCTTCGAGATTCCCCGTCATTTGTTTCGGTACGCCTCGAGTAGGTGTCATAAAACCCTCCACGCGTAACATCCTCTGAGAGTTCTCTGAGCCTATTGAAATAAGTCCTAGACTGCACTCGTACTTTCTTGTAGCCTTTCGGTAGTTTCATAGATCTCCTCCTTTAGTGTTGTCTCGTCGCAATCCTCTTGTTAGCCAGTCTTTATGCCAGAACCAGTTGCCTGAAGCCCCGCCTCTATATGCGTACCTGTCGCTATCACTTAGTTTCTCAACCACTACCTCGGTTCCTGCAAGATTTATCATAGCTCTGTTTAAGAATACGCCCCCTGCGGTGGCGCCTGCACTGAATGAGAACCCCTCTTCCTGCTCCTCTACATCAGGAGAGTCATGTATAAGTCTGTGGAATCGGGACTTGCTGATAACCATCATCTTGACTCGCGTCTTCATATTAGCTTTCCTCCTAGAGTTCACAATTTCCGTTTATGTTATTTAGAGCAATATCCTCAAGCCACATGCCGTGCATGTAATATGACAAACCGGGTAGTTCGACCGCTTCCCATAACAAACTTGTCGGGGTAGGCTGGTCAGCCCCTTCTGCGTAATGTAACCGCCTACGCAATAGTACCGTATCTCCGGCCATACTGACAATGCTCTTGTGTAAGAATACTGAGTCTTCTCTTGTAATATTCTCTGTTGCCTCTCCTGAGAAGATAGGTAACTTCACCTTATACATGTGCGCGGTCTCCTCTGTCGTCGATTCTCGAGCTATTAACTCCTCAAAGAAGACTTTACTCTTACCTCGTTTTACTACCAATCTTGGTAGATCTCGGGTTGTTGTTGCTTTGTGCATTAGGCTCCTCCTCCTATTTTAGTGTAAGTTCCCCCCTCTCGGCCAGGTGTTAATTTGAATAGTGGTGAAAGGGGGTTGGGTGACTCATTCGTCAGTGTGCTCCTAAGAATAGGTGCAAGAAGTAGACGTGTGAGTTACATATACTTATACCATATTATAGGGGTAAGCTAGGGGGTGTCAAGTGCGCTCTTCAACGTGTAGACGAGTCGCCTTAGTGAGTGACTGCTCGCTGCGCTATCTATAAGTCTCGCCGCTTCTTTTATATCTTCATCAGTGCTGTCTTTGTGAAGGTAGGGAAGAGCGAGTTTCAACTCATGTATAAGCGCAGCTACTTCTTGATCTACATGTCGTAGTACGGTATCACGCTTTACCATCTTCTTTCTCCTGGAGGCTGGCTTGATACTCTAAAGCCGCTTCCCTTCGTAGTACCGCCTCTCTTTTGTGGAGTGGACCGAACTTTGTGTTTGAGGCAAGTGCCTTAAACTCAACTACCTTACATCCCGGTGTTACTGCTGCATATATCATTTGAGGGTAGGGTTGACCATCTTCCGTAAGGGTGTCGACGTGGGACTCTGCGAGGAGGACTCCGCTCGTTGCATCAAACACAATGCCTCCTTCTTTGTTCATTGTGATAACCATAACGCCTATTTTATCAAAACGCATAGTTACGGCTGCCTCTTGCTCGCTTGACATAACAGGAGCAAGTGTTTGTTTAACAGTAAGCTTAAGATTCTTCTTGATGTCAAACCGCCCGGTCATGTAAAGAGCAAAAGTAAACGCTACTGCTCGCGCTTGCTCATAATTCTGCATAGCAAGTATTTGGGGACGCTCTTTCTGCTGCTCAAGTGTCGCTTGCGGAATCGGGGTTAATAAATACATGTCTGTGGCATCTGCTTGCTCGTCTGTTAGATCAATGTTGCTAAGCAACGCGTTCTTGTTTCCCATGTAGTGAGCATCTGACTTGTCGTTGATGAGTCGTAGCGCCGAAAAAAGAACTGTTCCTTTCTCTGCTAACTCCGGTTTCTTTGCTCTTTTAGTTTGTGTCATGTGACCCTCCATCTGTCATGTCCCATAAGGTAGCAACCGTTTTGCACCCAGGTATAACATAACGTAGTCTGTTATTTGAAATTGATAGGCCTCCTGATACATCGGATTCTTTCGACATATACCAGTCAATAGGGCCGCTTGTTATAAACTCCTGAAACGCATCGCCGTCCACTATCTCAACAGCTCGTACGTTAAGCACATGCATATTGAACAATGCCGCCTTTGTTGACCTATCGGTTATGCGTGTGCCTTTATCGTAAACATCGTTCGCCAGCATAGAACGCACCATATCTTCCTTCACTTGACGCACATCGGGAAATAACTTCATAAGTATTCCCTTCTTCTCTCCGTCATCTCTATCGATAAGTTCCATAAACACAGAATGGAGGAATTTATGGTCACGGCTCCGGTGTTGGTATTCTAGATCAGCTGTCTGTGTTAGTTTAGATATCTCATCCTGCTCTGCGTACACCGCAGCATTATCATAGGTAAGTATTGCGAGGTAGCTACTCTCCTTTTCGGTACTCTCAAGAGAGTTGGTAGGATCGGTTGGGGTAAGTCTGCGCTTTTTGATTGGTGTCATACTAAGGTCTCCATATACTCTTTTATTTTGCGTATCCCTGCCGTCTTCTTTGTACTTACATTTATTCCAGTAGCAACAATAAGGCTGTTGTACTTTGTGGGGCTCCTTCGAGGATTACTAGCGTATGTTGTATAATTACTGAATAGCTCCGCTGCTCCGACATCGCTACTGAAATGAAGTAAGGCGAGCATCGTTATGCGTGTGAGAACAGGTGTTACTTGCACCTTATCTAGGTGTCCTGCTGTAAGGTTTTCTTTATGAATCTCAGCACATAACCACCCGAACCGGCACTGATTGAAGTGCCTGCACCCTTTCCCGTTCACCGTACACGCCGCATGCATAGACTTTGCTAATTGCAAGATTCCTTGCTGTTTAGTCAATGCAAATTTCTTCTTTTTCTTCACGGTAACGACGGGGTTAAAATAACCTCTATCCTCCATGATGCCTCCATGTCAAAACAAGATACGATATACTGCCTCGGCATGTCTTTTGTGTCAAGTTTTTGTGTTATTTATTTTTAAGAGCGTCTCGCACTTGGTAAAAAGTAGATGCGGTTAACATTGTCATGGGTAGAGCTTTGTACATTAAGTTTGTGCGGCCTTTGTCTTCGTCCAGTATAACCTTGAGTTTCTTCGCAAACTCAACCTTACCTTTTGAAGAGTATATAGCTGGGAGTACGTGGTCAAATATCAATTCGTTTGTCTTCTTCAGCCTGAACTTGAGTGCTGTGTTAGCTCCATCTAACAGCTCAGGTAAACTTCCCTCTACAACTCTCCTATCCGGGAAGTAGTCGGTACCGTCCTTGTATACTGACATAGCGATAACATCGGCCACTTCTGTTGATAGTGGGGAAAGGTCGTGGGGTACTTTTAGTAAGTAGCACAACACCACATACGCTTCTGCGTATTGAAATGCTGGGCTGTACAGCGCTTCAGCGTAATTAGGGTTCATGCCGAGTACTAACTGAGATGCGCTCTGAAAGACATGTGGGTCGTCAAACACAATCGACGGGTTTAATGCGAGGACCTGTATCAACGAGAATATATCTGCTAGCTTTCCCGGAAGAGGCTCCCCTACTTCGTCGGAATACTCCTGCGCAACGTAATCAAGTTCGAGCGCGTGCTGTTCATCATTCGAGAAACTTGTGACAAAGGCCTTGTATAATTTAGCAAAGCTTACTGTGGGGTTTTCTTTACCATATGCCTTTATGTAGGCAATGAACTTGCCCATACTGTCGTCTCTAATGATGTCGGTAGCCATGTTAGTCCTCTTCTACTATGGAGTCCTCATGAAGTAGACCCTCGTCTGGCTCTAAATCAGAAAAGAGTGGAACAATGAGCCTTGCTTTAAACAACTCTGCGAGTTCCGGATCTTTTTCGCTAACAGACGCAATAAGCTTCATGAAACTTCTCAGTTTATCAATAGTGATAGAATGTTTATCTTCATCATAAACGTAATTAGCAAGTGACGGTGTATACTTCGAGGTCGCTTCTCGCTTCGTCATGCTATGTAATTTTGTTAAGTCGACAGGATGCCCGGAAACATGTACGATAGCCTCACTCACCGCTGGTATCTTTGTGTTGTATACCATTTCGTGGACGGTTCCGTTCTCAGGATCTTCATCGAGAACTTTAACAAGGGCGTCGTGCAAGGCTTTCTGCTCTTTGCTGTTGTTCAGAGTCACATCACCTTCTTCTGTTACTCTCTTCTGTACTGCCTCGCTCAACGCTTCTAGCTCTCCTGTGTCATCAAGCATTGCTCTCATTGTGTCAATTGTACCTTTCAGTGCGATAAGGTCTGTGTGGGTAAGGCCTACTTTCTGCAGGTGTGTGTTGGTGAGCATGTGTTTATCGTACGCTATAAGCGCGGCCTTCTTCTCCATCTCAGTCAGTCCTAAATAGTTACCCTCCAGAGAGGCAATCTTGTCAGACACCTCTGACACGGCTAGAGCATCTTTCTCTCCACCGTCATTGTGGCTGATAGTCACATTGATGAGTTTATCTCCATCACGGACGGTTATATTACCATCTTTAGCGTCTTCAATAAAAGCAAGAACTTTCTCGGTAACTTCATCTCCGAGATCTTCTTTTGCCTCTTCTGTGACACCTTCGACAATATCTTTATCCATGTGACTTTCTTGTGCCTTTGCGTAAAGCAAGGATAGGATAGATTCAAGCGGGTCAGCATGCATTGGGAAGTCATCCCCTGTTACCATGTGTGGATTCCCGAATCCCTGAGCCTCAAGAAGATGCTGTCTAATACCCATTCCTTGTCCACCGAGTAACCTTGGGCCAATCTCTTTGTGTAAGGTTCGTACTGACTGTATGCTTATGCCGTTTGGTGTAAGTGTTACTTTCGTCTCACCGGGGTCTCTGTCAGCATCACTTGTAAGTCCGGGAAGCATTCCCGGAGGTAATATTCCACCAAGCATTCCGTCTATCATCATATCCGGGATGTCTGCTCTCCCGCAACCTTCCGGCATTCCACTAATAGCACCTTGCGGTACAAGCTGACTCAGTAGGCTGTGCAGCCTTGTTAAATGCCTATCTCCTAATGGTCCAACGACCTTAACAACTTTTACCATCTGTCATACCCTCCGATAGTATTCATCTTAATTATAGCCTAAGCACTACATTCCGCTGAGTGTGTTGAATGAGTGTGTTATTGTCACGGGTGAACCGCCTGTATCATCTACATTGAGTTCAATCCTAACAACAAGCTTACTTCCGCCTATAAATGAAGCATCTACTGATGATGCTCTGAGACGCGGTGCTATATCGCTATAAACAGCACGTAGCGTTTTTAAGGCACTGTCAACATCGCTAGTAACCATAGCGCGGATATTTGCACCCTCTTCTTTCCGAGCAAGCAATCGCTGGATAGCGGAGTCTGACGAGAAGAATACCCGGTAGACAAAGTCATTCATTATGTCCTGTAGTTCAAGGTCTACGTTGCTTCCATCTGTATACTCTATCACAGGGTGTGTTCGGTCGCTTTCGGTATATCGTAAATCAAGCATAGTATCACTCATAACACCCTCCTGTAGTACACCATTATTATAGGCTCATTTCTTCTCTCTTGAGTCGTAATTATATGTCCTCTCCATCATGTCTGCTGTAATGTACAAATATGCCATAGGTAGGCCTATTGTATTTGACCTGTATTTGAGGCCTTTCTGAAGCATTGATGGGGTAAATAGGTTTGCTTTGTCTAGTGCTTTTATCTTCATCCGTATGAATTGGTTTATTTCAGCGATGTGGTACTTCTCAGACACCCACATGCGAGAATCAGATGATCCGATGTAACTCATGTTGTAGGCTTTGATGAAGGTCTTTGCTGTGAGCTTCCCGCCATAAGTCTTGTCGATATGGAAGCAACTATCTATAAACTCATACAGACCGTTAGTTGCAAGGAGACGCTCCTCCATATTTCCGATCATATCAGGTGTGACAAACATATCTACGCCTTTGTTCTCAATGGATAACCTATTTATGCGAGACGCAGTTATTATTTTATGCCATATACCAGGGCCCTCCTGTGAGACTATTTTGTCATGGAGATTTGGAACAACATCTTTTGGGTGAACTATATTTGTTAGTTGGCAGTAAAGTACGCGTCTCTTGAACGCAGTAGCTTCTCCGGTCAACTGTGGTATTCTGTTTGTGTTGATGATGTGGCTTGATTTTGGGTAGACGTCTTCAGGCTGTCTGTAGAGTACTTTAACCGGGACGGGTTCGCCTGTCACTAATGTCTTAAATATACTCCCTAGATCTTCGCCTGAAGCGTCTGGTGTTATGTTAACAAGTTTATTATATACATTTGCTCTAGCCTGTGCTCCTTCATTAGTCTTTGCTGATAGTGAGTTAATATCAGCAACGGTCATTATTTCGTCTTTCCCGAGTAATCTCTCAAACACTCCCGCAAGCACGCTCTTTCCGTTTGACCCATCCCCGACGAGGAAAACCGCCCTACTGTCACCAGCTGGATCGTACAACATGTGTGATACGAAATAAGCGATAATCCTCTTGAACTTGTTCTCTCCGTCATCCATGAACTCCATAAACTTATTGAGAAGAGGTGTCGGCATCTTCATGTAAGATTGTGTGTGTCTGTCCAATAAGATGAGGTCTTGCTTCTCAGATCCTATGGCAACTTGCATAACGGGGTCAGGTTCTGTCGGTAATGTCGCCCCTATATGATTCGCATTCGGCGCATCATAGCAGACATTTGTGTTGCTAAACCTTATAAACTTACGTCCTGTACTCTCTTTCACACTGTTAAGTATGGACTTATCGAATCGCATTGTTCTTGGTAAGCTGAAGATACGTAATAAGGCGTCCTCGACACTGCTCCCCATGGAGGAGTGTTTGTGTGTAGTCTTCCCGAGGAGCAGCTCGATAGACGCCAAGCCTCGCACTGCCGTAGACAGGCGCTGCTTTACTGTTTGAGTAATAAGCTTTGCTGGAAAGCCTAACTCAGTTGCACGTTGCCCTATAAATGCATCAATTTCTTCCTTATCGGAGAAACCGACACGAGGGGCCGTTCCGTAATACTCTGAATACGGGACATGCAGATTATTGTCAATAAGAAACACCTCAGGAACTCCTAGTTGACTTCCTGATGTTCTTATGTGGTAGATTAAACGTTGTTCTGCGAGTATGCTCTCAGCAAACAACTTTGCTATTGTGTTGTTGCGGCTCGCCTCGTTCTCAAATGAGCCTTTGCGGAAAAAGGGGAAATAGAATGATTTAGGAAGGTACTCAACAAGGATTTGTATTGTCACATTTCCGTATTGTTCCTTATTCTTCTCCTTCGCAACAGCTCGTTGTATCGCATATCTGAGAACTGCGAAGCTGGACAGAACGAGCTTGTAGTACTCTAGTGCGAATGGGCTTATTGGTTTCTTTCCTCCTTTCTTATCAGACTTCGATGATAGAAATATTGTCTTGTATTCAACAGGGGCTTGGTCTGCTGAGTGTAGATCGTTCATGTAAGCAATAAAAAAGAGGAAGTATTGGGCTTCATATACCGTTGTTGGTAACGAGGCGTAGAGCCCCAACCTACGTTTCTCGGAATCCAACAGCCGCATCACAAGAGACCCATAATCTTGGCTGTCTCCTGTTCCCCAATCCTGACATATCATCATCTCATCACGCGACCAGAAACTCGGGTTACTATCCCCTTTGCGGGTCGGGCTCTTCATAGTTACAAAACCTTTGTCTGATGTCTGCTCAATAGTTGATATATCGTGGTTTAGGAAAAGGAGTATCGACGAAATTGTTATGTGTTTCTTTATGTAAGAGTACATTAATGAGTTCCGCATAATATCAGGCATGCCATTGCGATTAACACTGTTATTGTTTTTGTCGCTCATGTCAAGTAGCTCAAGAAGGGATCCTGTGTTTGTTGATGCTGTGGCAGGTGCTGATAAGTCCTTTGTTTGTGCCCGCACAAGGATATCGGATAAGAATTGGCTAGGCGCCAATAATGTGTTGTAACGTATGATCTCAACGGGTTTCTTCGGGGTTGATTTTGGGTTCTTTGTGAACGGCATACGGTTGTTCCTGGATATGTTAGAACAAGCCATGTCGTATACCACATGTTTCCCGGCAAACTGCATAACCTCTTGTGCAAACACTTCGTAATGTCGTTTGTATGTATCAACACTTTCGGGGAAACTGCCGTCACAAGGGAATAGGTATACAATATGGTATCCGTGCCCTGTATATAGTACCATGTTTGGTTCCGTCTCATCTTGTACAGTATCGAGATCTACGAGGTGGTTTAGGACGCTTACGATTTCATCGGGAGACGCTTTGCTAACAACCCACTTAGCGAACGCTTCTCGTGAACCAAGATTCTCTTTCCCTACAGCTGCGGCCGCGGGAGGTGTTGACGCAACGAGTTCGTGTTGATCTTTCAGATCGATATCGATATAAAGCATCGGCCTGTACGTTATGTCAGTAGCTCGCGCTGATACCCGGCGTAGGTCGCTTGTTTTGGCGTAAGCCTCAAGTATAGCTGATGTGGTCATCTTATTGATCTCAACAACACTTGTGCCGTTATCTTCTTGCGCAGCAGAATTCCTAAGAATACGCTGCCTTACCGAATTACAGAACTTATCTGTGTCTGCAAAGGCATACATAAGACCGTTACTTGAGTACTTATCAATAATGCTAGCGACACGATCGGGGGTGAGGTCTTTTGCCTGCACTACCATTTTTGTCTCATGGGAATAAGTACTGTCTGAGAAAATTATTACTTGTTCTTTTTGGGAACAACTGCTTACGCAGGTCGAAAACTCTTCGCAAAATCTGCGAATAGGAATTGAAGGGGAAACCATACAAACACTCCATCAGTAAGGAACAGACTACACACAAGAAGATGATAGTGTATGTGAAAATTTAAGTCAAGGAAATTCTGAAATTATTTAGTGTTTTTTGTAGAATGGGATTAGGTGGTCGTTAGACGAGGGGTGTTCCGTTAAGATAAGCTTTGTATTGAGCCATAAATCCGTTGTCTGACTTACCATAACTCAGATCATTGATTATACTGAAGTTAAGTGGGACTTCTTTTGATGCGACGATATTAACGTTTGGCTGGAACTGAGATTGTCCACCCGCTCTCGTTGAATCATTCAGTCCACCTTGTAGTCTACAATTCTCATAGTAGGATACAATAACTCCCTCGTTACCTTTTGTGAGTGTGATGCGAAGAATACCGAACTCCATTTCGTAGAACTCAGAGTGTGCAAAATTCATAAACAAGTCGTCTTTACTCATCGCTACGGGTTTGAATCCAGAAGCGGTATCCGTCCCACCATCACTAATGAAGTGATCAACAAGCGATCCGTTGTTATACTGGATTATATCATAGTACAGGCGCTTCAGTAGTGTGTACTTTGATGAAGGTGACTCTGAGCTTCCGGTTGTGGCTCCTGTTGATGATGTAGGGTCGCCTGACACTAGGCTGTAGGCTCCTAGTCCGATTGACACAGAACCGTGCGTAGATGGTGTAGTGAACGTCTCAGGTGATCCGATTACGGGGTACTCCCCGCTGCCTGTCCTACTAGTTGTTACAGTGAACGTTGTGGAGAACGACAAAGGTGTTATTACGTGGTTGGTTGATCCTTGGGATGTTGCTACATCGTCTAGTCCTAGTTGGTTTGTTCCCAACAAGGCAAATGTAGGTGGTCCGGAAAAGATCATTGTTTTGTCTGCTGTTGTTGAGCGAAAAGAGATATCTAGTCTATCCTGCTCGCTAATGTCGAAGTATTGTGCTAGTCCTTTTGCCATCTTATGCCTCCGTTGCAACTACGGCGTCTGTTACAGTCACGTAGTTATCAATAGTTATTAGTTGATCCTGCGGCGATACGCCGTATCTGATAACAAGGCCATTTGGTATAATTGTTATCTCTGCAGCTGTTGCTTTTGCAAGAACTGTTCCGAGGTGTTTGTAGTAGCGGCTCAGATTTCTTCTGCGGAGAGCTTCAAGACGAAGTCTGATCTCCTGAATAACATCTTCAACAACGTTGTTTTTGCCAAGGAACTGTTTTGTAATGAAATAAATGTCTTTTGCGTACAACGCGACGGGTTTGATTTTGGGTAGCGTCCCATTCAGAGATGTCCCTTGTTTGAGGCCGCAGCTAGCATCCCGTATGCAGTATGGCTCAGGAATAGCTCCGAGTGTTGATGTGAGTACGTAGTACCCTGCTGACACTAGTTTGGTGAAGCCTTCCCGTGAGAATACAGAGGTTGTCCCATTAACGCGCCCATACCCGAACCCTGAGATTACAACAGACGTGAGAGGCTGGTGTGGAGGAGTACTGATAGATGGGGCAAACATGAGTATTCCGCTAAACATGTTGTCTAAGCTAATCTGCTTTTCTGTATCTGATCCAACAGGTGTGTATTTGTATTCAATAGTTCCTGATAGGATCTTAAATAACCACATGTTGTCTGAGTTCTGAGAGTTGTACATGTAGTCTGCTGTCTCTACGGAGTTCATGTGTTTTACAGCAGTTATGTGTGTTACAGGTCTTGCTGTGAACACTGAGTTTGTTTCTACAAACACAACATAATTCAACCCTATGTCAGATGACACTGTGAGGGGTGGTAGCGCTGCTCCTGTCAGTGGAGTGAGATTAACGATCGATCCTGGGATAAGTTTTGCAGCAAGATCTACACCAGTAACACTTGTGGTGAACATGTAGTGATCACCAATTGTCGTGTCTAGTGTTCCGGCCATCCCTTCGTTATTGAATATCACATCATCGGTAACTATTTTTGTTGGGTTCATCCCAATTCTGAATCGAGAGTTGTCAGGGTCGGCTTCTTGTTCCAACCATGTATCAAATACACCTCGGTAATCATCCACAAGGAGGTATACCTGGAAGATATCAATGTAGTTTGACAGGATCCCTAAGCCGTCGTTTATGCCTTGATCTGTTGATGTGTCAATTGGCATAACGTACATTCGAGTCGTTCCTATCATATCCATTGATCGTTGACAAGCAAATCCGAGTGGGTTGCGAGGATCAGCGTATCCTATCTTGCTGAGGATATCACTATCGACGAGAATAGCGTTGTTAAAAATAGTGGGGTCGCGGTTCTCTGCAATATACCCAAGGTAAACATCACCTGTTATTAACAAACCATCATCGGCGCCACACCAAGCAGTGTTGCAGAGTTCGTGGTACTGCCCAGACGCGTATCCTCGGATTATCTTCTTGTCGGTGTATGCGTTTTGCGTACCGTCCAAAGAGGCTTCTGTTGTTGTTGGATTTACAGTTGTGACGAGATCTCTAACGTCATCTGATTCTTCATCATATACAAAAGAGAACTGCGTTCTAGCGGTAAGACCTGTTGCAAAAGTTGATGTGCTTGAAAAAGGTTTGTCTGTGAGTGTTATAACACCATTAGCTTCGACAGACTTTTTAACTCGGTCGATTCTAGTTGTAACAAGTGTTCCTCCAGTATCAACCTCTCCTATAGTGGCTGTGGACTCGTTTGTAATGTAGGTGTGCAGAGCGGCTATGTACTCGGTATCGCCAGCTTCCGTACTTGCTACATATGATGGTACGTAGGTCGCTGGTGCCACAGTTCCGGTTACAGCGGGAGCATCAAAAGTGTTGTCTGTTGTGGTGAATAAGTCGCCGCCATACAGTCCCATAAGAACACTATGCACTTCAACAGAGGATGCACCTAGGATATCACTCGTACTGAGCCCTGTGTAAGCAATCTCGACGGTTGATGTTGCGTCCATTATGTCGGTGGCTAATAGCGTTATTGACGCTTTCATATAGCCAGGTCCTACGTAAGGCACAGAGGAACTCATAAGTTCTGCTGTTGTTGGTGGTGATGTTGGGACGACAGGTGCCACAACTCCTGCAGCTGTCGCTGTGAACAACTGTAGCGTATTATTTGATATGGTTCCTGTGTTTGTTCCAGGTGCTGTGGTGAGATCGCGATCTGACAGTAAGTAGTGATCTACTGTTCCTCCGGCCTTTGGAGTAATAACAACTACAAATGACCCAGGCACGGCAAAGGCATCCGGCATCGGGATTGCTATTGTTAGCACGGATCCAGAGGTGTATAACACACCCTCAGATCCAGTAGCAAATGTATTTGGGTCTGGGGTTACGACTGTTTGTGAGGAGGTGTCTGTTACATCTTTGCTTGTGAGTACGCACGTTGAGTAAGATAGTGGAATAAGCGTGTGTCTATTAGTTGCTGGGATTACACTGGTGTTCAAAGACCGATACATAGCAAGGAATTGAGTTGATCTATCATACAACGAAACTGTATCTACGTCGACTTCTGAATAATCCCGGAGGTTTGGGTAGGAGGTTAGCGGGACTGTTATTGAGGTACTCTTGGTAACATCGTACTTTAGGTCTAAGTTTGTATCTGCGTCAGCAGGTACAAAGTGACCGTCGTCCTCGGCAGAGCCGGGAACAATGTGTAGGTCCTTGCTTTCTCCGAGAATAATACCCGAATAAGTGATTTGGTTGATGGCTACTGAGGCCGGCTTGTACTCTAGGTATACTCTCGAGATCGGGATCAAATCATACATGGCATTCTCCGTTTAATAACTGCTCACAGACCAATTATAGCACAGGAGGCTAAAAGACGCTACAGGGAGTATTTCTTGTAACCATTGATGTTGGCAGGGTCACTTGTTCCGAAAGAAGATGCAATTTCATTGTATCTTGTTTGAAATACATTTATGATGTTCCTGTAAGCCGCAGCTGCTGCGTCCGCGTCTGTAACTGTAAGAAAGACGTCAATCCGCATGTTCGACACAAAGAAAGGAGTATCTACTAACACAGGACAAGGTACGGCTGCTGTAGGACACACAATGGTCACATCTCCCAGTTCTAGATCTTTCGGTGCGATAGGTGTTCCTACTGCAGGATCCGTATTGGCAGAGGTTGGGAAAAACAGCCTGGGTGTTTTTAACCAAGGCTCCGCTCCAGCGCCAACCAGAGATCCATTATCTGAGAAATCTTCAACAGTAGCAACTCGTCCAGGAACCAAAGAATCCTCGACGAATTTAGAACTAGCTACTGCACCCCTACTCTCAATAAGGAACAGATTTAACAATGGAGAATCACCAGGATCAGTTGCGTGAATAGGTATCGTAGTCCCTTTTTCACGAACCTCAGAGATAACTGTTGTAACAAGGTAGTAGTAGCGAGAAGTTGCCCCGGAGCCTAACGTCACACCTTCCCTTCGCTGACTGACTGTATATTCTATCTCACGCATCACCATAGCACAACCTCCTGCAGTTCACATAAATGATAGCAAGAGGAAATGTAAGGTCAAGAAAACAACAAAAAATAAGACATTCCTAAAAACATCAATAATCCTATGTACGCGGGTGGCGCGGTATTAATTCTTACGCGCGTTCGCGCCGGCGTAACTATTCTCTATATATTTTTTTCTTTCTTTAAAAAAGTTTTTTTCTGAGAGAAAACTTTTAAAAACGTGATTTTAGTCCCCAAAGAAGCTAAGTGTTCGATATTATTACAACCGGTTGGGGACTACTCGGGGACTTACTCTAATATTCGGGGACTTATTCCTCTTATTCGGGGACTTACTCCCTTATTTCGGGGACCTCACTTTTGCAAAGTAGCATTAGTTGTATACTTTAATTATCACCTTTTACAAAACACTAAGTTTTATTAAGTATACATTTCAAGGAAGTAAACGGAACGTGTGCAGAAAATAGCGTGTTTTACAGAACACTCAGTCCCCGATTTTGGTGAGTAAGTCCCCAAATATGAAAGTTACTCCCCAAAATCTACACAACAATCCCTAGATTTTTGGCGTATTTCTCTTTATTTCGTAAAGTATTCTTACAGAATTGTGTTTGTATTTATTCTTCTTACGTATATTTTGTTCTTGTTTCCTTTTTCTATTATGGTATCCAGTGCTAGCATTAGGTCTTTGTACTCTATTTCAGTTTCCGGTGGACTCTGACCGTTAGACATTTCTAGCATTGCTACTCCACGCCTTGTTATGGTTGTCCCTTTACTGTCTTTTATTTTAGACAATGCTTCTTTTGCGGACCTCTCCATATTCTCAGCTCTCGCTTCCAGCCTCTTCTTAGCATCGCTCCATTGATCACCTATATTGTCTGCTTCTTTCTTCACTTGTTGAGCTAATGTGCCGATTTCATCTATCGCGGACAACATGTTTAACATGGTCTTAAGCATGTCTGACCCTCCCAAAAGAAGGACCCCTCCATACACGTATCTCGTCATGTTATTTTCAGCAAACACTTTATTTATTAATGTCTTAGCTTCTGTAGGATCTCCGTTTATTACACCTGCAACCATACCCATCCCAGGCATATCTAACGCGTCCTTCATTCTTTTAAGAAGATCTAATAAATAGTCTTTTAATATGCGGTTTATAAGCGCCCTAACCATCTCTGTGATAGACACCACATCCTTTGTTATGTCCATAGCATCGTCTATAATATCTATCGCAAACTCACCTACTGCGTTTATATCATCGACAATCTCGTATATAGTCTTAACTACCTTCTTATTCTTACCAAGTAGCTCCTCCATTGTAACAGATGCAAGTGATCCTCCTCTCCAGCGTTTTGCACTGTGGTCGTCCGTCCACATATTGCTTTCTTCATCAGCCTTTTTGTTGTAACCAGCTACAGGAATAGCATAGTAATTACTTACAGGGGTGTACTCAATCCGATACTTGCTTGCGTAGTTCTCCATATAGTCCGTCACGAGTGTTACTATATCATCCTCACTGATCTCATCACCCTTTAATATAATGTCGCTAGGTAAGGCATATTCTTCTGAAGGCACCACATGTATAGCAACACTATAGTCGTAGTCTTCCAACTCAAGTTCTTCTTTATCGGTATCTGATAGTTGTATCGAGAATTTAGAAGGTGTGTAGCCTGAAGGGAGTAAGCCGCCTATAGCGATCTTCTCCTGTATATCACTATACTCGAATGACAACTTGCGTGTGTAGTATGAGGCGTTAACGTCACTGGGGTTAGACCCCATTTCCAACAGTGTTAACCACGCTTTTGTTTGACTAAATGTAGTTATTGCCAACATATGCATTATCTCTTCTATATACTCATCAGCGAGTTCTGCATCAACCTCCATACTCGCTGCTCCTAACTGCGTCGTTATTCTACTAAGGTAGTACCCTCTCTCATCAAACGTAAGGTTTTCTGTCGTTGCTACCGCTAGGTCAACAGGAGGAAGTATCGCCATAATGTCATGTTGCATATTTCTATATAATACTATCTTCTTCGTCTTACTAGAGTCTTCCTTTCCTACCCCTACGAGTGTTATTGCCGTTATTGTAACTTTAGTATTATCCGGCAACACCAATGTCACATCAAATGTGTTCGAGGAAGCCACATACTCAGCTTGTTTCTTAAGCGCATTAACAGATACATTATCAACAACACCGCCGTCTGCACCGACCTTTATTGCACTTCTATTCTTATAAGACAACAAAACAGATTCCCCAACATCAGCGTCATTTTCTCGCACAGTATCTATGGTGGTAGATGCGTATGTTCCTGTCTTAACGCTATCAACCAGTACTTCAGCCATCTTAGCGATAGCATCTTTCCTTTCCGCAGCTAAACGCTTCTGTTCGTTACGCAATCTTGACCTATCCTCTTCGGTTAACGCACCTTCTAATTCAGTATACGTCTCCTTTAATCTAGCACTGTGTTTCTTTAACATTTTAGATATTTTAGCTATGTCATTTGTTACCATATTTGAAGCATCGTCAATGGCATCCATTAAAGCATCCGTGCTAAATGCCGGGAGATACAGTGGAAAAAATACAAAACCCCACACCCTATCGCCGGATGGTTTATTCTGCCACTCGGTAAGAACCTCCTCTAGGCGAGGATCAAATCCCCTAGCCATAGGTATGCCCCACCGGTTCTTCTCTGCAACGAATGCAGTAACCTTTATCTCTCCTCCTGCCTTTATGCTCATAAACATAGCAACTGCTTTATTCATGATTGCTAGCACTGTTTGTATTGTTGTTTTTGCAAGGAGTAAGGCAGGGTCCGAGTACGCCGTTATAGCATCCTCTACCATTAACAACGCTGCATTAGCTTCGTCAATACCTAACATGAGCACGTCGATTGCTTCCGGCGCCTTGTCAATAAGTATTGTCAAGGGACCCAACAAACCCTTCTTCACAGCTTCATTCAAGATTTTTCCAGCGGGGTCAAAAGACACCCACTCAGAGAAAGACTCAAGATTACCTTTACTTAATTGATCTCCGATTCCCATATCGCCTCCTAAGGCAGTGATCCGTTAGGTACAAATGAAGGTAGTTCGATGTAACTATTAACAACAAACGGAGCATTCGCATTGTAGTTTATAAGGAGTGTTTTTAGTGGGTCTAACGCTGACAGTGGGGCGCAGAGAGGATTCTTTGATGCCGCACTTATCGCAGTAAGCATAGCGTCGACTGTTTTATATAATGAGTCGAGTGATTTCTGCGTCGCATCACCATTGGCAACATGCTCACCCTTACCAAGCAGCTCCATACTCATACCTTTAACTTTAACAGACCCATCCATCCCTTTGAATGACATCCCACTTAACATACCCGCCTTCATATTAATATCACCACCACTCCCGTTATTACCTTTTGCATTTATAGCTATGTTCTGGCCATCAAGCCTAAGGAGTACGGTTCCCATAAGGGACATCGTCTGCCCGGTTAGTGAAAATACCTTCATCGCCGACATTATAATACTCTGACCAGATAACGCAGCCTCCCCACCCACCATAACAGTAAGCCCCTCCTTAATATCAATAACAGCTTTCACAAGTTGTGATCTAAGTGATTTAGCCAGATTGACCGCTATGCTATCGTCTGCTATACTGTGGTTAAACACTTCATGCCCAAACATTGATGCTACTATACCGCTCTTTGTAACCGTTAGTGATATCATCTCGCTATCCAACGCTATCTTAAGCATGGAATTCGTATCACTGGAGAACTCTAACTTACCTATCTTCATCTTTACCACAGGAGTAGTATTCCTATCACTCAATACCGACACATCAATAGAGTCTCCATCAAGTATTCTCATCTTGCGAGCAAACAGAGTAACCGCATCTGCTGTACCATCGAAGAGTATTCTACTAAAAAGGGACGCTCCGATAATACTCTTAAACCCTCGTAGTAGATACATGAACCCTGTTCCTGGTCGCTGGAACAATTCATCACCTTCCCGCACAGCGGCAGACTGCCTATTATCATACACAACAGGGGCAACGCTTGCTTTTGCTCCTGGAACAAAGTCCTCACCGAGACAATTGCGTTCGTACGCAATAACAGCTGTCACAATCCTATCCTTCGGATCGTACGCAACAACACAGTCTTTTGTAACCCCTTGCACATTTATAGGTACCGTAAGATTAGCTACCTGTGTTCCTGAGCTAGTATCAACAATCGTTACCATACGACTCTTAACTTCTGAGTAAAGTACTATTCCAATCATGTAACGTACCCTCGATGTACCGTTGTATTTGCCTCCCATAACGGAGCATAACCACTATACACAGAATTAACAAGGAACTCAACTATATCATCCCTAACTTGATCTACATCACCTTTTGAATGGGACATAAGGAACTGTTCTGCTAAGAGATCTTCAGGCAATGCTCTCCATATAGGAATGCTAACCGCAGGCATCCCAAACTCCCCAGGATACATGAACAAAGACTTCTCTACCAAGTAGTCTTCAAGCATACGCGCTGAGCACCCATTCTTATATATATAATTACGCGCGCGCGCTTTATATATAGAGAGTACATTTAACATTGCGAAGAATCCATAATATCTAAGATCGCCGGTATTTGGTGAAATGAAGGATCCGTCTACCATATTAAGCAGGTAGTTATTTGCGTCTAAACCCCCTTCAATGAGGTCCTTCACGGCCGGAGTAGCACCATTGTTTCCGTACGTATAATACCGAATAGAGCGCTCTTGATTCTTGTACATAGGCTCTTTCTCTGTTACTATATAGTTCATACTACCAAGCACAAGGAGACGCATTGTGGTGTCTCCTCTGTAGATAGGGAACACCGAACTACTGCTGATAGGAGAGGGACCACGATAATCAACATGGTTTGCATACATAGGTACCGACACCCCCGCACCAAAGGGCGGCCTTACATCTACAATCCTACATACACCGTGGGAGTACACATTGTTTGATTTGCTTGCGTAGGGATAAAATAAAGACACCCGTATAATCATCTCGCCTTCGGGGTGCTCAGAGCTCCCACGATACACGCCCTCTCTATATACATTAACCATCACTGCCTCACTATTTTACTATATCACTCAATTCAGTGTTTTCGCTGGTATACACGATCGAGAATGTTTCAACATCTTTATGGTTATTGGTAAGACGCGGAACAGACTGCAGCACCATATCCTTAAACACATAGTCCCCAATAACAATATCTACAGGAGGATTACCAAATGAGTACCAGGTATCAAAAAAAGAGGTGTATATATCAAGCCACTGTGTGTCGTATGTATTAAATGCGAGGTTATCTGTCAGTATGAGGGATGGGTTTGTCCTTCCTCTTGTTACTTGCAGTAACCGAGCATGGCTCAGTGGGTGCATAGATGACGCAGTCCTCGGTGGGTTAAACTGCACAGCTCTTGGGTACAATTTAATATAAATACGAGAGTCGTCGCGGTTGTTTCTATCCGTGTTTCCTAGGTCCTTGCTGGGATCCGGCTTGTAGAACCCCCCATCAATTGTACTATCCCGTAGTTTCTTAACCCCGCTCTCATACACGCGGGACACCACACCACTGCGAACCAATGCTGTCATTATGGCACTTCCCGATGTAATAGGAGCTTCGTTATGTATCATCCTAGCAGACTTCTTAGTATCTATGCGAGAGTGTTGGTAAATAAACATAGATGATTGTGATGCCACATTACTATAGGTTTGCATCAAGCTATCTAACTCACTTATTTGAGCATCTGACAACTGACTACCGGACAGCATGAGAGTTACACCGCTCTGATTATTCTTCTTTAATATCATAGGCTTAACAAACTTTGTTATTTGAGCAAGCGCTCGAGAACTAGTGAGATCAACACCATCGCCTGAGGAATCACCATCACCCCACAAGTAGCTTGCATAATCTTTCTGAAAAGCAACCACCCTGTTTGCAGAGTTAAGGGTTAACTTCTTAATAGTTGTACCTGTTTTACTATCGGCACCGACGCTATCAAGCAGCGGTGAACCTGTTGTAGTCGCCACCCTCGGATACAGTATATGCATTTCTCACCTCGAAAAAATAAAGGACCTCGATTGCTGCTTTAATTATAGAGTAAGCCCCCTGCATTGCAAGGGGCTAAACTCTTAAGACGCTTCTTTGATCTTCTTTTTCTTCTTGGCGGTCTTAGCAGTAGCAGCCTTCGCCGTCACTACTTTTGCCCTCTTTTCCTTGTCTTTATTCGCCTGTTCACGTGCTCGTTCTTCTGCAGCTTCCCGAGCAAGTGCCGCTGCCAGCGTATTTCTCATACGAGCATACCCCGTTGCCCCTTGCGCAATGACTTTTGAGTGTATGCTCGATCCGTGGATAGATATACCATCAGTAACAGCTTCAACAACAGGATCGAGGTCCCAGAAGGTTGCCATATCATCCTCTGTTGTTCCAGCTTCTGCTGCAAAGAATTCCACCATGTTAATAGAGGCATCCACATCAAACTCAGTAGTTTGATCATGTTCAGCTGCTAGCTTCCCAGCCAGATCTATTACCTGCTCGTCGGTAACATCTCCATCAGGTATCGTGAGAAGTACTTTCCTGATAGCACCGCGCGTCCTTCCTAGTTTTCTTTCAGGTATGGCGGGAAGGCCGTGATTTCTCAGGGTATAAATCCCAGAGATAGAACTTCCTGTTTCATCTCTGAGCTCGTTAATGCGTGATATATTAGTACCCATTGCCGCTAGAATAGTTTCACGATGAACTCCTTTAGCAGTACTCACGCCACCTAGCTCTGCAATATTCCACAATTTCGCAATCCATCCAGCAACAACCCCGGTGAGGTGTGTGGCCGCCATCATATTCATGGTAGCTGTCTGTGGAACCGGCGCTGTCTCTTCCGTGACAGCACAACTATGTAGCGCATCAGGTACAGTCAAGTCGGCGTTATACACATGCGTATAGTCAACAAGGGGTGTATTAACAGCGCCATTTATAGCAAAGTCAACATCATCATTACCAGCATCGATGTATGCGTAAGATGCGCTAGCGCCACCTCGACCAGCATTCGACAATAGTACTTTAAGCCCTTCTACAGGAAACAATCCAGACGCGTTTATATTGCCGTCGGAATATCTTGTAACCGCCCTGACGTGAGAGGCCTCCTCGTCATCTATGAAATAAACTGCGGTGCGAGCGTCAAAATCTTTTTCCGCCACCGCTTCGATTATCTCTTTGACAGGTTCGATAGATTCAGCAAACCTATCAAATGCAAATTCTCGAGTTTTGCTTACATGTTTATGATAGTGCTTCTCAAGGGTCTTCCTTGTTAGGTTGTTGTCTACACACATTACAGTTATCGCGGCAGCAACTTGCTCGGGGAATAACATCTCCTTAAGGTCCTCGTCAAGATCCCCGTCCGCATTCTCCAACACCAATCTCTCGACCGCCTCTATCCTAATTGCGGGCATATAACCATTCCCAGTATTGAGGTGAGGGTCTGTTTGCACTACCGCGGCTGCGAGTATGCGTTCGAGCTTCATGCGCAGATAATCAACCTTCGTCATGCCTATGGATTCCATACCAAGAAAATGCTGCCGCACCAGGTTGCGTAACTCAATACGATCGTTGTCTATCAAGTTGATAAGCACGGCGCGATCCTCATCTTCGTGGCGCATCCCAATAACAGCTCTCAGTATTTGTTCTGAGAACCAGGCGCCGGTACCCCCAGCGCCTATGATGTTTATAGTAATCGCGTTCATTACTCCGCTTCCTCCGTTTTAGATTGTCCTTTCTCAGCCACTCCCTGAGCAAGAACTGTGTTCTTGTCAAACAGCACCTGCAGTCTGTCCTTCCAACCAACAAGTGCTCCTCTAGCACTCACATCATGAGCTGCGGTGTCTAACAACCTACAGATGATTGCAACAGTAAGGAGTATATTTGCTGCATACATCGCGTCAGCTATAGTATGTATTTCCAACTCGTCAGCAAACTCCTCAATAAGTGGTCTCGGAATAGGCTTAACCAGGTTAGTTGTGAGTGCGGGTGGTGCAATAACTGCTTCCGAATCCGTCGAATAATGTGTATACAGCATACCAGCAACCTTAAGCATATTATCATTCATGACTTTTTCGACAGCACTCCAAGGACGTAAGTATTGAGTTTGCTTAATAAGAGCCTCAACTCCTGGGTGGATTGCATAATGCATAGCGAGGTTGTACACGGTTCCGTAAGAAACAACTTTAGGGTCGATACCCTCTGCACCTACACTATACTTCTCGTATATGTCAACCTCCATCAAATTCGCTTCATACATTGCAACCAGTTCAGCATACACTTCTGTAGGGATATCTTTCGCTGCCCACGAATTCTGTGCCATAACACCAGCAACCGCTTCAATAAAGAGGATATCTATAGCTACAGCATGCACTTGCTCTGTGGCATCAAACTCAGGAACGGCATATCTTTCAATAGCGTCATCAACAACACTCAGCGATACAGGGTAGAACTGCGCGGTGTAATCCTCAACAGGTTTTGCTTCGCCTGTTGCTGGCATAATATCTGCCATCTCCTCTATGTACTCTTCGACAAAGCTCGCTTCTATCTCAAACAGTGTTTCCATGTGTTCCTCAGCAGCGTCAAGTGTCAGTTTGTCTATAGAAAGCTTTTCGTCATTAACACACGACTCTGCTATACCTATGAGGTTAGCAACAACAGAATCTATCGCATCGCCGTCAACGTGAGATTTCACAACGCTCTTAATCGGTTCCAGTTCTGCAATTTTAGGAGCTGGTGTAGTAGCAGTTCTTAACGCAGGTGCCGTGGTGTGAGGCGAGGTTCTTCCAGCGCCGATAGAATCGAACATATCGACTCCTGCATATTGCTCCCACGCGGTTCGATAACCACGATAGTTATTCTGGTAGTTTCCGGTGTATCCTGTGTACCTTGGTGCGTGGAAAAGCTTGTACCCCTTATCTTCAAGTGGGGACTGCTTCAAGAACGCTCTGTGCGCTCCATTTACATTACGAAACAGTGTAGTGTGATCAATCCGCAGGTTTTTGTCGAGATATTTTGATGTTCCAGGAATAAGCGTATATGCAGAGAACGTTGACGCCATGATATCGATGTACAATGTAAGCTCTACCTTTCGCTCAAGTTCGTCTCTCTCCATAAGTGCCAAGCCAATAGGTGCGGTCTCTCCTGACATCTCAAGCTTACTGTCTCCTTTGTGAATATGAACGAGAATCTTAACACCATTGACTACAAGAATCTTTCGTACAGCTGTGAGGAGTTCAACCCCCGCGTTACCAAATCTCGATAAACCCATTTCGGCTTCCAGCTTGGTACGAAGCTCCATAACGTCGAGTGAGTTTGGGACAAAAGCGCAGTCGACAACATCAACATCATTACGGAAGAAGAATCTACCATCGCTACCTTCAATCGCTTCTGCGTAGGATTTAACAACAGCAGCCTTAGGCTTTATCGCATTAGCCGTGTACCCTCCTGTAGCAGGGACCAACAAGGCATTAGTTGGCTGCTTAAAGGACTTGCGTTTATACTTCTTCTTGTGCCCGCCAATAATTCTGTGTAACCACGATCCGCCTGTTCTCTTCAACGCAGCTTGCTCAGCGGCGACGCGTGCGTCTTTTACTTCTTTGTGGCGCTCTATAACAGTATTTATATGCTCAAGAGTAAGCTCATCCAGTGCTTCCTCTGCTGTCTCGGTGAGACGCCAATGCATGTCTGGAACACCGTTTGTAAATGCATCTTTCGGATCAAGAAATTTCTTAACTCCAGACAATCTTACATTCACACCACCAAACTCGTTGCTACTAGGAGAAAACGTAATGTTACCGTAGTAGCGTCCATTCATCTTCTCTGTTGAGGCCTGATCGGGACCGGAAAACATTCCGGGGGCAACACCGAACGGGTGGCTGTGAAATTCTCCAACAATTACTGCATTTGGATAATGCATAAACATGCGCTTAATTGCGGGTATCTCAACCGTATAAAATGCGCCTTGTAGATCTTGATATTCAGGACACACAACAAAGTACTCCCCAGAGTCATTGTCTCGCATAACAAATGCGCACGCCTCTGTGCCGAGCTCGGCAGAGATTTTACCAATAACTTGACGTACTTGAATGAGCACTTCTGTAGGAAGCTTTTCTTTTATCCATGTCTTGACCGGAACCTGAGCTTCTTCTGGAACTTTATACCACTCACCGTCGTGCGGTATAATTTCACTATAGTTGCGATCTGCCTCAATCATGTTAAGTAGCGACACTCCTTCTTCAGAAGTATCAAGCACAACTTGCGGCGTTGACTCAAGAGTGTCTGCTACAGGATACTCTGATATTGCGAGCTCTGATACGCAGGTTACTGCGATGTTTTTCTTTTTTAGCATAGGGATTTCCTCCAATATTTACAAATGTATTTCCAAAAAATAAGCGAGGAGGAGCCCGTTTATATCCGCCAGCAGATATAAACAGGCTCACTCGTTAAGTTACGCGACGGCGCCGGAAGCCTTAGACTTCACGGCCGTACTTGCTACAATCTCCTCTTCATAGGTACGATCTTGTGCACCGTATGATTGCTGAACAACAGGGCTTGACTCCCCTGCGCTGTCGGGAACGTTGTTCGCAAACTCGCGAACCTCCCTCAAGTTCATGCCGTCAAGATCGGGTGGCATCTGGTCGCCTCTGGATTTTGCAGCAGCAAAAGCTGCAACAAACTTTGATGTAAAGTTAGACCCTACACCTTCAACAGTCACAGTACGAGATCCGAAACGGAGCTGGTAAGTTTTCATTGGGATTTCCTCCAAGTTATGTACATAAATGGGACAATGCGCCCCTACCATATTCTTATACCACATCAGGTGCTTCATTTTGCATTATGGTACCTATCGTCTTGTGTGAATGATTACATTAATGCACGCCATTACAAGACTCATTGACGTATTGTTGTAAATGGTATACTGGCTAAAACTACTATCATGTATCTTAATATCGTTCAGTATTGGTATGGAGTTTCCGCTAAACTGATACTCTTTCTCATTGAATGCACGACTCAGCATAGCGCGTATATTATCGCGTGTCTCAGTCAGGATTCTCCCTGTCGCCCGAGCCTCCATAGCCCCATTTTGAGAAGAGATGTCCGCAGAGGCTGCGCCAAAGGACAGAATAGCACCGGCAATAGCAAACGCTATCTTAAAGTACGTCTCATCATTCTCCTCGAGAAGCTCAAACTTCTTGTTGTCTTCTCCTTGGCTATAGTATGTGCCTGCTAGCCATTTATGTATGTCTCTCTGGGCATGTCGAAGGAACTCTCCTGGAGGAGCATCGAACGATATCACATGGGTCTCGGCAACTCGACGAACGAGAGTATCAACAGGAGGGATGAAGCCCCTGTTACCTTTATAGACAGTGACATCCGCAACAGGCAAGACAAGAGCCAAGCCCGTCTTACTTTCATACACTTCGTGCCACAACTTTGCAAGCGTCTCAGGCGCAAGATTGCGCTCTTGCGTGCGGTATCGCACCTCTGCAGCGTCAAACTCTGCTAGTTTGTTAATATCACACACTTCTCTCCCTTGCGTAAAATTAACGCATAGGCCATTCCTGTATATAATGTCTGGCCTGAACGGGCTTGCGATAACATCGCTGAGTATCTGAACATCGGAGGAGAGGTCCGCAAGCGAGCTCATGATATCTTTCATATCCTTCTCTAACCTTGCCTGAGCCTCTCGCATCGCTTTTATATTAGCGCGTAGGTTTTTCTTCCTTTCTTTTCGGTCATTCATAGTATCCTCCGGTAACCGGGCAGCGTTAGCCACCCGGATATTTAAATAAACATCTGCGCCGCAGACTCAGCGACTGCTTTCTCCATAGAAATCGGGGTAACGTGCACCAATGCACTCATAAGCAGCGCCAACAACCTGTCGGAGCCATCTGATTCTATCTTAGCAACAACCTGATCAAATATAACAGGATTAAACACGCTTAACACCTCGTCGACACCATTATCAATATATGGAAGCGCATCATCTTCAAGGGCAGCATTGAGTTCGTGAACTGTCTTCCCAGCCAGTGTGATATATGGAAGCGCATCATCATCTTCAAGGGCAGCATTGAGTTCGTGAACTGTCTTCCCAGCCAGTGTGTCAGGTATGCCTCTAAACAAGCTTGCGTTGTACGGGTCTTCAAAATAGAGGCCTGTGTCACGCAGTACTGTCGCCGTGGCAGTCGGAAGCATTGCGGCGAACAGAAAGTCTATGGGTCGAATATAACTCGACATTGACGACACAGCTTCGATAATATTTTCCTTACTCTCTGGAGAGAACGCGATGCACTCACGTATTGTCCGTGCGTACATGTCCGTCATCACATAACGCAAGAACGTAATATATGAGAATACTACAAGTGTGACTTTCTTTGTGTGAGACAACGCCTTCTCTTCATCAGTGACAAATAATTCGTCGGCGTGTTTCTTCACAATCCTATCAAACAAGATATATGCAGGAGTGTCTCGTTTCTTCAACTGCCGCCACCCGTTGCTTGAATAACTCAGATTTCTCTCCATGTGCTCAGCAACATCAATGAGAGAGTAGTGCTCCGGAACAGACAGGGAAGCATCGAGCGTATTCTCATCAGTTCTTCCCTGGTAGTTTGATTGGCGTAGGTGGTGCGAAGGCCCAGTGGAACGAGTAACCCACCAAGAATCCATATCATGTAGCGTAACTTTATTAGCACCATCATCCTGCATTGTTATCTTTGTCTTTGTACGGACTTCGCCAGTAAGCAACTCCCGAAGCCTTGCTATAGGAAACAACTCATACTCGATCACTACGTTTGAAATGCGGGCATGCGTACCCTCCGCCGCATACGCAGTAATGTCATTGTAATCTAATGGTGATACGTAGCGTTTATACCACCCTTCAGTGCGGCTCCTGATAGCTTCGAAGTTATAGTTACTTGGTATTACATCATATCCATCGTTGGGTATGTCGTCGTACCCAAATGCGAGTGCGAGCAGATTTGATAAAGTAGAATTACCTTGCTCATTATCACCTAATTCGTTAATCAAAGGAGCACATACGAGACCATATGCACCTCCGTAAGAATCATATGTTATGTGGCGTAAACTTGTGCCGAGGTCTGCGTTCCATTGTTCAATCTCACTCTCCAGAACCTCCCGAGCCCGAATGGTATTTGCGTTACCTGTACAGATGCTCCGTTGTGCCGCGGGCGCGTGGAAATCATTCGCAGCATTCGTGTTTGCTCTGCCTACAACCGAAATGGTACGTGCTCTCGTGTACCCACGCAGTGTACCTGTACTGTATCGGTTTATGGTATCTATCACGCTACTGCTGATTCCGCCATGAATATTACCCATGATCGGCTGAAAGTCAGTAGGTGTTATATATCCCCACGCGGTTAGGGTACCAGACCCCGTTATAAGGCCGTCCTGCGAATCATATGCGCTTGGAAGATCCGACAACGTTACCGACTTTGAGATAAAGACGTGTCCTTTTATTGAAACATATCCACCATCGGAATTGGTGTAGGAGTTACCGCGAACACCTTGATCATTACCTTCAAGTAGGTGGTGTGACATGGCAAAGTGATTACGTATATCGGTGAGGTTAAACGGTGTTACTATATTCTCTTGGACACACATACGCCTAAGCGGCCTAGCGCAAACTGAAGCTCGCTTCATTATCAGGTGAAGGCCTTGCCCATAACTTGAAAGAACATTCTGATATCTACTTGAGCTTACTATCACCGTATTTTCTTGTACATATCTTGAATCGACACCGAGTTCAACCTCCTCGGACGATACACCGATAAGAGACCCAGACAAACCGAGTGATGTACGCAGAGCATTTCTATGCTCCTCGTTCTCTTCTCCGAGGAAATACTTCTCGAAGGAATTATCTCCAGGTAGAGGGTTAGCCATAGGTTCTCCGAATACAACAGCTCTCCAGAAAGCAACAACATTAGGATCAAAATCAACTGACCTCAACGATAACTTAAGAGAATCTCTTACACCACCTTGTAAACGCAGATACTCAGGAAACATAGCGATAGGGTATGCGCCAAGTTGATACTCAGCTTCGCGCTGCGTGAGCGCTTTATCTGACATTGATGCTATGGTATTTGCTATCACATCGCCTTTGAGAACGATGTTACTGTCATGCACTCTATCAAGCTTTTGATAAAGCTTAATAATAAGTGCTCCATTAAGCGGTCTACTCTCACGCCGCTCTCCGTCCCTGGCCTCTTCGGCAATAAACCCAGCACCACGAATAGCGTCAATTGCTGGTTCTCCAGTGAATGCTTGCTTCAAGTAATCAGGGATATCCTCTGAGTCAAGGAATTGTGCAACTTCGGTAGGCATAACAAATACATCCGGATCTACTTCTTCTTCAACAACACCGTTTGCTCGCGTGACTCTCAAAGCTCCTCTAATCACATCTAACGGAACGCCGTGCGCGTATACACCACGTACTTGTACATTAATTCTTGGCATGGGATTTCCTCCAGGTAATAAAAAAGTTTCCATCTACTTATACCATAAAGTTGACATTAAAATAACGCGAGGTGTACGCCTTGTTGTTTGCTCTATAATTAGTATGTTCATCCGATTGAGTTGTATTCAGTTCGGAGTTGTTATGTAATTACTGGAGGTGTTACCATGGTTGGTATGCGTGAATTAGAGCAGTTATTGTCAGGATTGAGCCCAAAACAGTTAACAGCGCTGCTTGCAGCTGTTGGTGCTGGTGGAGCGGCGTTAGGCGCAGGCGGAATTGCCGGGTATAACGCAATGCAGCCAGAGCCATCCGTGTTAGATAGCCTCACCGGTGGAATATCCGATGCTTATAACAATACAACTGATTATCTCGGTGGCGTATTTGGTACGGAAGAGCCATCAATGTGGGATAACTTCGCTGATACTGTTGGTGATGTCTATGACAACGCAACAAATGGACTAAGTAATTTGTTTGGCGGCAATGGAGATGCGGAAGCAATGGAAGCATTTAAAATTGCTGCAATTCAACAAGACTTTATCAAGCAAGCCGCTCTCGAAGTAGAACTCAGAAAGGTGGCTGACGAAGCGATGCTTGAATATGCTATATTAAAGGAGGCTGGGTTAGCTTCGACGCTGAAGTCAGGCCTTAAGGCAGGCGCAGAAGCGGTAAAAGATAAAGTAATACCTACAATCAAGGACACTGCCAAAAAAGTAGCAGATAGTCCGTATGTGAAAGAAACTATTGCCGACGCTAAGGTGCAGGGCAAGAAGCTATACGATGCAACAAAGCTTACCGGTGAAGTAGTTGGTGATAAGGTGCAGGAAGTTGCTGGAAGAGCCCTTTCTCCAGAAGTAAAGCAGACACTTAGTAGATATAAAGATCTATTGCAAGGCAACACCGCAAAATCTCTTGCCTCCGGAGGAAGCCCTGAAGCACTTAAAAAAGAGCTTGCGAAAGTATACGGAACAAGAGCAGCAACGGCTGCTGGTGTTGGTGGATTAGCATACGCAACTCGTGACTAATTACGGAGACAGGACGATGGCAACAACTATGCTTACATACACCTTAGAGATGCTATCCAGGAAACTACAGAAGAAAGCTGCAGGGATGGGCCTGTTGGACGATGGGCTACGCTACATCAGTGCAACAGCACATGGTATGTCTGGTGGAGGGTTTGCCCGGAACGCTAAGAAAGCAGTATCGCACATACCCGTTAAGCAAGTTGCATTAAGTGCAGATGAAATAGCATTACGTAACGCTTTGCATTCCGCTAATAAACAAACGAGAGCCAGCATAGCCGGAAGGATCGGTGAAATGATACCAACACCTCCTAAATCAAGAGCCCTTGTTTCAGTCAAAGTGTTACCCGCACCTGCAGATTCACCTACAGCAATGCGCATAATGCAAGCTGCCGGACTAATAGGTGGTGGCTACGGGTTATCTCGTATCCTGTCCGGAACACCGCGTGAACGTGATAATTTTGACAGAATGCGTGATATGTACGAAGATACAACGGATTACATGTCAGAATTGTTCACCCCGAGGCAAAGAACACCGATGGAGTACATAGAGAATCTGTTTACTCCAAACAAAGATATATTTGATAGATCGCGAGATGTGTACGAAGATACAGCAGATTACGTATCTGATCTTTTCTCGCGAAATGAGTAACGTATAATGTAATAACCAATATACCTTGGAGGGTATCATTATGAACGAAAGAACAATGCTCAAAAGAGCAATCATGGAAGAGTTGTACATGAATGACTTAGTTAAGGAGGCAGCTGCAAAGCAGGAGTTGCTTAAGAAACAAGCCGCAGCTATTGAGCTTGATGCTCTCCTTAAGCATGCTGCATCAGAACCAGGATACGGCGATTACGCACAGGCTGGGGCTGCTCTGGGCGGCGGGGGCACAGCACTTGCAAGTGCTCTTATAGGAGCCGGTGTGGGCCACGGACTGAAACAAAGAGCGCTGTTCTCACTTATGGGAGGACTCGGAGGAGGTGCCATCGGTGGTGGTTTCGGTGCCCTATCTGGGCTTGCGCAGAAGAAAGTTAACAATTGGATTGACAGCGGAGATAAGAGCCTCTTCCTGAATAGGAGTCGCCTAATGGATGCTGCTGCTCAAAAATTCTCCGCATCAGATATTGACATGCTTATTAAGCAGGCCGCTATCGAAGAAGCAATCTTGCAGCAAGCAAATATTACACAAGACAACATGGCTGACGCTAATGCAGCTGCCATGCAAGCTCTTGTACAACTTGCTGGCGGAGGCGAGAGCCTTCAGCAAGAAGCTGCAGAAGGTGAGATTCCACCAGAATTATTGCAGCAGATAATGGCAGAACAAGGCGGCGCTCAAGGAGCACCTCAAGGCGGAGAGCAGATTCCACCTGAGATTCTTGCCCAACTTGCTGCAGCACAGCAGCAAGAGCAAGCTGCTCCAGCACAAGCTGCTCCAGCACAAGCTGCTCCAGCACAAGAAGAGCAAATTGAGCAGAAAGTAGCAAGCGCTTACTTTGATATCCTCAATTATTAAGAAGGTGGTGGTATAAAGGTGGCTGCTTCGGTGGCCACCGATTACTCTAGGGGGTACGAAATGTCAGAACGTAAGACATACAATAATCTCAAGGATATGACTACAGATTTACTTATGACAAAGAAGGCATTCTACAACCCACTACCGATGCTCACACACACACTTGGGGGAGCCGGAATAGGTGCGGTGGCAGGAGGCCTTGCAGGCGGAACAAAAGCTCTTCTTAATGGACGAGATGCTGCAGACGGCGCAGCTCGCGGAATGCGCATAGGCGGAGTTCTTGGAGGCATTGGTGGATTTGGTCATGGTTATGGGTACGCGAAGATGACAGATCCCAAACGTATCGCAGAGATGGTTAAAAAGAATCCCGGCGCTGTATCAAAATGGCTTAGTAGATTAGGTAACAATGGAAAACAGACACTCCAGACATTGCGCCCATAGGGTGCATAAATATGCACTCGGCGTGCTCGATGTAGTAACTACGTCAAGTATTCATGACAAGTACTCAGATAGAGGTACGTGGCAAGAGGCCGCAGGAGGTGCGCTTGGCGGAGGGACACTCGGTGCTATTGCTGCTGAGTTGCTTGGCAGGGACGAGGATAGGAGCTACTTTGCATCAAGAGGAGCAGTAGTCGGAGGAGCACTAGGGCTTACAGGTGCCTTAACAGACCCGGAGAAAGCAGTTAATATGGCTACGGGTGGAGCTGTTGGCGGCGGAGTTAGTTTATTAGCAGCACACCTTGCGGCTAACCTGCTTAACAAAGACGCTGACACCACGAAAGAGTGGGCTCAGCTAGCAGGTGGTGCGGGACTTATATCAGGTGTGATTGCTGGAAAGAGCGGTATGTTTGATATAAAGGACTTATTTAACTCAATAATGAATAAGGAGATTTAACATGGCACCTACAGGAAGGCTTCGGCAGTATCTTGCAAGAAGAAGTGCTAATGCGATAAGTAGATCTGTTAATAAGATGTATCGAGCCGCTGGTGGAACCCACACAGGGACAAGTGACTTCAAGGATATGTTACGGGATTACCTCGAGAGCGTTCCTAAATTACATGATCCTAAAGGTCTCTTTAACGTGTTATCCGGACGTGAGCTTTCTTCTGTTAACAAAGCAGCAGCTTCTGAGTTGTTTAACGGAGTAGCTCCCCTCGGACGAAATGTTATTGATTCGATAATAGATCACTCCGCAAACAGACAACTTATGACGAGAGCGGCTACGGGATTATTCGGAGCAGGAGTACTTGGCGGTACAGGTATGTATGCAAACAGTAAGTTTTCCGCTTCCGGATCTGATTTCGAGAAAGAGATAAAGAAAGACATGGATGAAGTGCAGACTACAGGTAAGCCGAAAGTACCAAGCAAAGCTCCAGAAGTTCTTGCTAACGGAAGTAGTTTCGTTTCCCCCGAACTTATTAATAAGAAATCATTTGAGAATGCGTACACAGCATACGCAGCAAAGGAGAACGCTATGAATAATGACCTACTGGAAATTGTAAAAGAAGCAACACTTGAATACAACATGCTTAAAGAGGCCGGGCTCGCGTCAGGACTAAAGCGCTATAAGAATCTGTTGACTGGAGGAATTAAGCACGACGCCAAGGTAGCAGCAACAAAACTGAGTAGTGCGCTCAAAGCAAAAGGGATTGAGAATGCAGGTTTAATACCAGGATATAAAGCACAAGCAAAAGATTTAGTTGAGTTGTACACAAAGAATGATATAATCCCTGCGAACTTGACACCTAGCTATTTAGATGATCTTATTAAGAAGACGGAGGATCTTATTCAGTCGGGTAACATTGACGGCTCTGACTCGAACGTAATAACAGCACTGGATACTATGCGGAATAATCATGGATACCGCGAAGCATTCCTAGGAGCAGATAATGTGCTTGATGCTAATCTAGCTGGGATCGATGAAATGGTGAGGCAGGCAAATGCTAAAGCAGCAAAACTAGCATCAGAATCAAGTCTTGCTAATAAAGCATACAACAAAGCGGTACGAGACACACTAATTACCCGTTTAGGTACAGGGGCTGCTGGACTAGGGGCGCTTGGCGCAGGTGGGTATGCCCTTGGAAAAGATGCCGCTATCGGAGCTAATATGCTTAAAAAGGCCGGGTGGCATGAAGATCGGTTCCCAGCCATGGCTGCTATGAAAGCTGATAATGATTACTTTCTTTCAGGAAGATACGCAGCGGATAGATTGGCTGAGAGAAAAGTCGCTCGAGAAGCGCAGCAAGAAGAAGCAGCCCTTCACAGACAAGCAGTAATGGATGCTATAACCAACAACGTTCTCCCACAGAAAATAGATCCAGCTCTCATACAGAGCGCAATTGACGCTACACCACACAGCGACATAACACCAAACAGCGTAATTACAGGAGCCTTATTAGGAGGCCTCGCAGGGGGAGCTGGAGGAGCATTACACGGTTACGGAGTACCTTCACTCAATCCTTTCCACGATAGAGGCGAGGATACTAAACAAGCACTTATTGAAGCCGCTATCGGATCCATCCTTGGAGCCGGAGCAGGTGGCACAGCAGGATACGGACTAAGTAAACTAATTGGCGATTAACAACAACAAGCATAAGGGGAAGACAATGTTAAACAAGTACGCACAGGCTATCGCAGTAGAAAGACTTATTAAAGACGCAGCAACACAAGCGAACCTGCTTAAGCAAGCAGCCATCGAACAAGAAATGTACGTCGAAGCTCTTATCAAGCAGGCTGGATTTGACTTTGGTGATGCGATGGACAGCATCGCAGAATCAGATCTTGTCCAGAATCTCAAAGAGAAGTACGGGGAACATGGTAAGACAATCCTCAATGACGCCCTTGCAGGAACACTTGCTGGAGCCGGGATTGGCGGAATGGCTTCTCTCATGGGAGACGGAAGTTTGTTGAGCGGCCTCGGAAGAGGAGCTATGCTCGGTGGAACCGGTGGAGCTATTCTTGGCGGACTAACCGCTGCAAATAAAGAATACGCAGATTCAGACATGAGAGATCAACTTCTTGAGTTGCTCAAGAGATAATCGAAGGAGAAGCAATTATGAATACTTACATGAACAATCTGCAGAAACGAGCCAGCTCAATAGCAGCAGCATTAAGTAAGATTACAAACGGTGAAGATTTAACAAGAGCTGACTACCTTGAGCAGAAAAGAAGAGAGGGAAAGATCGCATCGTTTAAATACGACATGCTATTGAAAGAGGCCGCAAAGAAAGAACAAGACGATAAACTCATAGCTGCCGCAACAAAGTACATAAAGTCTCACCCAGAAAAAGGAGGCTTGCGCGTTGGCAGTGATGCTAAACGCATCGCTCTTGCTAAAGATAAGATCGTCAATAAAGATGCGCGCGCTGCAAAGAAAGCAAAAGACATTGCTGATTTCAAGAAGAAGTATGTTGCAGGTGCAAGAGATCCTAAGACAGGTTTGGCTAGGATGGTTCGTAGAAAAGTTGCAGCATCAGGCATTGACAGTCTTCTCAAGCAGGCAGGGCTTCTAGGAGACCCGCGGAGATCATTAGACAGAGCATGGGTAGATTACACACAGGGTCTCGGCACTGGCGGAATGATGCTAACACACCCTATCACGGGCCCGACAGTAATAGCAAATGTACTCAAAAACCTACGAATTGAAGATTTAACAGAACCACGGATCCTAGCATACCTGGCGGGAGTGGCAACCCCAGCCGCCGCCGCTGGTTACGGTGCATACAAAGGCGGGGAAGCTTTACTTAATAGTGACTTCGTTCAAGATAAGCTTGCAGCAAACGTACTTGACATGCTTCGTAAGCAAGCTGAGGGGGAAGTGCTTCCTGTAGAAGAACCTGTTGTTGAAACCCAGGAGATGGTAACCGTACCTAAGGCCGATATGATTAAGCTTCTTCGGACATTATCAAACCTCAGCGCAGGCCGTCAGTACAAGCAGACCGGACCTCAAGATGGTAGTGGACCTGGTGTTTATGCTGCGGAGAAAGCAGCTGCCAATACACTTGACATGCTTCGCAAGGAAGCAGAGAAAAATGCATTCACTGACGCCTACAATGATTTCATGGGAAGCGACTTCGTAGATACTATAAAAGATAAGTACAGTAAATACGGAGAAGAGATCGGTAAAGATGCTCTCGCAGGATCTCTTATTGGTGCTGGAGTAGGAGGTCTAAACTCTCTGCTGAGTGGTAATGGAACACTTCTTGGCGGGGTAGCTAACGGTGCTCTTGCGGGAGGAACCGGAGGCGCTATCTTAGGCGGATTGTATGCCGCGAAAGATGATCCTACGGTTACTGATTTTAGAAATAAGCTTGCTGGAATGATTTCAACTAAGTAGGGCGTTCCAATAATGCTGTGATATCACTTCTTCAACTTCAAATAACTCCTAAACATCATATCTTTCAAGTTGCCTTTAGTCTTAACAATATACTGTACTCGCTTCTCAACGGAATCTCCTGAAGCGACGTAGTATTTGATGAAGACAGGGAGCTCCTGTCCTTTACGGTATATTCTTCCATTCGCCTGTTCAACAAGAGCGAAGTCAGGTGTCAGTTCGTACCAGAAAATATATTGTGTGTTTCCTGCAAATAGGTTGAGGCCTGTTCCGAGAGTCTTCGGGTGAGCAATTATATACATGATATCACCCTTTGCGTAAGCTTCTAATATCTTTCTACGTTTCTTTAGTGTTGTCTTTCCTGTTATAACAGAGAACTTGTCTTTTAGAGTTTGTGATCGTTCAAGAACTGATGCGACACGCTCTGCAGTTTTTGTGAAATTTATCCACACAAGTGCACGTTGGTGCACAGCTTCAAGATTCTCGAGGTCGTGTACGAGGAGCTCTTCTTTTTGTATAGGCGTGTCCGCATCTTCCCTTAAGTCAAGTTCGATCTGCACTCTAACTTCATCGTCTCTCATAACAACAGGGAGACCTGTATCGAGATCCACCTCATCCCCTTCGGACACTTCCTTAATGTTCATACTTGCAAACCCACTGCACATCTGCTGCATGAGCAACATTCTAATTGCAGGACTCTCAACTTCAACTTGTTCTTCTTCGTCCTCCGCCTCGTTCAATGCGTAACCCTCTGCTTTCAGTATATCTATTGCACCAACCTGCTTAGGTGACAATGCATACCTTGAAGTGGTCTCTGTTATAGGAGGGAGCTCTATTGCATCGACAGCTTTCTTGAATGAGGCGTACCGCCTCACCATGTTGCGTAAAACAGGGAGCATATCTTTCTGCGGCAGGTACGTGTGTGCCCCCGCATACTTGAGCTTTTCAAATGTTATTCGGAAGTCCCGAAGTGAGGAAGCAAGGTACCCGGGCTTTATAACCATGAACTGCGAGAAGAAGTCCTCCACACCTGAAGGTATCGGCGTACCGCTTAGTAACAACACTTTATCCGTTGATCGCACCATCTTAACTATTGCACGCAGTGCTTTCGAGTCGGGATTCTTTACATTATGGCTCTCATCGAGGATATACATGTCAGGACGGGGGTATGTTCTCGCTCGAAACAGAGTGTATGTTGTTATTATTATTCTCGGTTGCGGGTGATCTACGAGATATTTATCAACATGCTCTTGCATAACTCCTGCACGAATAACTAACATGTCTTCCCACGACGTAAATCCAAGCTTTGTCATATCATCTTCCCACATATCAATAATGATTGCAGGAACTAATATAAGAACTGTTGTTAGCTTCTTAGCTCGGAACAGCATCTTCGTTGCGTGTTGAGATAAGTATGATTTTCCAAGCCCGGGCTCAAAAAAAATACCGCCTCTGTACCCGTTCTTCCGCCATTTAGTGAGCGCTGCTTTCTGGAAGTGGTAAAACACTTGCTTCTCTTCTGGTACTGTCACCTGATACCTCTATGTCCCGTTTCGGTGGTGAATACTATACTATTCGCAAAGCTAAGTCAAAAAATAAAATCCCTTAGAGGGAAGACTAGCAGTAGATCGCAACCAAGGGACACCAAACCCCTCGGTCACAATCCTGCGCATTCTCATACGACTTCCCTTTTTGGGCATCTCTCCGCCTTCTTTCCACAGAAGGTCGTCCTCATTTTCTAACCCGGCAATCCGCAATGAGGAGCAGATAAGCCAAGCCTCGCACTACAAGCACGAGGTTTCCTGTGCTGGTACACAGGTTAGCACATAATCACTATGTGCTCATTCATATTCTTATATCACATAATCAGAAAAAAGCAGGGGGTTTTGGGCCCCTGCATTATCACATAACTAAATTAAACAGGTACTTCCCAGATACCACAACAAGAACAACCGCCACCGCGACGACTAAGATACCTATATTCAGCGATATGAATACTAATACAGAGTTTAGGATGAGAGACTTACCTCTGGACAGAACGCAACAGAGTCTAGGGTCGCGTTGATATAAGATGCTGTGTCGACAACTACGTGCTGATAAATATAATAGCAATACTGCATATACTATCCAATAAACAAATAACGGAATCAACCACATGCTACGATATAGATACAATCTAACAAACTCTTTATATGTTTGTGAAAATAATGGTAGTAGTAGTAGTATCTCAGGAACGACGAACGCCCCTAAATACACTACTCTCTGCATAAACCTTGTCACACCTAATGCTTGGTCACTAGTGCTAATAGGCAAGCCCTTCTCGGAGGCATACTTGTTGATTATGACGGTATCCTTTGATAACAGAGGGTGCTGCCTCAACATCTCCTCATTAACCCCGTATTTTTCGTTGCTATTAGAACAAAACATAAGTAGCCTCCTTTTGCTAATCTATCTGTGGGCCACTAAGAACCCACAACATAAATATGATTAAACCAATCTCACTTCCCCATAACTTAAGAAGGCTTATAGACCCCCTCTGGTACACTTCACTCCCCTTGCTACAAAACGCACTTACTAGCGCAACAGCTGTAGCTGCGACCCCGTAAGCAGCGACAATCAACACCCCTATATGAAGTAGTAGTGCGTATATTCCGGCATCGTAGTTTGGACCAAGTACAGCTTCCTCTGCTATACGATTCAGTATATATGTTGTTGCTGCTGTGAATGTTGTTGCCAGAAACAGTAAGTCTGAGTCGTCTATTTTGCAGGGAGCCTCAACGTGATGTGTAGGAATCTTCTTAATGTAACCATCGAGCATTCCTTTTATCACCAAGTGCAGTAGAGGATCTCTGCTGTACACATTCTGTAAATACTCTGTTGCTTCTCTTGGCTGCAGTACCGGAAGTATGCGCGCGGTGATGTCGCTAGCGCACGCGATGATACCAAATATATGAGCGAACGAACCTTCGTTGTCGTACCACCTATCCGTTCTTTCTATCGAACATATCTTTAATGACTGCACTAATATCGACTGTACGGTGTTGTTCTTCTCGTCTCGAAATTCGATATCAGTAAATGAATTAAACACACGGCTACTTTTGTGTAATTCTGCATTAATGTACTCTACCACATCGTCGTAGTACGTAGGGTTATCTTCGTATACGTCAAAGTAGGACTGCTCTGACCGCGAGTGCCCCAGTGTTCTCCACGGGGATGTCCACTTTCTGTCTATGTTCTCTGTAAGTGCGATGTCCCTGCACTCCGTTAGGTGAGGTGCGTCTGGACAGAAACTACCGTGACCTGCTATCTTTATAACCACCGCTTTATATGTTAACATATCGACCTCCATAAATTAAAAAACAACCCCAGCCGCATAACGCGGCCGGGGATAAAGTAGATTACTCCACTTCCGCGCTAATGTTCTCTGATGCCACTTTTGTAGCAACTAGATCAATTAGTTTCTTTGGTTCTTGCTTAGACATGTAATCTGCTAGTGCCTTTGTAGCACCAATCGCAATCACAATGCCAAGCTCTCTTAAGAGAATTCTTAACATAACACACCTCTCCAGCTGAAGTTGAAATAAATAGTAAGGGGGTGTGCGTCTTTCGCTTAGGACTTCTAAACGGATTTCTTAATGAGTTTCGGCTGCCGCGCCTTTTTGTCAGGCATGAACATCGTTTGGGAATACCCTTCACGCCCTACAGTCTTATTCCACTCAAGTAGCCCCGTAAGGCGTCTCTTGTCTTTCGCACTGTACGTTTGCCCTTTATAGTCTATTGGCCTACCGCCAGACTTATGCAGAGCTAGGAGTATCTGATTTGTCTCGTACACTCTCTTTCGTGGCACTCTTATGTTACCGTTTTTGTCGAGGAGTAGGCCGAGTAATTTCTTATCGTCTCCAGATTGAAGGGTTGTCTTGTCAGGATTGATCTTAAGTTTAAGTTCTGTAACGGAGTCGCTTATAACTTGCATAACCTGGCTCTCAGCAATACTTAGCCCGGTTTCATACAGGAGCGCACGCCTTCGTGTCGGGTCAGCAGATCTATCCACTACATCGAATAACGCATACACGTTATCGCTGTAAATTATGGTGCGTAAGTTCTCGTAGTGTAGTACAGAACCACTACTCTCCATTTCTTTGTATCCTTTCTCAATGCGCTCAAGGAATGTGTTAGCCACCATGTTTGCAAGGAACGGGCTTGTAAGAGCGCCTTGCGGAAGCCCGTACGCAAATCTTGTTTTCACGGACTCCTTCTCATGCCGTGTCATTATTTGAGTTAACTCAATATACTCACCGAGACCGAGGCGCTTTGCTCTTATGTCAACTCCAAACAGTATCCCCTGTATCATGTTTATACTAACATTACTGTGCGCTCCTACCCAGTCACTGAGTATCTTGGTAGCTTTCTCTAAGTCCTCGTCTTCGTGCAGCAGCATATTACGAAGGACATGGCGGATACTGCGGTCACTACTTAACTCCGCTTTGTCGTACTGCTCATAGTTTAACAGTATTAGTGACGAAGTAAATGTCCGCATAACATCTTTATATAGATACACAATAGGGCTGAACACATGAGCCAGGTCATGAAGTCTCTTGCGTTCTAAACTTAGTATGTCAGACCCGTACCAATGCACAAGGTTATCTACATTACTTTCTCCTGCTTCCCGTAAAACGACGAGAGGCCCCTTCCATCCATAGCTATTCTTGCTGGAGGAGCTATGCATTGTCGCACGCATTGCCTGGGCATGCAGGAGTGTCTGCGGCGAGGAAACAGCTGACACATGAGTTTCCAGGTTAGCCTGGGTGTTGAGCACTGTGAGCAACATGTCTATGGCACGTAGTTCCATAGAGCTCAAGTACTCTTCCAAGTGATACTTATTCCGCATGCGCTCAGAAGTACTCGGGATATCCTTCATTCGCTCAATCTCTACTCCGATAACACCTGCAACAGCCTCGTTCATTAGATATACAGCGTCATTAGAATGACTGACAAGTACAAGATCAGTAGCAACCTGCAGTGTCCTTATAGCACTCTTCCAACTCTCCCCTTCTTGATAGTCTCGAGCTCCACCACTGGGGACTTTTGTAGCAACCATTGATGCTACAGTTTTCTGCGCAAGCTCAAGCAGCTTTGCAACGAACTCTGTAGAGTTGAATGCTGTGTTCTTCAGAGAGTTCACGAGAGAGAGTTCCCGCTTACTACCGTGGATCTGGTGATAGTAGTTTTTGAGGTCAACGCTTAGCATATGCTCTTGCGTTAACTTCATATCGCGGATTGCTTTCACAAACCCCTTTCCGGGAACATACGCAATGTTATCTCTGTGCGTAGCTTCAGCCCCTGTGTTGTCGTACAGTTTGTTGAGTATTGCTTTTTGCATGATGCGCATATCTTCGCTCGGTGCATGAACCATGCGTACTCCACCACTCTTCTTCGGAATGAGATGCATAGTGTACATGTGGGTTGCTGGCACTCCAGGTGAGACACGTATTGCAATGTTACCTGCTCCTACAGTCTCCCGGAAGGCACTCGATGAACAACGCTTCTCGTTAACGCTGACTCTTCCACAGTCTGTATTAAGGAATAAGGGAGGGATGTCGGTCGAATCGCTCCGGTCTGCACCTACAGGAACATTAGCCCACCATAGTAAATAATCCACAAGGGTTGTTGCGATAAGATCGAGTTGATCTATGCGCTCGTTGTTTGTTTTTGACGACTTCTTAGAGAGAACTCTAATGTTTGTGTACCTCCGACCGCGGCCCCTCTTGTACGTAGTAGATTGAGGCTGTAGTGCTGCAAGTATGCCGCTCCTAACTGTACGAAACTCTTTCTTCAATCTTCTTTTCATTTGCATCTCCGTTTTTCGGCTCATGTTTCAGGATATATATCCCACAAAATTCTCTGTAACTGCAGCTTGAGCAATGTGCTCCAACTACTGTCTTTCCGGTTTTCGTTAAGTCTTCTCTTAGGCTTTTTGGGAACGATTTGTGCGCGGAGTAAATAAAGCTCCGGAACTTTGTATCATACCACAGATCTCTCTCTGCCTTCGCTCTTGGTATGTGCAGCAGTTCTTCTGATGCTGACCAGTATGATGGTATTACCATGTCTTGCGTCTCGTTAATAGCAAGTATCATTCCGATTGTAACCTGCTTGTCAGGATACTGCTGCAAGTTACTTAGCATCGATATGTAGAATTCTTTCTCAATCCGTGTTATGTCACTCCGTCCTGACCTAACAAGAAATACGAACACTTCGTCGGAACCCTCTATAACGAGGTTGTTCATGGTTCGTAGAAGGATGTTACCTTGGCTATCTCTAACATTCACCGGAACATTATAATACGTTGTTGCCTCTCCTGTCCTATCTCGCACTTCTTTCTGTATATGTTCGATGTGTTGAACAATGAGTTTAAGTGTCTCTACCTGTACAATATTCCCAAGCTCTTGTACAATACTCTCAAGTATATAGTCATCAACCGGTAACGATAACTTCTGCAACACATGTACAAGTGTTCCCCAGTGAGAGGCCTTTCTCTCAACCTGGTCCTTTGGAGCCCCTGACACTTCAAGAGCCGCGGCTACTCCGCAAGGATTCAGTATCGACGACAGGCGTCTTCCTCGGTAATTATCGATACATCTGTTGACTGTTTCTGTGTTCTTTTGTGCTTGTCCATGCTTTTTTAACATGTGGATAAACTCCGCCGTTACGGAGAACACTTCTTTATTCTGGCTCATCCACTTCTTCCTCCGTTTCAACTGGTGGTTCAATTACTGCTGTATAATAGGGGCATCTCGTGTTGTAGTCACACGACCCACATCCGTACTTACTCTTTGCGACAGGAGCAATATTATTGTCAAGCATAACTCTCGCCATGTCAAGTTCTGCACCATACTGCGCATCTACGATAGGAGATGACTCAAACTCTTTTGTGTAAAGAGTTATCACAGGCTTACTAACTAGTACATCCTTGAGTGTTGTTTTCTTGTTGGCTTTATTAAGAGCTTTCTTGATGTCCGCTTTGTCAATAGTAATAAGCACAAGTCTGGTTACCACCTTCTCAATGGATGGTACGAAATACTTAATGTTCTCAAGAACAAGTTTCTCATAGATCCAGAACTGGAGTGTGGGAACCTTTATTTTCTTCCATGTATCAACCGATGCCGATGTCCACGCTGTCTTGTAGTCATCAATGTACACAGTCTTCAGGTCAGTAGATACTTTTATAGAATCACTGAATCCAAGAAACGGTAGGTTCTTCCCGAGGATTCCGCGCAACTCGGCTTCCTGCATAATTGGGAACTTCCCATCAATAGCAGCTTTCTCGGCAAGGTCCATCGTAATGAATCCTGCAAGATGGAATGCTATCTTCTCAAATAAATCCATGTCACCGATCTGGTCCTTAATCTTGTCTGCAACAGTAGGTAATAGCTCAGTCCCTGTGAGCACTGCTGTGCGGGTATCATTAACAAGATTTTTTGTAACAGCGTACTTCATCTTCTCGAATGACTCCCGTGTAAACACAGGAGCATCTATCTTATTCTGCATAAAGTAGAGCTTCCGCGCACCATACTGCTCAAGTACGCCGTGGAATATTTGTCCTAACTTTGCATATATGCTGTAGAATCGATACTGCTTTCTAAGGGATAGTTTATGGGAACATTCAGCAAGGTCGTAGATACTGCTCGCAGACAAATGCTCGATACCCCGCTGCATTCCTGAATACTTCGAGGTGATCTCCGAAAACGCCTTCCCAGCTTCTGCGATGTGTAGTGGTAGATCACCTTTCTTAAGTATTATCATCTCTTTCGTCTTGCTGGAGCAGCAGCGCGGTTTATCGGATCAACAGGAACTTTTTCAAGCGTGAGTGCCGGGACGTACTCACGATCAGCAATGTACAGCTCTGACACTTTTCCTTCAAGGATGTCTTTGTACTCATGCCTAACTCCATCTTCACCAATAAGGACGTAGTTGTCAACACCTCTTATTGCTTTTGTTTTTGGTGCAGACCCATCTCTACTCTTTGGCACAAACTCCATATGAGCAATGAGTTTGTTTGTTACTTGATAGACGACCTTCACTTTCTTGATGTCTACTTTCCGTATCGCTTCGTCAAGCGTCGTGAATGTTGACATCGGTCCTTCTTGCTTTTTTTCTTTGACAATAAACATGTTTGCCTCCGCAATATGAATAACCAACGTACGCTTCGGATATTTATCCGCAAGCTCGCACACCCTATTGTATTTACAATAGTGTGCTGACGCATTACACCAACTCAGCGCGTGCGTCCTCAGAGGACAGTATCCGCTCTTTGCTACTCGCCTCCCTTTTTCCGGGATTTCCGTTACATCAGGTGGGAAGCTCGCTTTGAGTAATTTTATCTTAGCGTTACAGAATGTACGCTCACACGCAAGACATACGTGTGTTGGGACTTTTACTTCGGCGACCTCACTCCCATGTACTTCGGGGTACTTACATACGACCCATTGTGACATCTTGTTTCCCCCTGTCAAAATACAATAAAAACAAAAGGGCGGACCGAAGCCCGCCCAACCATAGTTCCTAGATGATTCCCTTAGAAGGGGAGATCATCATCTTCTTCCGGCATGGCATCCGCAGGTGCGGGTGTAGTGTCAGGTGGCATAGGGGCTGGTTCGGCAGCGACCTCTGGGTCTGACGGTACTGCTGGAGAAGGAGTCGTCTGCGCTCCTTCAACCTTAGCTTTCTCGATAGCCATACTCAGTGCACGCTTCTCTGCGTATTCGAGTTTTGACTTAACAGCAGCCTTCTCAAATGCAAGGAAATCGACGTGCAGCGCCTTTACTGCATCTACTTCTTCAGGCGTTAGAGCTCGAACGAACTCAATCGCTTTGAAATCCATAATCGGCAACTTGATAGACTTTTTCCATGCGGCCGGAACAGCTGCTACATGAAAATCGAACACAGCAAACGCAAGCGTCGTAATACCATGTGCGTGAAGGTTTCTCCTTAGTGTGTTCAATGATCCCGAAACGTCCTTAATTGTTGCGTAGGACGCTTTGTAGGATGCTAGCTGGAACGGGTCATCGCTACCTGCTTCTCTAATAAGCAGATAAATCTTTTTACTGTACCCGCGCTTGTACACATCTTTGTCTTTGTAACTACATTCGCTACGACAAAGTAGGCCTTTCATTGAATACCCGTCGGTGTTCGTTGAATAGCACACATTCTCATCGTCACTAATGCGTTTTGCGCTACAAGACACAATCTTAGATTGGTGAAAGAAAATTACTTCTAGTCCACCCTTCTTCAATAGTTGTGTAGTTCCGTCTCCCATACGCAGAGATGCTTGATCTTGCGTTTCTCTCGAGATCTTCAGAGAAGGGATCTCGAGTGATGCGTAGGAGTTTTCCTCTAGTTCATCCGCCGGAATCACGAATTCCGATAGAGAAGGGATAAGGAGTTTTGAAGCTTTCGCTTCAGCAGTTTTCTTCGGTGTCGCCATTTTGGCCTCCATTCAGGTTTGTTACTTACTTACCGTGGAGAGAAAGCTGTGTGATCGGTTTTTGCATCACAACAAACTCGTACCTTCATATACTTATACCACATTCCTATTCCACCTTCTTAATCTCAACTGCGATCTCAGAGGCATCTTTAATTGCCACGAGTGCGTGGTAGCGGTACAGGTTGTAGTACTTAAAAAAAAGGGCATCTCTCCGTGTTCCTCTCTTTGGGGGTTCAGGGTGTGTTTCCATATATAAGTGAGCCCGATACACACCGTACGGGTCTAGGAGAAAAAAGTGTTAGACATCGAATCGAATTCATTATCAACCATCGGAGCAAAGTAGTTTATGATCTTTGCTGCATACATACCATCAGTCATAGCTGTAAATATATCAATATCGATTCTGTCCATAAATTCATCATCCTCGTACCCACCGTGAATTAAACGGGTAGTTGCATACGACAATATAAGGCTAATGTCTGCAGTTGTCGTTTGATAATCAATAAAGGCAGCGGCAAGTATGCTTATCCTACGTGCGTTCTCATCAGACGGAAGAAACACAATGTTTCCTGAGGAACATTTCGGAGCTTCTATAACAACAAACTCAGTCTCCCCCTCCATCAGCCTATCAAAATATTCTGTCATAGCACGCGGTTTGACAACGGCGAATCCATTCATGCAAGTATTGAATTCCTCTAGTCCTTTTATGGAGTCGAAGTCCTTCTTGCAAATAATGGTGTCGACTGATTTTGAAGTTTCTTTCAACAAAGTATCAATTATTTGCACGTACGTGTTAGTATACTTCGTTACTCGTGACTGATGCATGGCGGAAAGACGCTTCACAACTTTCTTTACAAGATCCTCCGTCAACTTCTCGCCAGTAACGGCCTCCTCTTTTAAAGCACTCTCGAAGAGCGCCCCGAGAATAGCTGTATAGGGGATATGAGCAGGCTTGTCAGCAACGATAATAAGAAGATCAGATGTAGTTATAGTGACTACGCTCTTAATCTTTTCAATGTCCTCAAGGGTGTACTCTTTCTTTTTCTTTGCCATGAGCGATCTCCATGATACGGTTAATGGTAAGCAATAATACAACTATCAAGCAAGCATGTCAACAAAAAAGAGACGCCTTTCGGCGCCTCTCCCTTAAAGAGTGCAATACTATTATTATAAGTTTTTGCATTTTTTATAGGTAGCAGTAATAGTCCATACAGGTACTTTATCGGCATCTTGTTATAGGGAAGCGCGCGTTCAGCTTCCCCACTCTTCATCTCATCGATGACTACTTGCATTTTACTTCCTCCATAAACTGCTTTAGGTTTTCCGATAGTAACTTGAACTCAGCAATAACTCGCTCAGCTCCTTTTGCAACTGCCACAATTTCTCCGCCAACTTCAGAGGATACGTCATCCTCGGTGTTTCTTTCACCGAGGGTAATGCCGTCTTCCTGCAACACATCTATCATGTTGCCTCGTGAAGCTATGAGTACTTGTCCGCTCTTTGTAATAAGAGCGACCTCCCCGTCTCGGAGATGGACTTTATCAACAGCCGTAACTAAGGTTCCTCCAGGGAGCCTATAGTTTCCGGTCATGTCTTCTTTAATAGGGACATACGTTCTTTCGCAATCCCGCTCTTTGCCGAGGCGCGCAAGGCGTGTAGTGATGTACTGATACATGTTCTTGAATCCGTAGTTAATCATCGATTACCTCCTTCTTTATTTTTCTCTTCCGTATACGGAAAGAAAGGATCGAGGTAGCGGTTCGCTGCCTCTATATCAGCAAACACTCTTTCTTCAGCCTTCGTGTCTTTGGGTGTCCTTGTTCGTACCGTCACCTCACCGGTGTCGGAAACAAGCATGACAAATGCCATTCCATTGTTTGGGTTGAAAAACGCCCATCTCGGTACCTTCGGATCGTATGTGACACCGGTGTTCAAGTCGGTACGCTCAATATACTCCCCTTCGCGCAGCCCTGGGAACTTCTTCGCAAGACTATGGTAGTACACCTGATCTCCGTTAATAAGCACAGTTGTATTTGATCTGCGGTCGTCCTTGGGGACACTCTTAACTTTCAGGACATCAAGTGTTACAGGGTGGATGAAGATCTTATTAGCAATACGGAGCTGCCTACCTCTCTTCTTAGGCAACGCCTTCTCAACCCCGAGTAGACTACACACCAGCGTCGCAGCTGACTCAGAGTCGCTCAGTGTTGTGTAGATTGCATTGTCATCTCCCTCTCTCTTGTACGAGATATCAATGACGTTTGATCCTGGAACAGGAGCAACTTGCGTGCGGACAACAACACCGGCATCTGTATGGAACGCGTGGCGCCCCTCACCGAGAAGTTCTGCGGAGACTGAGTACATATCATCAGGGTTTTCGAGAATCATCTCAAAATCATTTATCATTGACTCAACTTCATGTGCCGACGCGCCTATGTGCTCTTCATCTTTAAGCACAGTGTATCGGGCCAGGTTTGTGTGTGACCGAGATACGACGACGACATCGCACTTATCTGAGATGTACACACCATACTTAGGTCGAACGGACCGTATTGTCTTTGGGGGAGCCTTCGTAACCTTCTTTATGGTGCCGGGGCTGACCCACAACAATCGACCTTGCTTCACCTCCTCTCGGAACTTATTACGAGAAACCCGTACCTCCTTTCCTCCAGTCACTGACAACGTTACCCAATTCTGGCGAGTGCTTTCAGGCATTCCGTCATTCACATAGGGCGTGTATACGCAGGTGTTTCCTGCAAGATCTCTATAGACGCCGTAGTTAGCACGTGTCACACGCTCACCTTTTGGTTTCGGAGTAGGCATAACTGTAATATCAGTAGCTTCCCTGTCTTTCTCGAGCAGATCTTCAGATACACTGATATGAGAAACGGGACCACCCTCTCCCTCAAACACAGAGGAGTCTGTAGTGTCTGCCTTAGCGTTGTACCTCTTAATGAGTGTGGTATACTTCAGCATAGTCTCCGTCTTTTCCTTATGGAGCTTTTCATATCGCCCCGGATGCTCCTCTCTGCCTCCTTCCGTAATAAACGCAAGTAGAGCATACATAGCCTTTGCAGCATCAGATTTCGCTACAATCACATCGAACTCCATGTTTACGAGTTCTTTTATCTGATCGGCATCAGAAGATTGTACTAACTCAACCTTCTCATCTACAGCTTGTTCTGGAAACTTCTCCGACACAATTACCAAGAATTCAGCGAGGATGTTACCTACCGCTGTCCCAAATTGATTTGCTGCATCCTTGAATCTACTCTTTCTGCTCATCGTCTCCTCCGACAGTAACATTAGTTTCGCTTTCCTCTTTCGTTCCAGGCATCAATATACGCAGCGTGTTTATCGCATCCTTCAAGTTAGGGTGCACTGACACTACCGGCCTATATTTCATCTCTCCCTTCTCATTGTTACGCATACATGGATAGTATGCAATTACCTGCACGTGTTCATCCTTATCAGCAAACTTAAACACATGTATGAGTAAATCTTCACCTGAGTTAAAGAATGTAACGATCTCGTCTCCAGCAGCATATCTCTCTATATCTATAGAGTCAGCTCGAAACTCATCGATATTTATATACAACGGGGCGGATCCTTCCGGTCTAAGAACACACCCGCCCGGATTCTTCTCATACTCCTCGCGTTCTTCCTTTTGCTCAGGTGTCTCGAACCTGAGCGGGACACGCTCATTTGCAAACTCCTTATCAAACTCTACGCCAGCATTCCCGTAGTGAATAGCATCTAATAAGCCCGTGTAGAATACAATATCACGCATTGTTTCAAACAAGGAATCAGTCAGTGTTGTGACCTTCTTATCAATAGTAAAATCAATACTCGGGATATACCCGTCTTCTCCTTCAGATTGCACGATCTTAAGAGGGTCAGAGGCAACCAATATAGCTATTCGTCGCTTGTCCTCTTCGAGTGCTTCGTTAAGCTGGTCTATGTGCTCTCTTAGTTCATACTCTCCAGCAGAGCCTCCAGTAAGTTCTCTTTCTACTCGATATGAAACATACATCTAGCAACCTCCTTATTGCTTTACGTTAAATTGCCTCGCCGCTTTAGTTTAGTTTTTCAATAGAAATAAACGACTTGCATCGCGCCGTGAATAGGCTAGATATACACGGCGAGGACTTGGGACAAGATGCTCTACCGCGGCCGGGGGAAGGCCGCGGGGCAGAGCAAAAGGAACACTTTCTTCTGATGGTGTATTCAAGGGCTTATCGGCAAGCATATAACCCAGCACGATACTCCCTACTAGAATACCGGCCTATCCAAATCAAAACTGCAGTAACCGTATCACCCCCTTAGTGCCCATATTAGTACAGATACAACCGCAGCAGCTACAATGCTCGTTACAATAATCCGAGGTATGCACTCCAGCGGGTCTGTGAGGCAGCACCACACATCCTGTTTTCCGAGCCCTAAGTTAGCTACAAAAGTACCACCAACAACCCCGGTAACAATAAACGCTACAACGAGTAGCATGTCTTGCACGAATGTTATTATGTGTGTCATTTTACCATCCCCCGTCTTTGTATAGGTGCCGGGAAGCGCATGCTCTGCATTGTTGTGTCCGTCCGCTTACAAGCTCGTACTGGGACACATTGCGTGTTGTTCCACACTCGCACCTGCAGACCCATTTGTCCTTTGAGTCAGCAAACTTCTTCGGACTGCGGCGCAACACTTTCCATTTTCCTGCCCCTCAAGGTTAAGGGGTGCTTTCTTAACTGCCATGCTAGTACTACCCTCCGTTAGAGTTTACTAGTTCCTAGTAAGGTACCTTACTTTCTCAATGTAGTTCTTGTCTTCTGCATACGGTTTATTCACACCGGGTACATTCCTCAGTGCATTGTAAAATCCTTTCGTATCGGTTGGGAAGTCAAACTCTCTCAAGTAGGTAATGCGGTTAGCTACCAAGGCTTCCATATTGCTACTAGATTTAGTTGTGAACCAACCTGTTTCGAGGATCAAGATGGATACAACAATGTTAGAAACATCTTTGTATTCAGTCTTATCAACCTCGTAGGATGCATCAGCAACTCCCTCACCGGATAACGATAGAATTGCAAACAGTATGATTGCAGCAGCAATAAAATTCTTCATTTGCCCTCCTCTCCTAGTAATCTCCATCTGCGACTTGGACACAAGTCTTACCAATGTCCCTCCACATTTTACAAACTCCTGCTCGATCCTCGAACACAAGTTCAACATCATCAGCGAAGTCTTTGCATAGCTCTTCTTTGATGATATAATCTTTCCTGAAGTCTCTGTCTTTCCTCATATAGAGATCTTCGCTGTCTGCGTACATAGCATTAGCTGATAGCCATGCGAGTGTGTCCATACGAGTTCTCTCAGGTCTCCCTGTAACAAACACAATCTTCCAACCAGATCTACGTAAAGCCCACAGAATACTGCGAATAGGCTCGTTAACCCTATCTTCTCTGACTCTTGCGTAGAAGCTGTCATAATCTTTTCGGCTTCCAGATAGGCATTGAAGACGGTCACCCACAACGGCTAGCGTACCATCAATGTCGAATATTGCGAGGTGTGGCATTATTCTCTCCTTGGTTTTTTTAGGTCGTAACTCATAAGGTGGCCTGCACTGTTCTCCTCTATCAGCTGACCCGCCTCTTTTGCGATTATGTAAGCAACGTCCCGGTCGACGAATCTGCCGGCGCTTGTCAGGAAACCATTATCCATTTCCGATCGAACATAACGCGCGTGCTCTTCTTCTGTATCACAACGGTCAGCATTGAGGATGTCGTTCATTATGTTTGCGTGGGCTCTACCGGTGAATATCTCACCATCAGCACTCCCATCTAACACTCTAATTGCGGCGGTCTCAATGGTTTCCTTGTCAGGCTTCATTGCTCCCTCCTTTCCCTGGGAAGATAGTGTACCCATCTGATCCACCGGTATCTCCCGATTCTTCATCCGAACCTGCAGTTTCCTCCTCGTTATCATCAGGATTAGCCCCTATTCGCTTAAGCAACGCACTGAAGCTTCGTGCTACAGACTCTTTTGCTATATCCGCAATCGACTTTTCTTCTTGTACCTCAAGCAGTGTGTGTATGCGCACTACAGATTCTGCCGCAAATGCGATATAGTCCTCGAGATTATCTGCGCCTGGCATATCTGATGTAGCACTCCGTATTGCATCTGGTATGTTTTTCCAGTCGAAGCAAAGCTGTAATACTTCTGACGCCTCTAATTGTCCATACCCGTGTTGATACAACATGGATGCGTTGTCATCCTGCATAAGCATTATTACGACTGTTTTAACAATAATCCGTTCTTTCGCATCCCTATTACCAGGTAAAGCATCTATGCCATTAAACAGGTTGCGCAATGCTGCGAACATACTGTTATACGTCTCTTTCTGTTCCTTCATCCGTACCATTGTTTTTCTCCTCTAGTTGTTCGTAGTGTTCATTTGTCATCACCCACACTTTTCCGGTGAGCCTCCCTAGTTCTTCTTTGAGAGCGTGCACTTGTGCTTGTATCGAGGCGCATACGAATTTCTGCCGGTAAAGGCAACTGCTTGTCGAGTAGGACGCACTTGGGTTAAAGTTGCACTCGTCAGGATTGCTTCCGTGTTCGCACAAGTATCCGATGTGAATGTCTTTAGACATCAGCGTCTCCTTGCCTTCACAGGCTGTACCGGGTTACCAAACAACTTGAAGCGTGATGAGTAATGCTTTGCAATATTACGCGCGACTTTGTCAACTTTCTTTTTGTCTACCCCTTCAGTGAAGGATGCAGCTTCCGGGTCATCTCCACAATCGATGATACCCGCTATGTACAAAGCTCCATCAGGCCTCTCTAGTACAACTAACTCTTTCCCTTGCGGGTGTAAACATAGACGGTTTAGTTCTTGCAGCACCCCATCTTTGATGAGCGCTTCTATGGTTAAAAAATCATAACCGCTCGATTCCGCAACAGGGTCGTGTATTGTCGGTTCAGGCACAGGTTGCATTACTCGCCGAGGGCTACCCTTCCGATCTGCTCTCTTAGCCTTCGCCTCCTCCTTTTTCCTTCTTCTATTCTGCCTAACAAAGTCACGCGCAAACTCATTCTGTATCTGCGTCATCATTTTGTCGAGCATTGACTTACGTGGTGCCATAGCATGTGTCCTCCTGTAGGTAGTTTATAACATAGTCTTATACCATAAATCAAGAAAAATTACTACGAATTGTTTGAGGCAGGCCGGCTGGTCGCCACCGAAAGGAGGTAGCAGACGATCGCGCCAGCGTGGGCCTTAAGGTCATCATTGGAGATCATGATGAGAATCACTCATATGATATTATATTACGTTGTTTGTGTCAAGTAGAAACCCCCTGCCTCTTAGAAAAAAGACAGGGGGGAGGAATGATGAGCTATGTGCCCGGTAAGTTTACAGGTACCATACATCCATGGCTGTTACACAATAAACATTGTGTGAGAGGTAGGCGAGGTCTTCGAGTGACTTGATCATAACGAAGCCGTTCTCATAACGGACGCTTGTTCTCAAGTCGGGATCATCGAGGAACATTTTTCCTGTGTAAGGTTCCGGTGCGTACACGAGGATACGTTTGAACTTACAGTTGGTCAGTGGTGTGGTTGCTGTTCCGCCACCTGTACCATCCCATGCGGTTCCATATACTGCGGCGTCGAATCCGTAGTCTGCCGGTGGTCTTGTAGTATCGTAGCCGAAGCGTGCGATATCTGCAGTTGTTCCACCTGGGAAGTGAGAATCGCCACTGTTTGCTCCATCATAAGTCAAGTATCTATCGTCGTCAAAACGAAGAGTACGAGCCTTAAATACTTCACTTGTAGCTTTGTCGCCAAAGCCGTTGTCCAAACCATCACGAGAGATGCCGTTTACAACATCTTGGTCGATGGTTAGGATATCCATCCACAAGTAATCCGGGAACACAATAAGAGCACGTGGCTGACGGTTACGTCTTGCTGCTCCGTGCAACTTGAAAAGATTTTTGATGTAGATGTGAGGCTCTGCTTCGTACAGGTCAGAAGGCACAGCGAGGATGCCTGTTCCTACAGCGAGGTTTTCCTGTGATGCGAGCAAGTAGTAATCCTTGAGGTAGCCAGCGACGTCTTCTTTGTCGAGAACTTCCTTTACGGAGTTTTCTTGAATAAGGCCGAGCAAATCGTAACCGTAAGTTCCGATCTCTTTTACCTTTTTAATAATCTCTTTACTCTCGATGTGAGAGAACGTACCTTCAACAACGCGACCATTTACTCTTTTGAAGTAAGGTGATCCCCATGTCTGCATGATGCCTGCGGGGTTTGCGTGTTTCAAGAAATCCGGTTGCAAATACATTCTCATGAAAACTTTTTCATTCTCATGGTCGAACATTCTGCGAGGATCATCTGGTTTTACAACTTCAATGGTCTCTCTTCCGGTAAGTTCTGTATAGATCTGGCGTTGCTGACCGGCTACGTAAGCATAAGTCTTCAGCATCAAATCAGCTTTCTCAGCGATCTTGTGGAATCGGCTGATATCGTGGTTGCTTAGAGATGTAACGATGTTCTTGTTAATCTCATTGTAAGCAGCGGCATATTTCTTCATATCCATAATGCTTCTCCTTCGGTTGTTTGTTTAATTAACATACCAATGTAACAAGGGTTGAGCCAGTCACGCTGGTAGTATCTACGCCTGTAATGATTCCCACAATGTGGTCTCCAGCTGCAGGTGCTGCGCTTGTAGCGACAGTCACTGCAAATGGGGTTGTTGCTGCCTGAATTACGACCAAAGACTTGCCGATATCTGCAGCAGTGATTGCTGTTCCACCCATCAGGTCTGCGATGAGGCGAGTTGCGTCAAATGTGATGGCTGCATCACGGAGACGCACATAAAGGTTCTCAGGGACCATGAGTCTGTCGAGTTGTGCCACAGCAACGCCATCGGTAAGATCAGGCTTGTTGTATGGTTCTTCTGCGCCTTGGTAAGTGATGTACAGGTTTCCACTCTCAATTGTTGAGAAGATAGCAGGGATATCTGCAGTAGCAACGACGTTGGTGTCGTTGATGAGTTTCAACGGTTCCATAGCGCCTACACTATATTCCGAAGGTGTCCCTGAGCTTTTTGTGTTAATGAAAGTGAACTCATTTGCATAAGTTGTGTGTCCAGGTTTCCAATTCAAGGAAAGAGCTGAAGCTTCTGGTCTTGGAAAATACACGCCGCGGTGAATTTCAATCTTATTGTTAATGTTCATAACAATCCTCCATTAGTGTTTATATTGTCTGCATGGACTCAAGTTGAGCCATCAGCCTGTCTTCGTGGGTAACTGTTCTGGATGCACTTTTGTTCATGCGACCAGGTGTCAGTGTTCCAAACGTATCGGTCTGGTTAGCGCCGATCGTCTTAAAGACATCGAGCACCATTCCAGCTAGCTTCTCACCGCTGATAACTTCAGCAGCGTCAACAGCTTCTGCAAGTGTATCACCTGCTTCACTATCGATTCTTGATACAGCATCAACAAGGGCGTTCTTAGCGGCGTCGGATACAGCATCAGTCTCTGCCGGAGTGACGGCTGCGCTAGCACCTTTTTTAACTGCAGCAACAGCTTTCTGAACTGCTTCTTCAGATGCTGCTTTTGTTTCTTCTGTTTCTTTCTTTGCTGTTTCTACTTCTTCTTTCATTCCGTCCATTTCTTTTTCAAGCTCTGCGTACTTCTCAAGAAGCATCTTGTACTGCTCTGTTCTCACAGCGTACTTCTTAAGCGTTGTATCAGAAGTGTTTGTTTTAGTCTTTGTCATTGCATCTACCTCTCAATAAGGTCATTAAAAAAATCCCTACCCCATTATTATAGATAACACTTATGCATCATCTAAAATGGAGCGAACTGTGTCAACCAATGTCATGGATTCCGCTCCACCTGTACTTGGTTTAACACCCCTTAACTTATAATTTAAATACTGGTTAACTGCATCAGTGGGGTCGTCTTCCTTCTTTGCTGTTTCCCCTTCCTCTTTTCTATAACGCGCCTCTTTCTTTGTAAGCTTGCCGAGGGTTAGTACATCAATCAAGTCGGCGGCTTTTCGTGACCCGGGCAACATATCCTGAACAAAGGACAAATCAAGCTGCTTACCACTATCTATGCTTCTCTCATTCCTGTGTTGTATGTTATTTATACGTTGTGCTGCTTGTTGTGCTCTCATGAGTGCTCCTTGTGCTACTTGTGCCGCTGTTGTTTCTCGGTTGATAACACCACGCATCGATCTAACATCTTTCCTAGCAGGTGTCATACTCCACTTATGGAACATAGACATACTTCTACCTTTGTCAGCGGCAGCACGCTCTATGTTTGCATTCATTCGCTCTTGCACATCGGTAGGAAGTGAGTGGAAGTCTACGCCACCTCTCTCCATCTCTTTCTTAAAATCCTTGCTGTAGGTGTACCTAGGAGCAAGCTTTTTGTAGGTAGCTAGGTTGTTTGACATACGCTGAGCAGCACTACTGTGGGATTGCATGTTTCCTGATATCTGGCCAAGGATGTTCTGAGCGCTCCTCAATGTCTGTGCTTTCTGTTGATTAAGTTTGTCAGAGTTAGACATATTACGAACACTGCGCATGACTTCACTTATAAATGGGGAGCTTTGAGCAGCAAGTGCCAATGCCTTTGGGTTGTTTGCAGACATCTGCATAGTTTGATTAAACAAAGGCGTGTTCTTCATGTCTTCATATAGAAGTTTATTAAACCCTGTGGTTCCGAGGGTGCGAGCAACAAAACGCTGATCTATCTCACCGTTTTTGTATGCATTTAGTAGCATAGGTGCCTGTGTCATCAATGATTGCATTGCATCAGGTTTCCCCGGTTCCGGCGACTTCAGTGCTTGTTGTGCATATTTAAGAAACATACGTCACCCTCAACGAAAAAAATAAACTCATAATTATTATAGCGTGTATAAACTGAGGGGGCAGTGGGCTGCCGCCCCCTCAGTGATTTAGGAATTAACCGTTAACCTTTGGAGGTCTTCCGGTTCTCTTCTTTTTTGGTTTTTCTTTAGTTTCTGCGGCAGGTGACTTGTTGTCATCTACTTTAGTAAGGAGTGCATCCATCGCTTCAGAAAGCTTAACAACAACACTGGCAAGTGCGTCTATTCTGGCATCATTAGAAGTAGGTGCAGCAGCAACAGGTGCAGCTTTGTGTTCACGATTGAACATTTTGCCAAACAGTCCGCCGCCTCCGTTTCCGCCGCGATTTCTCATCATAAGGAAAGGCATCATGCCGCCGTTTCCGCCGCCGTTTCCGCCGCCGAACAGTCCGCCGCCCTCACCCTGATTCATCAGCAGCATCATCATCATGGGATCCATATCTGCGTCGCGCATGAGCATGAGAGGCATAAGTTGTTGCATTCCGCCTTCACTATCGTTTCCGTTGAATCCACCGCTCATCATGGCAAGCATGAGAGGATCGATTCCGCCAAGGCGGCTTCCTGGGCGTCCAGCGTCACCACTTTGCATTCCACCCATCATCAACATGGCCTTGAGACCCTGAAGACTTGGATCAGTGTTCTGCATTGCAGCAAGCAGGAAGATGTCGTCGTTTGCAAAACGCTCTGCCACGCTCACGATGTCAAACAGTGAGATCACTGCAGAAACATACATGAAGTCACCGGTAAGTGAACGTTTCGGAAGAACGCTCTGTACCTGACCTTCCGGGGTAACGCCTTGGAACGGAGAAACACCGTTGACTTTCACAACAGCAGTGTCAGATCCGTAGATAAACAATGGCTTATCGTCATCTGTGAGGATAACATCACCATTGCGCAGGCTTGCAGGGTTAACAGGAAGAATGAAGGTGTCAATACCATCAAATTTCATTGAGGATACATCTGAAAGACCGTTAGGTCCAAAAGATACAAAGCTACCTCCAGCATTAAGAACAGCCAGGTTTCCGTCTACATCAACACCATACAAGCCGAGAGACTTGTCTGATTTTCCGAATTCAACATTTCCAAACAATTCTTTAAGTCCAAAATTCATCATTTCTTCTTCTCCTTCTTTAGGTTTGTTAATCATTAACATATTTGTATACAAGGAATAAAGACAGTCGCCCTAACAATCTTTGTTCCATAATCTTATACCAGATTAGATAGTGTGATTTACAGAGGTAGCGCTACGCCGTTAAAAAACCGTATGTTGAGTATAAGCCGGTACTCATAACTGTCAAAGTCTGTTACGAAGTTTACGGGAGGCTCTTCTCCTTCAGGTGTGTATTTAAATATAAGCTTCTCGTTTGATGACGATGTTAAGTCGTAGTGAGATAGAACGACTCCATCGAGCCCATCCTTCTTCCCGAACACAAGCTTAATATGGCCAAATAAAGGAAATACGTTTATTCCTGTTACAATAACCGTATCTTCTGTATAGGTAACTTCTGTTATTTGTACATCGAAATCACCAATGTCATATCTGTAGAAGGGGTCGTTAAGATCAAGCCTTGAGAACTGTGTCATCTGAGTCGCGGTCTTAACTGCAACCATGCTATCAACATTTGAATTCGTGCAGATAAAACGGTAACCAAGATCGGGTATAACGAGGTAATCTTTAGGGAACACTTTTACGATTGTGGGAATAACTAAACGTACGTGGTCGTACGATGTCGGTATGGGTGCATTTGCTACAGACTGATCAATCTGCTCGTCGTGGATTTTAACCCGTGTTGGTATGGGAGAGTAGTACCCTCCTACAAATCCGGTACCGTTACATATTGGGCAATCGGGGTTTGTAGGTGCGCGTAGCTCTCTTTGAAAACACTTACATTCGATACCTGAGTAACGGGGCTTAACAATGAACGCGTCGTAAGACCAGCTCTTATTGCGCAACACGATCCGTGCAGCATACAACAAGTGGTTCCTCGTGTGATCGATTATCGGACGGTCGTTCTTTACGTTGTCCGGTATAATAAGCGTATCGACAATAGTGTCTGCAGCGTCGAGTGCAGTGAGTCGGTAGTACCTCTCCTCAAAGAATCGCTCGTTCTTCCTGCTCATGTAATCACTCATGAATGTATTGGTGGTTGTGCCTATAAGATTCCACTCAGCATCATCCAAAGGTGTATGGTATGATAACTCCAGCGTGAAGTGCGTAGACGCTGTTGGGAAACTTGACCAAGACAGAAACATCGATCCTGTGCTAGGGTCTCTATATGCAGTATCTATCTTCATGTTACCTCAGATTGTATACTCCGGAGCTAGGTCTGTTTGGTCGATTAAGTCCTGTATCGCGAAACCACGAGCTTCCTGCGTTGCGCGTTGTCATAGCCGACAGGGTGTTAGCTGCAACCTTGTCCGTCTTAACCTCTGCTGCAAATCTCTGAAGGTAGAAGTTCGATAAGTTCTGGTACAGTTGTGCTTCCTCCCCAACGGGTACATGTAACCCATTTTCGTAAATTCCCGGATTGTAGTTTATTACCGCATTTATGTACTTTTGCTCGAACAGAATCCCTATTGCTCCGTACCTTATGATATAGTCAGGAGATTGGCTTGACGTACCTAGTGGAGGCATTTGATTCGCTCGCTCCCGAGCATCGGTAATAGCAGACGCAATATTTTCGTCAGAAAAGAACTTATCATTGTATTTCAAGTTGCTTATAGGGTTGTCGTGCATGTACTTGCGTACATCCTCTACTGTTAGCGTCATAATACCCTCCTAAGTGCTTACTTCTTTTTTGAAGAAGCTTTAGTCTTTGGCTTCTTTGCTGCTTTCTCTTTAGCTTCCTTATCAGCAGCTTCTTTATCAGCCTTAGCTTTCTTGTCAGCAGCTTCCTTGTCAGCCTTAGCTTTCTTATCAGCAGCTTCCTTGTCAGCAGCTTCTTTATCGGTCTCAGCTTTCTTATCAGCAGCTTCCTTGTCAGCCTTAGCTTTCTTATCAGCAGCTTCCTTGTCAGCCTTAGCTTTCTTATCAGCAGCTTCCTTGTCAGCCTTAGCTTTCTTATCAGCAGCTTCTTTATCAGCCTTAGCTTTCTTATCAGCAGCTTCTTTATCAGCCTTAGCTTTCTTGTCGGCAGCAGTATTATCCTCGTTAGACTCAGGGGCATCCTCAAGATAATCATACCATGCCGTGAGTGTCTTTCTAATCTTAATTCCGACACTCTTAAGTACCTTGTGTGCGTCGATTGCTTCTGCTTCTGTCTTGAATAACGCGATGTCGCCTTTGCGTAGATAGCGTCTCAGTAGTGATGAGTCAGGTAGTCCACGAGCAACGCGCGCTAGACTCTTTGGACGCGCAACGGATCCGCTGAGGCTTAATGTGTGTGATGTGTGATTTAAAAAAAAGGCTACGTTTCTGAATTTCCCGCCCTGTGATCTGGGTCTTAAACTTAATACCATTGTACTCTCCTTATTGTTGTTGTTCTTGCTCTTTCATGTGTTTCTGATACTGCTCCCACATCTTGGTAACAGTTGCGTATAGTGCGTAATTCTGCTTACTGAGTTGATCAAATAACGACTTACGATCTCCCTCCTGCATCTCAGGTAATTGTTGTTCGACTATTCCTTGTGCTTCCTTCTCTATTTCGTTTGATGCTGAAGTGAGATCAATTTGACCGTACTGAGACATAAGGTCTTGCTGCGCTACTTGGTCTGCCCTATCAGCACGCATCATTGCAGATTGCTCCACTCTATCCTGAGTACGCTTAATAAGATGCTCTTCCGTAATCTGCTTAAGTATTGCTTCATAACTTCCCTCAAAACCAGCCTCACGATACATACGTGCTACAGGAGCCGCTCCATTCTGAGCAAGCTGCGCATAGGTTTGTGAGTTGTATGAGCCAGGAATCTCGCGTATTGATTCCATAGTAAGGTGTCCTTTTCCTTCTGTTAGGTGCGTCTTTAGCTTCCCGTGCAGTGACTTAGCTACATTCTCCACGAGTGGTAGAAAGCTATTAGAGAAGTTGTTAAATACTCCAGTAAGGACCTCAAGTGACATTGGATCGGAAGCTACTCCAGCTTGACCTGCAAGTATGTTAGGGTTAATACCAAGTCCTCCTAGGGAGTTATTAACAAACGCAGTCACTTCATTCAGCGTGAGAAACCTCCTCCCATCACCATATAGTGAATCTGCGCGGACCGGCATAGGCGAATACACAACACGGCCTAAGTCACCTTCCGCATGAGCACGCGTTTGCTCTAGTATGAATTCCTTATAAATATTCTCGTTTACCGTATCAAACCTACTCTGATCATGTCCTGGAGCAGCTTCTATGGGGGATATGATGTACAAAGGGTCTACCTTTGATGACGCCACTGCTTCATTACCTCTCTTGAGAACAGACACGGTCATAAGGTCATCCATGAGGGATATTATTGGAGGGACATCTACTTTATTTTTTGTGCCTATGATGGATTCGTATCTGAATACTGCAACTTTGTTCCGCTGTATCGTAGCTGCGATCTTCCCTCTGGTAGCATACGCGGTTACCAGCGCCCAGTGGACGCCTTCAATATCACTTGTTGTCATATCTGTGTCGAGAGCAATCGCCCCTTCGTAAGAAACAGGCTCAAACCTAACAGTATCAATCCCCGCGTCGTTTGTAGTTATTATGGTATATGCTGGTTCCAGAACCTTTAATATTCCTGAGGCGTTACTTTTCGTTGCCTTGCGAACAGGAACCACTTCAACTTTTTTCCCGCATGCCCCGCACGTGTACTTAACGCGTAAGTCTGGAACAGGTGAGACATGCGCGGTTCTGACTTTATGTGAACGGGCAAGCTTCTCTTTTTCCGTAGTCTTAAATGTACGTTCATGTTGTGTGAGCTGGAAAGTACCTTGGTACGTATCATTAAGCTGTGTTTTTGCTTGACATTTCGGGCAATCGCAAGACACTGTCTCGGCTGGCATGTGAGCACACGCAATGCGTGGATAGATAAACATAGCTACAATTATCTGACGAGATATCTCATTTACATGAAGATCGTCAACAAGAGTATTGAGAGCATCAACTACATTCGTATCACTTGTGTCTACCTGTATTGGTCTTGCGAGCAAGGCTGACAGCCTTGATACTGCTCCTCGTAGAGGACCATTAGACACATAGTTTCTGAGAAGGAAAGCGTAGTACTTCTCCTTATCATGCCAAGGCACAAGCGATCTGAAGTAGGAATCAAAGAAGTCGACGTAACTCCGCACCTTGTACGACAGGTCTAGTCTTCCTTGTGTTGATATAGTATCACTCATTTATCTAAACTCCTGTTTCTTGTGGGCAAGACCCACTGACTTCAATATTAACTACCCATCTGTAGAAAGGTTGCTCTGGATTGAAGTTGGGTGCGTATTGTTGAATCTGTATTATGTAATTTGAGATATGTTCTGCGTACCCGCCCGTACCATCAGCATCAACTATAAGTTGATCCCGCTTCGTCTGTGCTGCGTCCATCGCTGCTTGAATCCTTCTCGATGAGGCAGACGTTGTCTGGATTACCCCGGCTAGTACTTTTATCATAGGTACAATCTGAGCCAGCATAGACTGCACGCCAAGTATACCTGTTGCAGCTTTGTCTTTGTCAGCCTCGTAGTTACCTCGCATGGTTAAATGAGCAGGAGTCCCTAGTGAGAAATTTATCTGAGGTATATCTACTGTCTTTAGCGTTACAATCTCGTGGTTAGATGCACCTAAAGCAAACTCGATGCTCTCAAGTGCTGTGTCAACTGATGCGACATACGCCTGCATACGACTCTTGGGGGCGCCTGATGTGAGGTCAATCATTTCTTTACCGGAGGCGGCCAGCGTACTTCTCACCGTACTTGTCGTTGTAGTAGCGGTCTCTAATGCGGAATCTGTTGCTGTAACAGCGGACTCTATGCTTGGATTTATTTCGTGCGTCGCCTTATATGATGCGTCAAGCCTGTCCAGTGTTTCGCCGAACGTTTTAAAAAATGCTTGCGATTGTGCAAGTTGATCTGGTGTTCCTATCTCGTTAAGTGCGACGTTAACGAGCTTCAGATTATCCTCAGCTGTCTTTACTCTTGTATATACTTTACCAAGAACCGCTATCTCTGCTTCGTAAGCAAGAATCATTGCTTTTGTTTGTAGATAAGCAGCTTTTGACTCGAGTAGTTTTTTAACGACCTCATCGAGGCTGCTATTAATGTCAGTAGGGATAACTACTGACTCATCGACCATGGCTTCTGTGGCTCTGTTAATAGTAGCGACGTTAGTGTATAAGGCATACAAGCTACGTATAATAGTATCCCTTGCTACTTGAAGCTCTTGTATGTCATCAAACACCTTTGTGTAGTTGTTAGACCTATACCGGGTACCTGCTTCTCCATTTGATTCGGCAGGAAGGACTTCCATATCCCCTAGCACCATAACTTTTATAAATTTATCTGCGTCTTCACCTGCCTGTACTTCGTATATAAAGCAATACTCGGGGTACATCCCCTCGTAATAACCAGAGTACCCAGTAGGGTTCTTCGATGTGACTGATAGTATGTAACCGGAGCTTATATACTCCATGCGTACTTCAGCTGTTATGGTAGGTTGTGCTCTATTGTCTTCGTCTCCTGATATAGTTGGTATGAGTCGATCGTAGTCAACGAGCTGCAATACGGATGCTGGGACATCCAGTAATGATGATCTACGTGTATTTGCCATAGTACTACCTCGTAACGCGAACCTTCGCTTAAATTATAGAGTTACTTCTTTTTCGTATGCCTTTTCGTCTTCTTTGTGGAAGATTTAGTAGGGTCAGACTTTGTAGGATCCTCCCAGGATATACGCTCCTTATACTTGTTCTTAAGATCTTCTTTCGTGGCTGGGAAGTATTTATTAAGGATATTGAACCCCATAACAGCTGGTATTGTTACCAATAAAGTCTCTCTGATTAGAGATTCCAAAAGGATGGCTGGATCTATAGTGGTGTACTCAACGATTCTTTTGTACCGAACTTCCTTTGTATGCTCGCCTTCTCCAGTATACTCAATAACTTTCTCAAACGGGGTCTCTTCCGTAATGTTGTAAGCTACACCATTCTTTATGCGAAGGTACTCATCGATTGTTTCTTGTTCTTCCATATCCATTAAATATAACTTGTGTACCTGGGATTCTTTTATAATCTTTGACATAGCCTCGCGCATGATGTGGCTTCCGCCATCATCCTTCACTTTGTGCTTCTTATCTTCATTAGCGGATGCTGTGCCCATCATTCCGAACAGTGAACTTCTCTCCGGATCAACTGCTATTTGTTTAATGTCACTCATTGAGGGTCCCTCCAGTGTCTCTAGTGTTCACATAAGAATAGACATATCGGCTATCCATGTCAACTATTTTCGTTATAGGATGTAGGTATTAGGGATTGCCTTCTGTTGCCTTTTGTTTTGAGTACCTCTTTCATGTCTTCGGTATCTGCAATGATGCCTGCATAGTCAGGGTCTTCCTTAGCCTTACCGGAAGCTATTTTTCCAACATGATCAGGGATCATGCCTGTAACAGGGCTGTGGTAAGCATCTAGGTCCTTTGTGTTGGCGTCGACATTCTGCTCAAAATCAAACAGAAGCTGATCGACTTTGTTATCAGAAGTATCCTTTGGAAATAACTTAGCGCCGTCACGTACAACGCTCAATAACTCCTTCATCATATTGGTAGACATGGTACGTTTCACCTCGTCCCCTGTCATTGTGAGAGCTTGCATCTCAGAAAGTTTCGTGCGGACTTCTCCGAGCGCATACATAGTTGCTCTGGTGTATGCTTCCTTTGCTACGTCTTCTATAACAATATTTCTGCCTCTATTGAGTATGAGGTCGAGAGCCTCCCACCCTTCGTCAAAAACGCGAGTCTTAACCGCTCTATCGTTTCCTGGTGGAAGACCTTGTAGGTAATTATAATAGTGTATTCGTGATACAAATGGACCTCGGTCAAAGAAGAAAGGTCCGTAGCCATCTGCTTCCTCATAGGATATGGAGAATAGGTCGTCATATAGCTTTGCGGGAGCCCTGTTTCCATCAAGAATAAGTGCCTCTAATACGACCCTAAGGAATGGATCTTTATATATCTCGACTAAGCTTAATGGAGCTTCCTTGAGCCCTTTTTCAACATTACGGTAGAGTAGTTCTTCCGTCAGCATACAATGCGTTCCCCATCAGTTAGTCAAGCATATACAGCTTAAGGACGAGGTCACCGAAGTCTGAATAAAGTGATTGCACACTATCGATAAGATCTGCGTAGGCGTCTGCCCCGAGCTGCTTCTCGTATTTCGCTGCCTGGAACTCGATAGAGAATAACATCTCTCCGAGTACTGTCAGCATGTCCTTAAATGTTCCTGCGTGTCGTTTAAGTGTAGCTGTAGCTTTAACTCTCGGTATAATATCAAGCAGTGAAGCCGCACTCTGCACGGTTACATTGTTTTTTATTTCAGTAGGTAGCTGAGCTACTGCCTCTGTAGTTGGCATCATTCCCTGCTGCTGTTGCTGTGGGCCGCCCATATTCTGTACAGCATCCGCTGCCTGTCCTTGAGACATACTGTTGTATGTATCTATGAGTGTCTGTACGAATGAAGGATCCTCTCCGCCTTGCTCTACAGCAGATCTCGGATCATTCAGAATCTGTTGTACGTACTGCAGTTGCTGCGGGTCTATTCCGTTCTGCTGCGCTACGGATGGGTCAAACAGTGCTTGCACAAGGATCTTTGCCATTTGGGTAGGATCTTGTTGGGGCTGCTCTGCGGCTGCCGGTTGCTGTGGTTGTCCTGGCTGCGTAGGTTGCTCAGGTCCCGGCACCGCTTGTCCCGGTTGCTGCGGTGGAACAGGTTCACCTCCCTGAGGAAGGCTCTGACCTGCTTGCATAATCATATCAACGTCAGCCGGTGTAATGCCTAACTGCTGCATCGCTTGCTGGTCACCTTGTATAGCAGCTTGCATCATTGGCATTGTTTGCTCGTCAAGGCCTGCTGCCTGCGCTTGTGAAGGATCGGCTAACGCTGCCGCAATGGTTTGCGCAGTAGCCATGTCAAGTGTAGGTGCTCCGCCTTCTGATGGCGCTCCGCCTTCTGCTGGCGCTCCGCCTTCTGCTGGCGCTCCGCCTTCTGCGGGCGCTCCGCCTTCTGCGGGCGGCATTGCAGCTTCCTGTGCTTGCTGAGTTTGTTCTGTCATCTGTGTGAGCATGTTCTTAACATCCTCAAGCTGAGTACCCATAGCTTCTACTGTGGATGATATCTCTGATATCTCTTTGTCCTTATCCATAGTTACTTCTTTAACAGTCAACTCAAGCTGCTGTTTTAAGAGGTCGTTTTGTGTCTTCATATTATCTTGTACTTCACCTATCTCTTGTTTGATATAGGTGAATAGTTGCATTATCTCTGATCCCAGTTGGCTCTTGTCCTGCACAGGAGAAGGCGCTAGAGGTGCAGCTTGCTCTTGCTGCGGAGCAGCCGGCGAAACTGCCATACTCACAGGATCTGCACTACTTGCGACTTTCGTAAGGATAAGATTCGCTTGTTTTGTTGTCATTCCTATTGCGTGAAGGATGCTTGGTAAGTATCCTCCTTTAGCGCGTATTGAGTCACCGATAACTTGATTCCCACTGTGATTCGGAGTCATGTACATAACTTCAATCTCACCTTGAGTGATAGGTATAGTCTTATCTACTCTTGTTACGACAACTGTGGGGCCTGATTCATGCGCTACGTAAGCGCTGACGTCAAACGCGCCGAGTGTGTGATACACTCTATCAACGGATTGTGATATTCCGTAAAGCATGTCGCGAATCCAATCTGTGTGATCTCTACTCGATGGAGATGCTATCTGATAAAGGGCTACTTTTACGCTTCCGAGTGATGATTTAAACGAATATGTTATCGCTTCTCTCCCTTCTTCTTCGATACGGGCGGCTCCTATCTCTTCCTCGCTATTATTAATGCCTCTACTGGTTGTATACAGCGTGTCTCCGTTTGAGACCCACCTTCCAGTAGATCCATCCGAAAGGGTTACAACAAACTTCGTTACTTTTGTATCCTTCCCGCTCTTGTAGTAACAAGAGAAAATGGGTACGTCAACACGACCTTTATAGTGCGTATTAGCGGTCGGTTTGTAAGTGAGGGTATACTTCATGCTCCCGTTTCCGAGGTCAACAATGGACTCCCCGACGGTAAAGGCATCGGTACTTTCGCGGCTGTCAATCTTTACAGTTTCATCGTAGTACTCATTCGCCGACGAGATGTCCCGTAGCTGGCTTATGCTTAATCCTGAATACAGACGCTCCCCATCGAATAATACATAGAGGGGGCGCTTTGCTTCTCTATAGCTCGCTGCTCTTTTTTGCATGTACTCAACATCTGTCTTTATGATTCTGCGCACAGCATCATAGGTGAGTTTCTCTGGGAACAGCTTCTTAAGTACAAGGCGGGAGCTCGCTCTTCCGGCAGTGCTGTATAGCAACAAGTCTGGAGTAAGGTCGTCGTCGTGCACGGACATACCGTTGCGAATAGCGTCAACATTGTTTGTCATACTTGCTTGAGACTCACTCCCATGACGAAGTGGCGACTTAACAATGCTACGTGCAACAAGTTGAGCAAAAGGATCTCTCCCTGAGCGGAACGCACAACCATGTCCACCACTTACTTTTGTAGCTTTCTGAGGGTCTGTGTCTACGTTTGACAACACTTTGTTGTACATCTCAATACGTTCGTTGCCGGTGAGTACCTGCATAGGTAGCATTGAACCGGTAAGTAACGACACTGACTCATTAGACCCGCCGCGTATTGTCGCTACACTTATTTTACCCGGACGGATTGAACCTGCGATAATTCCCAAAACGTCTTGGGGTGTACCGAGATCCATACCGTTCGAGAATGACATTGAATTAACGTCGGTAATGTCAGAGGTCTGCGTAATGTTATACTGTTCATTCGTGAATATCCCCGCCGAGGAATACTTACGAAGATTGTAGGCGATAGTCTTGCTGTTTGACCCGGCGAGTTTAAGAAACTCTTTCGGAATAGCGGGGTATTGCTTACTCGTAATGTAGGGGTTCGGTGTAACACGTTCTGCTGTCTTTAAGAACGTATTGACTAGGTGAGCGTTCGCAGTTTTCTTGAGCCCTGAACCGTACACAGCTGCTCTTGCTGCAGAATTTATACGGCTCAAATTATGAGCACTGTTGAATGCAGGCAGCAAATGAAGTAGTTCTGTGTTTGATGCAGCGACCTTCATCAACTTCTTTGTGTAGTTCTTTGAAGTGGATGCGGCGATGTCTCTGATTGCACGTGTCATGTCAGCGGCACTTGCATAATTCCTGATTGAAGGACTAGACGACTCCCCATCAACGGTAAATAAATCTCGATTTGCAATGCCATCAGAACTATTATCAATCTTATTGCGTGTCGCACTAGACTCAGCCTCTGTATCGGTGAGGGTTGCGAACGTATCGTCTCCGGCTTCTCCTCTAGTGGAGATAGTATCGAAGTACTCTTTTGTGAACGGGAGCCACAGCTTGTTCTTTGCTGAGTAGAACCCTGGAACCGGTAGGATCTCACCGTCGTTGTACACAATTGGGGCCTCAAGCGTTGTGTTGCCCGCCTGTATCGATATTATACCGACAGCGAAGCGTCGCTCTCTATCAATGTACTTGTCTATCCACTGTACATCTGAAATGCTGTCTCCAACCCAGTCATACCTTGAGCTGATATACTGCATAACACTCTCTGTTAAGTTCGACTTAAATGTCGGCTGATCAATCCCTGCTGTGTTCTCTGCAATCTTTTTCATCATAGCTACCCTTTCTGACATTAGTACGCCACCATCAATACAATGCTATTATAGAGGGAACGTTGCGTATTTCAACAAACCGTCTATAATTCAGTTGAATACAACGGAGGGACAACCATGCTATATTCGGATGTAAGGCTAGTAATCTTTGGGAAAGAAGTCGAGTATGTGTCGCTGGATTACTCCGCAACAAGGCTCGATATTATACTAGAGCAAGACAACGCAAGGCTACACAAACTAACTGACATATTACATCACGAGGATCTTCCGGTGCAGGTGCTCGTTATAAACCCAAGGGCGGCTGCCCCAGAAGATATTAAAGATTACATTGTTCAGTTTGACGGATTCATACCTAAAGCATCTATAAATTCATCTCACCTATCCTCGAGCTCACTCATACGACTGTATGCTACAGCGACACTAAAACAAACACTCTCGTCAATAAAGTACAACTACATATCATCAGGGTCATTATTTGCAGGAACTCAAGCTAGTATGTTAGAGAAGGCTCGAACACGCGCTGTTGTAGCAAGTAGCACAAACACAGCAATGGTAACGGTACCAGAAGTTCAGTCTATGGCATACAAGATATTCATGCTTAAGAAAGTCGGTATAAACCCTCAGTCCGCTCGTCGTCCGAGCGACTTCTACGAGAATATGCTAAATGCAATGATGATGCCTCTAAATGACACGCTCGCAGATCGAACAGAAAGGGCAACCGTGGCGTTTGACGCTCTTGTACCAGACACAGGGAACAGCAATGTTCTTCTTACTTCCTCTGCAGTAACGGCGCTAAACTCTATAATACAAAATAACAAAGAAAAGGACGATAGCGCATATGAAGATTCTCAAGGGATAGCGTTTACAGAGCAGTCCGTGTACACTATGTTCCAGGTAATAAGCCAGCAAGCGTACAATGGTATAAACGCGAGCGTTAAGAACGCGACAGATGTGTACAAGAGGCTCGCTGCCAACAGCCCCCCTATCAGAAAAGGCCTTCTTGCAAGTCACTACCTAGGTCTTAATGGTTCCACATCAGGCGGCGGTGTATTTAAGCACGTGCTTAAGAAAAATCCAAACAAACAAGTGTCTGACTTTGTAATGTCGATTGTTAATGCATTTGATATACTCCTTAAACAACTGACAGTGCTTGCGCTGTCAACTGCAGGTGTAGCCGTATTCCCATATTCCGTAGACTTAACTTTCCGCACGGTAAAACCCATACGAGGAACGCTGAGTGAGTATATGATGTCTTTATATAAAGGGTCTGCTCCAAAACAATTCTCACTGACACCGGTTGTCGATGTTCCTGTTGGAAGGATACTACGGGAAGCAGAGCTTGCCGCTCTAGCTATAACGGAAAGGCATATGACAATGGTCTTAACAAATACAGGAGCTACTTACGGAAATAACTCTCCTAGTGAGATTGCTTCTGGAATTATGCATCTCATTTTTGATAAGATCCTAAGTGAGATATTTAATATTGAGATATATAATGCTGACGACGTCCTTAACTTTAATGAAAGTACTGCCAAGAAGATAATCGTAAGTGGAGCATTGCAGTTAAAGAAGAAAGAAATGGAAGAAGAGGGCAAGAAGAAAGGTAAGGTAGATGATGGTCCTAACAAGAAAGGCGGAGATACTGCGGATGAAGTGTCTGTCCCTACCGATAAGGGACCGCTCGGTATGGCTCCTCCAGATCTCGTCGGGTTAAGGGAGGCAACGGATAAGGTAGCAAAGAGTGTAAGGACATCTGATGTTGCGGTGAAGCTGCTGCACGGAAACATAGCTTCTACTGACGGACCCACTGATGAAAAGTTCTCTGTAGCGGTACTGCATGATGAAGATGCGGAAGCTAAGAGAGCTGAAGCTAATAAGCTTAGTGAAGCGGAAGCCAAGAAGATGGCGGAGAAGAGCAGAAGCGACTTGGTTAAGAATCCAGCAGATTACTCCAATATGATAAATTGGCAATACCTAGGCGGAGATACTGACACCATACACAGTATGATGAAGGATTCGTACACAAATGCACTAACCGTACAGGCGAATACACACAAAGAGACCCCACTTGTTCTTAACTCTAGTAACTTCGATGATTGGGCAGTGAAGATAAGGTGCGCAAAAGGTGTGTCTATTGACGCTATGTTGGCATTGACGAAGTCAAAGACTATTAAAGATATAAGCATCTATCCTACCGTAGCCCTTATTATAAAAGCTTTACAGGATAACGTTTCTGGAGAGGGTGTAGAGGGAGCTGATGCTGGAGAGAGCCCGAAAGATATGTTTGCCCACCTGCGGATATACGATTACCATAACGCGAGATCACTTGATATAGTGAACGCACCAAAGCGAATAAGTACACTATCTGCATTCAAGACATACTTACCTGTTGGCAAAGAGAACGGAGGACCTATTTTCCCTACTATGACGGAGATGCAGAGTAAGGTTATAGAGGGCCTTGTTATGGCATCTAGTGCAAAGAAAGCAAGCTCATCAGAAACAAAGACACTGTTATCTACGCTCACCGACATATATAGCTCTATAAATTACACACTGGTACCCTTGCTCAATAAGCCAGTACACGCTGACAAGAGACTTGAGAGAAATTCATCCGGTGGATATAAACACAAGGTAGTCTCCAAAGGGTATATCGCCCCTGAGGTTATGGCGCAGCCTATATATAATCACTACGCACCTCCTTTATCAAATATTTTCTTCGGACCAGACATAGTGTCCGCAACCACAAAGGTTAGTGGTGGTATAAATAGCAAGTATCTGTTTGTAGTTCGCCCCATCCTCCCCGCTATAAACTCACAAGACCTTCCTCCAAAGGTTTACACCATGGATATTGCATCCGGCCAAGCTACCCTAATAGAGGAAACTGACAGCAACCTATCAGGAGCAGGTGATGCTGCTGCTAGTATTGACGTGGAATCTCCTGAGGACGTCGCATTTGAGTTAAATAATATCATCCAACGAGATATGTCACACGTCGTATCCCGTAAGTTAAAGTCGCTAATAAATGAGCCTGAAGTTAAACAATCGGTGGTTGATCCCGATGAAGAGGGTGTTAACAAGATGCTCAGCTCAACTAAAGACCTGGAACTATATCTCAATACTGATCTTGTAGGCAATAGTGAGGAGCCTGTTAGTCAGGCCATAATAACACTAACCCTCAACACAAACGAAAAGCCCAAAACAGAGTACAAAGACGTTACAACTACAACAGAAACATTCGATAACCACGATATATATCGTAAGTTCAAACAATCATTCCGCAAGGCTAACCTCGATGTTAACTGGGTTACTCGCTCGTTTGCTCCGGCATCAGAGGCTCCTCTCATAAAGGATGCCTTACTCTCAACGCAGGATTATGACCCAGATGCGGATAAAGACGCTCCAAGCAGTAGCCTCGTTGTTGAAACGGTACTTGCACTTAAAGAAGTTACTACGAGGACAATAACAACAGATGAAGAGGGAAAAAGTGTTCATGCAGTATCAGGAGGAGCTATTCACACAAAGATAGCAATAAACGTTACTGCGCCATCGAAAGATGTGCTCACATCAATACTCCATCCTGCTGACGGTCTATTTGACACAGTAGTTAAGCCTCATATCGCTGCCTCAATATCGTACGGGTCTCTTGTTACAGTATCAACAAACACGGTGATGCGTATTATATCTAACATTGTTACCGGGTACCTGCGCATACTTATACTAAGCGCCGTTAATAAGGTGTTCGATACATACAGGCAGCAACTTCGTAAAGGAAAGTCTGATGCGGAACTTATAAAGAATATGACAGAGTTCACAATGCTGTTTAAAAATATGCTTGCAAGCAACTCAACTAAGTTCCACGTTAAGATGATCGCTAAGAAGGGATTCCCTGTATCTGCAAAAATAGTTAGCGTATCGATGGAAGCCAAAGGGAGTATGCAGCGCCGGATACGAACAAGTTTCACAGGGTACGTGCTTGGTCAGTCAGGTGCCCCATCCGTAATAATAAACAACGCTTGGAACATAATAGAGTATTACACAACAACTATGTCTGCAGCAGCAATTAACCACGTAAAGGATAACTCGAAAGATATGTACGGGGAGATGAATACGTACGGTATGCTATCTATTACTAAATTTACCAGGAAAGTAGGTGGTACGGCTACTCCCGGGAATCTTTACGAGTATGTTCCTGTGTCGCCGGAATTAGCAAAGATGCTAAAAAAGAAGGATATAGTCGCACCGGCAACAGTAAATACGTTTGATATCACAAGCGTGAACAAGAAAACCATAATGGGAACATTGGCGAACCTTATATTTGACCCTAAGTTATTGTTCCCTGTTAAGAAAGCACCTTGGTCAAAACTAGGATCCTTTACACTTAATGCTACATCAGCATACCCTGTATGGGGCGAGAGCCTTTCGGGAGATAACGCCGTGTCATCACCTACTGCTAGTTTCACTAGTAACGGTAACATAACCTCCTTAATGGACTCTCTGGCAGGATGTCTACTTGGGTGTGCACGGATAAGTGCTTCCGAAAAACTACACCACGGAATTGGTTTAAACAGAAGAGCTACACTTATGTCAAAACCAGATAACAACAAAGCTATTGTGCAAACAGTGCTGCAGGCAGCCCTCGTAAAAGGTGTTTCTGTATTTAATGACGTGATAGGGTCTAGTGTAGGCAAGTACATACAATTCTTGCAAGGTACAATAATAGCTGCTACTCACGTTGAGGTGTATCGCCCTGATATAAAGTCACCGCCTCCTGTTACGCAGACAACAGCGACAAACTCAGGTAAATCTACTGCATATAAGCTCACAAAGCTGTATCCATGGTTCTTACAGGGAACCAGTTCTCTTGGGGACGCAATAACATTGCGCAACCCGGCCACCGACACATTCAAGCCGCGGCATTACCTCGGGCCAAGAAAAGATGACACTCTCCACGTAGGACTTGACCTTATACTTACGCAGGGCATTAAGGGGAAGCCTTTGGGTAAGCTTTATGACTCAAAAGAAGCATTAGAGATACAACAAAAGGTGTGGGCTGACCCTACTGTTAAGTCAAAGGGGTCTGACATTCCTGTAGCAGTAGCTCCGTATGAAGGATATGTGTGCTACTCGCTAAATAACGGGTATGGAATTACTTGCAGATATGTCCCAAAAGATCGAAGGGTGGAGAGCAATAGTATTCCAGTATTTCTTCTCGGTCATAATGACCCTACATCATTCTTGTATGCTGGCCCCGCAAATGACACTCGTCTTCAGGTGTATATGCAGGGAATATTCAAACAGAAGTTACCGGATGCAGCAATCAAGAAGCTAAAGAGAATATCTGATGCAGATATTACGGATTATACTATATATAACTCAGCGGTTAAAGGACACGCTAAAGAGAACTTTGTCAGAATAAAAGATGCATACAAGAAAGATACGTACGCCTATTTCTTCTATGTATACATAAATTATTTCCACGACCTTTACACCGAATCGGCAAGGCTTACTATAAAGGCTGCAACTAACATCGTGAAAGGGGTGATCAACGATGACCTTGCGAAGATACAGATGCGGGTTGCGGAAGGTGATGTACTATGCGTGTATGGTCATTCAGGAAGCAGTAGGACAAACTACCACTATGATGATGGTCACGCCGCACACATCCACTTTCTCCCGTACCGTATACATAAGGATGGGCCTGTATGCAGGAAAAGTGGGAGGTTAAGGAAAATAGTTGAGAGGAGTTCCTCCTCCTTGAGTTCAGCAGAAGCATCTACATTGCTCATAAGTGGTGTGAATGGAATGCTTAAGTCAGTACACCCCTACCTAAAGAAAGAGAAAGACCTAAGAAGACTAACGTACAATCCAGACCTATTCTTGTATAATATCGATGAGATATCGACGGTATACCAATTCAGTAGGTCATCAGATGTCGGTGCAGCTTCTGACGAGGACGTTCGGGGTGAACTCAATGCTACCGCGGACCCAGGAACGATACAGCTGAAGCACTTATATGAGAAAAGTGACTGGCGTAGATATATAGATTTTGAAGCGATGAATATAATGTTGGAGGAACAGTACTCGATAGATCTACCTTCTGTTTCTATGAGGTATTGTGATGTAGATGTTGCGGCTAACCTTCCTGCTGCGTACATCACATACGATGACATATATCTTGCGGGGATAAGGTCAACCGCCGTATCCGTTCGAGGAAACGGGTCTCATGTGGGAACTACAGTAAGCTTTACTAGAGGTATGTCGGTTAGGGCTCTTTGGCTTGTTATTCGTGCTCGAATAGAGCAAGGGGTGAGGGCGGAGCTTAAGATATCAAAACAAAGTGGGATATTTTCACTAGCGTACCTGCATGCTATGGGGAAGAGCTCGTCTGATATAGCTAACGCTGTGTCAAAGGCGGTTACTGCGACTCTGGCTTCTCCTTATATCCAACCAGCACTATCGGGGATATCACTCACCGTTGCAAACCATAGTGTAATTAAGAAGGAGTATGAAGATACGTTTGGTAAATCGGAGTTTGTGTTTGACTGGACTGAATATGTAACATTCTTGGATTTGTCAGGCCCGCACTATCTAAAAGATATACCTGAGTTGCTTGTTAGCAGTGATAATGTAGAAGATGCTCTGACCTTAGCGGTTGACATCATATTGAATCCCGGAAATAATGGGAGGGTTCTTGATAAACAGGACCCTTACTTCAGGATAGAGGCCAGAAGCATTATGGCAGGGGAGGAGGGTCTACTGCAGGGAGAATTGGATCAGCTCTTAACAACAAGAGCCTGGGCTAATGATAGATACCTAACGTTCGATAAGTTCATAAATGAGCTAAAGATGTATTCTGATAAGACGGTTGTGTTTTCTAAAGACCCTGGAAAAGTTCTTGATATAACTACACGAGGACACGCACGCACGACTCTAGTTCAGAGCGCATTTGAGCGAGTATCGCTGATAACAGATAGATCTATGACGTATTATGATTGGTCAACTTCGTTCGGTGATGAGGATAAAAGTAAAGAAGAGTAGCCCGTCGAAACGGGCTAGCGAGATTACTCTGGTTTTTCGTCGCCTTCGATGATCTTTGCAATAATGTCATCAAGAGAACCGGCAATCTTTGGATCAGCTTCTGAAACAACTTCAGCAGGCTGAACATCAGGATCTGTTGGTGAATCTTCAGCAATCTTGCTCTTCTTCAGATCTTCCTGAAGTGAGGCGATGATTGATTTGTCAACTGCAGAAATAGCATCTGTGCTTGTTTCTGGCAGTTCCGGATCGGAAGCGGCTGCGTCTACTTTTGCGACAACCGCGTCAACAACTTCTGCAAATTTAAGCAATACAGTGTTAATGTTTGCTTGTTTCTCCATAAGCTTTTGCACTCCGATTGCGAGGATCTGTGTCTCTGTAAGCATTGTACTCTCCATTATGTACGTTAACGTCAAAACACAGTTATTATAGATACTGTAGTGTTGGTAAAAAGGAGGTTCTGTGTAACCCACTATTGAGAGACGTATGTTACCATGGCATTTATGTCTCCGTTAACAACGACATAGGAGATATCGAAGTACACCATTCCTGCATTTATCATATGTACAGGAACACCTTCGACGAAGTCAAGAAGCTGATACTTTACGTGGTCGCAGTGTTCACTTGTAGTACGTGCTCTGTTCCCACAGATAGAGCAGACATCATATTCAACACCGCATCCCATAGATACGAGGATGCCTTTTTTCTGTTTGAGCTTCCGGTATATTGTCGGTGCCGCTTTCTTCTTTACGGAAAGAACCAACTCAACTCGATGTTGTTCTTCGTTGTAATTCGCATAATAGATGTCCCCAATACTCTTGCTCGGGTCGTCACTTTTGTGAAACATATAAACACTTCCCTTTTCCATGTAAGTAGGGGTAGCTGCTGGTAGTGTCTGTGTCTCTGACACAAATGGCTTAAACGGCTTCTCGAATACGGAATCTCCATTATCGTTCTCACCAAACACTTCAAATGGAAATACCGCGAAGCAGAGCGCTGTGATGGCCCCTTCTCCTGCTGCCTTCTGTGCTTTCTCTACTTCTTTTATAAGGTATTCTGCGGTGGTCTTTGCTGCCTTTTTTATAAGGCCACATCCAATCTTGCCGTTACAAGTTACTGAGTCTATCACTGTTAGGTTGCTTGTTAGTGTCTTCTCTAGCATCAGTGCCTCCGTGAGCATGTTCCATCAAACATATGAATTATAGAGGAAAAAAAAGAACGCCTAATAGATAGGCGCTCTTGATACTTGTTCTTACGTTAATCTGCGTTTCTGCCTTCGCAAAGAGCTGCGTGTAAGGCTTCCTTGCACACCGCATCAGATTCAGGGACTCACTTGGGCAAGGTGTACTCGCCGCAGTCCTGGAGTGTCCCTCTCTGTGTCCGGATATTATCCGGATACAACAAGTGAATTCTCGGTTCTAAAGTGCGCGCGCTGCAGGGAGCGCCGGCCTGATACGTAACCCGCATGCGCATTACGGGCAGTAATGGCTCTCTCGCAGCCTGGCGGGATCACGGGAGCAACGAAGGAGTGATCCCGCGGCTGTTCCCTAATGGTAAGTGCTGAAGCTGATATTATCAGCAGACAACCGATAAAAATTACAATCTGAAGTACATCTCCGGTTAAATGGATAGGCCCATACCAGGATAGTCACAGATCAGGATTCACGCGGTCTCGCGCGAAGCAAGAGTCCGTTTGAATCCTGACAGTGTTGCTGATATTATCAGCGAACATTGTAATCAATTCATTAAACTCATCTAAAGAGATCTTACAGATCTCATCCGGTACCTGAAGACCCAGGTTAGTGAATTGTTCGGTTTCACGAAGGTTGAAGGGGGAAGCGGGATTGCTGCACGTTCAAGCGGATGACAAGCACTCCATCCTGCGGTCCCAACGGGACAAGCAGGCAGTGAGTGGTTGCAGCGTGCTTGAACTAAGCTGGCGCGACACCTTCCCTTCTGAAACAGCCACAATGAGCTAATTGGGTCTTGTATGAGTGCCGATATTATCAGCAAACATGAGTTCTTTCGTGTGCTTCTTCATCTAACACTTGGCGCCGCGGGTTACCATCCAGATAACCATCTGCTCCGCCGACTCGAGCTCTCCGAGGGATGCGTAGCAGAGTGAGTCGAGCTCTGGCGGGCGGCTCATTTTTCCGACATTATCGGAAGACATGAAGAAATAACTTTTGTACATTCGTCTAATGTAGAATCACCGCGCAATTGCAGCCCGGGAACTAGTGTGATCGCTGCAAGCATCTCATGAACACCTTCTGTGTGCCGGTCAAGCGCGTAGGCAGGAAATGGATTATTTTCTGTCCCAGCGCGTGAGGCGCACTGCAGGTGTATGTGATTTCCGATGTTATCGGAATGCATGAATGTATATTTTGTCAACTTCTTATACCATAATAATAATGGAGTTTTACTCGAAAGATAAGCCGTTCTTTATCGTATGGACAATCTCTTTTGTTGCGTTATTAGCTGTTCGGTAAGGGAGCTTGGTTATACGGGCTATGTCAGTTACTTTTACATTGCCTTCTTCGCCAGAATCAAGAATCTTGCGCATAGCAGCAAATACCTTTTTCTTAATAGGCTCTTTCTCAAACTCCTTCTCGAGGATATCCATATCAAGACCCATATAGCGTTCTTTCCAGGGGATATTTGTTGTGTTTATTGAGGAGTCATTAAATACTTTACGACGCTCCGCTATTGCCTTCTCTATGTCAGCTACCGGCAGACCAGTCGCTGCGGCAAGAAGGTTCTTATCGTATTCGCCTGTCCCGTACTCGTGTTCATATGCCTCAAATGCTTTGTCGAGATCAGACCACTGGCTAATACGGTGCTCCGGTGTATGGAGCATAGGGCCGTATTTATTAACATATCTGTGTAGTTTCTGCAGTTGGTTTGTTACGTGTGTTGCTAACTTCGCTTTGCTGGGGTCCCATGTGTCGATTGCGTGTGATGCAAGACCTACTCCTTTTCCGTATAGAGACCCGTGACTAATTGACTTGCTGACGTTTATCTCACCGACACGTTTCATTATGAGGGGTTTAAGTGCCTGGAGGGCTTTGTCTTTTGAATCCATATTACCTGTCTCGAGATACTGTTTAGCCCAGTATCCTTCATTGTATTTCTGATCCCGTTCAGGAACAGGCTCCTTAACTACTTCCTTAACTACATCATCGATCGCATCAGGTATGCCGTCAGCAGCCTTTGCTTCTTTAATAAGCCCGGCTATACAGTAAGCCAATGAGGATGTTTTCATTATGTCTTGTCTGAGATCCTCGAGGAACTGATCGTCATCTTTATTCTCATCTAACCTTCTGAATCGAGACTTCGTTCGTGTTGGTATCGGCCCAGCGCTGTCCAGCGGTGATGGATCTATTCCCAACTTAGCTACGACACTCCTTAGAATATCGTTTTCTTGTAATAACCTTACTAGCTCTCCTTTATTCAGCGCATTAGTTGCTACATTCATACTCTCCGATCGGGCACCAGAGCTTGCTGTGATAGCAGCTCTCCTTCCGGTCTTCGCAACCGATTTCAGCACTGCTGATGGGTTTATTCCTACTACCATTATGGCTCCTGTTAAGATCCCATGAGGGTATTATATGATGCCTTATAGTCATCGTATGCTTTAACGCGTTTGCGAGCTGAGTATATTCTAGGTATATCACTCGCCATATATCCGAGGCCAAGTCCTGCGACAGCTGCTCCGGGTGTCCAGAATCTTGTCTTTGCGTCGACCGCGTCTTGCGCTTTCTTATCAATATAACGCTTTGCAAACGGGAGGGCAGCAAGCGTTGTTCCGGTAGCTCCGAGGCCGATAAGTTGGGCTAATCTGCCGGTTGACATCGCATGTTTTATCAGATCTAACTCATTCGATGAGTACTTCCTTCCATATCGAGAAGCATTGCGAACGTTGCTTCGCATTGCAGCCATACTTCCTGTTGCGGCATTACCTCGTGTTATATAGTTGCGGGCAGAATCATTCAGCTTGTAGCCAAGTGCCCCTGTTGCTACTGCTGCGAGCAGTGCTCTTGGAATACGTGTCATTGCTGTATGTTTTGCCCTATCTGTCGCGTCCTTCTTATAATCATATATCTTCTTGCCACCATAAGCTACAGTACCTGCCCCGAGGGCAGCAGCCGCTAGTTGTCCTACACTCATAGATTGTTTAGGCATACTAGGGATTGCAGGAGCTGCTGGTGATTGCCCGTTAACATTCCACGGCTGGAATTGAGGCTGTGTGGTTTGTACACTTTGCTGCTGCCACAAATCAGTGTACCCTGGAGTTGTACCTACTTTACCTATGTTTGAATAGTCGTTTATTCCGGTGTTGTTTGCGTCGGTCTGCCCTTTAGGTGCCATACCCATGTTATTACTTTCTACAGCCAGTGGTGTGAGGTCTGCTTGCTGCTGGGAAGGTTGAGCTTCGCTCTTCATGGTCAGTGATGCTTCCGGCGTGCTAAGATTCATGTTGTTGTCACTAGAACTCTTGTTAAGGTTCTTGACAGCATACTTGTATAGTGCTCCCATTACGAAACCTCTTTGTTATTTCTTCCCACGTCGGCGGTAGTTGTGCTCTGATTCTACAAGGGTGTTCACCATCTCTGGTCGCAATGACATGGATCCAGAATCAATGGCCGTCTGCAAGATAGGTAGTATTGCAGAAGGGGCTGCGCTTGTTGCTTGCGGAGCAAGTGCTAGGACTTCACCTACAAGGTCACGAGCACGTTTACTTCCGATTGCCTGGATCTCAGGTGATTTTGACAGAGATCGCACAATAGCGTCAGCTGTACTTAGTGGTTGATATTTTGCTGTAGTGAAATCGGAGAGTGTTGTCCCCAAGCCTTTTCCTGTTGCTTTTGCGGCTTCCTCAGGAGTATTAAATAACATATTGTACATCATCTCTTTTGCACGAGTGCTTCTATACAAGTTGCCGTAGTCACTCATGAGTCTTGATTGACCTGAAGTCTCCCATACAGGCGCTGCTTGTGTAATGTACTTCTGTTTTATAACATCACCGATGTCGTCAACGATATCATCGAGAGCGAGAGCTCCTGCGAGAGCGCCTCCACCAAGGCCGAGTGTCAGTAACGCAGGTCCCATTTTCGCTTGTTTATCCATCATAATCATTACCTCAAAGTAAACTCAACTTCTGCCATTGTAATTATAGTAACGTGACTGCACACTCGTCTTTAATGATATTCTTCGGGAAAATTGACTCTGTTATAGGTAGTATATATTCTGTAGTATATAGTGCCCAGAGTGGCATAATATCATCTATGAAAGACAAGTCACTCAGAACGTGAATACCAGCTGTGGGGATACGTATTATTACCTTCAGGTGGGAGTTTTTGATGAGATCTTCCCAGATATAAGTATTGTATTCCTTTATTGTTACTCTATCTGGGAGAAGCTTATACTTCTCAGGAGATGTCGTTGTGAATACATCGTAGTTAGAATCTATGTCTCGTGTGAAGAAATCAAATGTTATTTGTTTCTGATCGGCACAGGGCGGCGGTGCTGTTGTGTATACCGAATCGAGTGGAAAAAAAGAATCGGAGAAATCGTCCCTGACAAAGTAATCGCCGGGAGAAAATGTTGCAGTGTTACCGTCGAAATCAAGGTATGTTATTGCGGTGGCTGAGAGGGGTAGATGGAACACGTGGTACTCTTCACGGTGAAGCTGGTAGTCTGTTTGTGTTGGTAGTGTAGTAACGTCTCCTTTGAATATAAGGTTGCGGTAGCGCTCCCAACGCGTGCCGTCAGGTGCTACATAAAGAATGTCGCCCTTTACGTATGTCTGAGTATCTCCTCCCCGTTCTATCGGGTAGGATAACACTATTGTGTCTGGTGTTACACGTAGGTAGTCTCCTGCTGCGTGAGGCGTCGCATCGAGGTCAAGGTCGCTAGGCACACTTGCTGTTCCAACATTATTGCGGAGCATTGCGTACTTGTAGTGCAGTGGTACTTCACCGGTTACATTTAATGTCGGTGTATACACACTAGCGGATACTGTTGTTGAAACCGGGGAATAGGGGTTTATTCGTACAAGGTGCTCACTGAATGTTGCTGGAGGAACACCTTCCTCAATAGTAACAACGGAGTGGAATGGGGTGTATACAGGAAGAGTTGCTCCGAGTAGTAGTATTCCATTATTAAACGGTATTGTGTTATCGAGTATGTATGTTTCTCTATCTGTCCTCACCTCTGTGTGGGTAGGACCTGGTGTTATTGATACAATAGTTTCTCCTTCATAAAGTGTTATAGGGAGTCCTATTATCGTATTTATAGATGCTTCCAGTGCGACCTTTGTTGTTCCGTGATAGTAGGTAAGCATAAGCCCTACGATCTTTCTACGGTATTCTATTTCTGGCTCAATATCATTTATATCTCTGTAATATACCAGAGTTCCGTAGTCTCTGTAGAGAGGCCCTTCTTTAAACTCAATTCCCTGAAATAGGAATGATCCTGTGAGAACAGAGTAGGTCTTACCTGAGGGGCATACAATGTCACTGTGGGCCGCTCCCTTAATGGACTCAATAGGGTCAACATCAAACCGCATGTAGTCTGTGAAACATGCGTAGTTTATGTCCTTTATCAGGAGAACCTCAGGAGCAAAATATCTATCTGTTACTTTTGAGACGTATTTTGTATCTTCGTAAAAAAGGTCGAACGATCCGAGGAAAGTAGAGAAACCACCAACCGGTTCATAGTGTTTCATAAGTACATTTCGCTCAATAAGGTATTCTCTGTCAACAGGAAGGAGGGTATCTTCGTCGTTGATGTTAACGAGTCTTCGTACTGACACGAACCGTACTGCAGCCGGACTTGTTATGTCCGCCAATTGAGGGTTAATACTGGCTTGCTCTGCGATTATCCCTTCAAGGATGTCATTCATAAGAAGGTTTCCCGCTTCAACAAAAGCAGCCTCCTTATCGAAGGCGTACTTTATTACAGACCAGTAGAATGGCGTATTAACGGGTACGAGACTCATGTCTTGTATAATCATGTTACACTCCTGCTGGTACAAGCGTATAGGTATATTCCAAGGTAAGTGCAGTTGCGTCGTCTATGTCGAGTGCCGATGAAAATGTTACTCGTGAAAATGCCGTGGTCGTGCCGCCGTGGTTCACGGATACAGCTGCCATGTGTTGTGTTGTTGCTGGGAAGTACCCGGCGGGTATTCCTATCTCAAAAACAACTGAGGCGGGAACTGCAGGATCTGATGTGTATGCTATTGTTGTAGATGAGGACACGGTAAGTGCTCCTTCCGATAACCCGGTTCCGTCAAGAGGGATGTCTGCGGTAGGAGGAGTTGTGAATGTTGTTGCTAGGGGTGCTTGTGAAGAGTCTTCGAGCGATAGTGTATCAGGTGCCAACAATGATGCAGGGTGTGCTGTGTAGGCAAGGAATGTTGCAAGGGCATTGACAGATCCAGTTGGATCAAGAGCGTTGAATTTGTCGACTATTTTGCCATTCTTCCTGACAAGTATTCTGCAGCGGCCTATTACTTTCATCATAATTATGACCCCTTCTTGACTGTTGAATATATCTTAACATTACGCATGCGCTGTGTTATTACTACTTTTCCTGGGCGGACGGTGGTGCGTTCTTGGGAGGCGAACTCATCAGAGTTTTGTGCTGTTAACAGCCCGCTATTTACTGTGCACGCAAACTTATTTTCCGTGTCAGCGGAGTACATTATTGCGTCCTGTATTGTTGAGTAAGGAACTAGGTCAGCATCTGTATCGTGAAAATAGAGAGGTAGGTATCCTATCGATACCGTGATTGGCACTGATAGCCCTGGAATAGATCCAGCATCTGACCATTGTGTGTGGTCTGCTGCTGTGTCGCCTACTTTTATTGCAGCTCGTGTTATACCTGAGTAAGGTGCTGTAAAGTCATCTGACAAAACAGTAGGGTCGGTACCCAACACTAAGCCGTGATCGTGTAGCACATCTACTAGATCATCGACTAGGTCTATTTCTAAGCTTATTCCTAATGATAGGTCAGCAAATGCATTTATTGGGGAGATCTCTATCTCGTGATCTAGGTTTAGTGGATCAGTTGCTGTGCTAGGGGTGTTGAGTTTTATGTCTACGGCGATCTGTTCGAACGTGAGTTCCCGCAAAACACTATCCGACACAGCCATGGCTATTGTGTGTAGAGTTGCTTTCCCAGGGACAGGCGGTGTATACATGTCAGGGTTACTAACAAGCACATTGTTGTCTTCAAACACAATGTCAGTTGCTGTTCTTGTGATTATGAGAGGTGATGACACATCAGGGTAGTAGGAGAGATCACTGAGTGTATCGTTCATGGTCATGGTTTCAAGGGTTGTTTCTCGGGTACCATCAACACTGGATATGGTAGGGTCAGCAAGCTGTAGTACGTGGAACTCTCCGCTACTATCCTGTACGGAGGCGTCGTACTGTTGTCTTATGAATGTTGCGCTGTAGTCTTTCGCCGCTTCTGCCAGAGGAGGGTAGGCTACTATATCTTTGTTCCTTCCGAGAGAATCATCTCTATCAGCAACGTACTTGGTAAGTCCTAGGTCTAATACAGTCCTCTCGGTACCTTTATATAAGTTGGTTATGTCGACACGGGTCTCCCCTGCTGCGTATACACCCGGGGTGCTCCTTATTAAGGTTACTTTTTTTATGTAGTTTGCAGCATCTACGTTGAAATACTTACGGGAAACACCGGGGGATACCTCTGATACTGCGTATACAGGAAGTGTAATCATTGCGAATGGAAATACCTTTGTTTTGTTTGCAGTAGAAGTTGCCCCTGCGAGCTTTATTTTCGATAACAGCCCTAAACTTTGCGCAAAGGAACCTGAACCTAGATCTGAATCTGGACTATCTATTTCACGATAATAAGTAGACATTCTATATTTTTCTGAAGTGGGGTTGGTGTCGGTATTAGGCACTGTGTTTAACTGTATTGGGTTAAATACAAAAGTGTCGGATGCGGAGGTGGGGTCAGTTGTAGCATCAGTCTTTGTGGCAATTATTGATGGGTTAAACAAAGCTATGTGAGCTATGTCGTATTGGGGTGCGGATGTATAGGTTGCTGCCCTTGATGATTCTATTGCTGGGTAGAACTTCTCTGTTGTTGTTGTTGCTGTTATGTAATCTCCGTAAGTCGTGCTTGTTAAGGACTCATATGAAATCCCGTACACAAGAGCTAGTATGTACTCAGCGGAGAACAGTACAGATCTGTTTTTCGCACAATTACCTCTAGCGCTAGAACTGAGCTTCAGGTCAGTATAATAGTCAACATCTACTGTGAAGTTGTCCACCATCGCATCCGGTAATGATCTGTTTAATGTCCTCTTTAAGTAAGTTTGTACCAGAGATGTGCTGTAGGTTTTTCTTAAAAGTGTTCTGAATCTTGTGAATGTATCGATTGTTAGTGTGTCGTGCGCTGGAGGTGGGCTGTAGTCAGAAAGGCTCTCCAAGACGTGCTGTACGTTGATGTATGTGTCTATGTTTGTGGCGGCAGATGTGAATACAGTTCTCCGTAACAGTGATGCCTCATTATATCTGCCAAATGCTCGCTGATCGTGGCCGTTGGTCCCATCCGATCCCGCTACAGCGGTAGTGTAAATAGAATTAACTGTAGCGTCAACCACCAGGTCTCCTGCTTGTCCGCCGAGGCGTGCTCCGGATGATTTGTCGTTTATTGCTATTGTTGTAGCTTGCCCCATTGATAGATTGCTTAGGAGATCCGATAAAACGACGTGCATTGACGCCTGAGGCTCGTGGGTTATAGATATTGTGTCTGATATATCTCCGAAATGTATGGAGTATCCTGTTGCGGTGTCTCCTGTGTGTTCTATTTTTGTTTCATTAACGCCGCCGTATATACGTTTTGTGGATCCCCCGAGAAATAAGTTCAGAGATGAGTATATTGACGAATACCCTGTAAACTGGTCTCCTACTAATCCATGTTCAGGGGACTCAAGTGCAGGTAGAGGTCTTCTCATAATCGCTTGTTGAGGGAGAGGGGTGAATGGAGGTAACCCTTCACCACTATTGGTTGTTGTTATAGCTCCGTTCGTCCCTATTATTGTTCCACCAGATCTAAAGTTCCCTACATTAACGCCGGGATCTCTCACATTACCTATGTATGTGCTGCGTTTTGTTGCTCCTAGTATGTCTGTCACAACATACGCTTTTGGTTCTGCCCCGTGGGCATTGGGAGTTATTATGTTTATGAAACCTGTTGGTAGTATTGCCCCGACATATACAGGTGTTGTTGGGCTAGGCGTCCCTAGTAACAAAGGGATGAGAGGCAGTGTGTATGTTGTTGGTGATATTCTTTTCCATCTATCAACGTGTATATTGTTTAAGTCGCTCGCCAAATCCGTTACCTCAATAGAGAACCCAACAGCAGATACTGTCTCAGGGTTTATCAACAACTCGGTACGCTTAACTGAATCAGGGTACACAGAAGATCTTCTGTTTATCAGCTCATAAAGAGCGGTAAACATCTGATCAATATACACAAGACTATCTTTTCCTGGTATTGTTGTGGTAGCCTCGTCTTGTGGTACTACTGGCCCTAACATTGTTGGAAATAGGTCTTTGTATGGCGCCGATGGGGTACCTCCCCACTCCTCTATGGCGTCGTAGGTTACGTTTGATAAGCGGGTTGCACCACCCGAAAAGAAACTTCCTCCAGACCCCGTCGACATAACGATGCTCGTCTCCCCTGTATGGAGAAAGTAGTCGAGATAATCATCGAGGTTTATTACTGTTCCATCAAGGAATGTTATCTTTTTCTCAGTAACAGTAAACATAGGTAAGAATGTGTCCTTCATGTATGCTGTACCGTCGCCAGGGTCAGGTGCACCTGTGTTGTGGTACAGGTAAGGATTGTTCTTATGGGAAGGTTTGTAGATGTCCCAAACTGGTACTTTCAGGCTTGGGTCAAACGTAGGATCTAGTTCTGTTGTTCCAGGCGCCATATTTGCTATAGCGTGTCCTAGTGATGCTGGTATGAATGCAAATTGAGCACTGGATGATGATCCGTTTAAGTATTCGAAGTTTGTGTTTCCGGTTGAGGTTACGGTAGGGGTGTCGAACATTGATTTTTGTACCCCTTCTCTAGCAACAACAAATCCATAAGTTCCTGTATTTATGAAGTTAGCGTCGTATTTGGGGTGACCGTTTATCTCAGTGCTTGTGAGTTCGCCTGACACATCCCCTCGAGAAAACAAGAAGGGGTGGTGTCTTCCGTACGTAGGAACATCACCGTCATCAAGAGGTAGTTGATCATCAAATGAAACAGGTCTACCCTCAAACACAGGAGGAAACGCCGATGCTCCAGGGATCTCTATTCGGACACTACGTGGTTTTATTGTGGCTATGTAAGGTTTTTCTTCTCGGTTCTTCATGAATGTCATGTTGAGAGGGGTGGTCAACAAGGTGGATGGTGGTACTACCTCAGGGAATATCTTAACGTGAAGCGGGAATAAACCGTCATTAAACGTGCGTGCTGACCCAGCTGTAACAGACCCTAGTGCAGATAACAAGTCACCTACAGTCATACTTGCAATGTCACACACAATGCGAATTGTAGTATACCTCTTTTTATTGTCAATAAGAACAGGATCCTCAACAAACGTACCGTGCTTGTCTGCCTCAGTATTGTGCTCAACGATAATCGAGATGTTGTGATGTACTGCGGTCGTAAATATATCAGGGTTAGCACCCCCCTCATCAACGTACAACATAAGAACTGTTTCTGCGTCGAAAGGAGATGGTTCGTCAGGTGATAGAGGTATCGCATGGTAGTATTCACCGTAACCTCCGAGCCCGTAGTTAAGAATCAGGGTGTAAGCGTCAGCTGTGTCAATAGATCCTGAAGAGTCCCAGTTACTTGCTGCCGCAAATCGAACCGGAACATATTGTAAGAGACGGCTGCCAGGAACACTTGTTCCGATAACACCAGAAAGGTCTCCCGGTTTCCATACTCGGATATTCACATCGCGGTCTTTCTTGTAGTAAGGGCTTCCGTAGGTCGCTTCCGGTGGGGGAGGAACAGCCGCAGGATGTCCCACAGCAGTTGCGCTAGGTTCACTTTGAGCGCTCATATACAGTTGGATCTTATCGAGGAACAACCTATGCTCAAGGCTTGACACCTCACTTTGGTTAATCCCATGCATTAGGCTAACCATCCGAGAATAAGCAGAACTACCGTAGAGCTCCGATTGACGAACGGGGTCACAGTCCTTGTAAAAAATACCGCTGTTCTTAATGTTGTTCTTTTTGTAATCGCGAGCCATGAGTCTCCTCCTTGTTGTCACATCGAAATTATAGTAGAACAAAACAACAACGCAAATTTTTTAAGCAAAACACAAGAAAAACATAAGGTAGAGAAAATGTCAATAATCCTATGTGCGCGGGTGGCGCGGTATTAATTCTTACGCGCGTTCGCGCCGGCGTAACTATTCTCTATATATTTTTTTCTTTCTTTAAAAAAGTTTTTTTCTGAGAGGAAACTTTTAAAAACGTGATTTTAGTCCCCAAATCAACGTAACTACCTGATAATACTACATGCACTTGGGGACTACTCGGGGACTTACTCTGATATTCGGGGACTTATTCCTCCTTTGCAAAGTAGCATTAGTTGTATACTTTATTTAGTATCACAAGTGATACGTTAGGTTTACTGTAGTATACAATCCAAATAATTAAACGTCTTGTGTTCGTGTTTTTGTGTATTTCTGTGCAATGCTAGTCCCCAGATTTGCCGAGTAACTCCCCGGATCTTGGAATAACTCCCCAAATTTACCCTTCTGTTTTTCGCCACTTTATCCTCTTGTTTATTTTTGTGTGCGGCATTTTAATTAGACGCATATTTAATCAACAAATTATTTTTAATCAACCAGTACTTCCCCTTGTTATATACCCTATAATTAGAGTGACGTTATTTTGGAGGCATAAAATGCATAATGTAAAACCGTATCAAGTTAGAAGACAAGCGGATGGTGAGCTCCACCCTGTAGCTATAACGGAGAGGCTACTCGCTGTTCGTGACAAACAGTACTCAAGCCCTGTATTATTGCTTCGAGAACAACCCTACCTGCTTGATGGAACACCTACTGTTGCTGTGACACGTGTGTTAGCAGTGAGTTCACCACTAACAGAGGTTGCTCCTACGGCCGTTGTTCCTATAGAGTCCTTTGTTGTTAGTTACACAGAAGGCATTATATACCTGAACGAGTCTGAGGTCCCTACCGGAAGTGATGTAAGTGCTGCTTTATATATAGTAGAGTATAGTGGGCTAGGTACACTCGTCAGCACAAGAGATATTCTCAGCCGAGACGCTGATGCGTCAAACGCGAGTGACACAAATAGTGCTCTCCAGCGCTTTAACGTAACAGATTCTTACAAACTGGACCCCTCATCATATACGGCGTCTGCACAAACAACAGCAGACTCAGTCAATGATGTCTTCTCCTTCGTCCTCTCCGGGGTATATATAACTGTTGCGCGCAATTCTACGGTCTCGTTTATGGAGATGGATAGATCCACAGCAACACTGAACGCAGTAGCAATAACATCAGACGCGATACCTAATCTAGCAGCCTCAAACCCTGCAGATATATGCATCATATCAGAGTCTGCTACTGCAATACACGACGGGCTTGGCGGCTTACACTTATTTACCTTGTCAGGAACCTCTTCCGGGACAGCGCGCCGCCTCAAAGTAACATCATTTAAACTAGGCTTTACTCCGATAAAACTTGCGGTATTATCACCAGGGAACGACTCTATTATTGTGACATATGTCATGGGTAACGGTACTGGTGCTTATTCCACAGGGTATTTGCGCTTAACATCCGGACTTATGTTGTTTGATCAAGTAAACATAGACATAAGTAGTCACATAGATACCGGGTTTATTGATATACTCAGTGTGTCCTCAATACAAGGACCAAACACAACATTTAGTATTTTACAGAGCACCGGAGGAACAACAGTAAGCGTGACGTCGCTGTACTTCAATAGTTATATTTACGACGCTCCTGCAGGAGAAGTTATAAGAACAGGAACCCTACCATTTTCAGGGAACATGTACTCCTTCGCCGCCGGCTACGGACCCGACGGCTCTGTTGTAGTAGCAACGTTTGCCTCATTTACTATGGGACCAAATCTCTATACTACAGCAATACACCCAGATGGAGAGTGCACTACCCTAACCTTCCCGCTGATGCCGAACGAACAGATTGTGAGCACCACCCGATCACACGGACTCTACATAGGTGTTACTCGCTACCTCGACGGCTCGGATGTGCACTTAAGAACAGCGTTATTCGACTTTGCAAATTATGAGATAAGCCCCCCTTTAGACATAAATGCATCCGTCACAATCGGTCCGGTTGCACACAGAGAGAACCTTTCTGTATTTACCTATGAATACGGAGGCTTTGCCCAAATTATTTACTACGACAACCGCACAGCGAGTAACACGAAGTACGTCCTTGACTATGCGCGGTTCGACACAAAAAGAGACGACTGCGTACATCCTGACGGACTGCTCCAATGGGAAGGCGACGTCATTAGTGACGAGACTTACATAGACGATACAACACCAGGAGTCCAACTTACTCTGCTAACAACATGTAAAGACACAGAGATTGAGGCAAATTCAGCAGGAACAATCGAGGCTACCGTAACAGGAAAACAAGATGTAACAGGGGACGTCGCGAGCTTCAGAGTTACTGCAACTATTCATAATGATGGAATGGCAACAACTATTGTAGGGACCCCAACAACAACAGTACTCGCGAGCACGGCTGGTGCTACAGGCTGGGTAGCGCGCGCATACAATGCAGGAAACTATCTTATTATCTTTGTACATGCAGACGGCTCTACAAACAACGTACACTGGTCAGCAGAAGGGTTTGTTGTTAAAACAGAACTACCTGCAGTTTACACACCAGGAAGCCTTGCTGTATGGGAAGGAGAGACGACAACAGATGAAACTTACGTCAACGATACGACACCAGGAACAAAGTTCACATTAGTGCCGGCATCAACAGTAGATACACTAGCGAGTGGTGAGATTGCCAACGTATCAGCTGTAGTTACTGCCGCATCTGTTTCTGGTGAAGCTGCAAGCTTTAGAATAGAAGGGACTGTGCAGTATGACGGATCCACAACAATTCTTATAGGAACACCTACCGTGTCTGTTCTCGCAGCGTCTGCCGCCGCAGTTACATGGAGAGCACGTGTTTACTTCGATAGCAATCAGATCGTTATTTATGGACACGGGGACGGTAGTGGCGGCGACACTATTACTTGGAACGCCAAAGGTATTCTTATTAAGTTCTAATGAAAAAAAGAAAGCCCCCAACACGTAGTGTGTTAGGGGTGAACATAATTAAGGTAGATGGTAATACACACCATCTACGTCTATGTCTATAAGGGCTTCAATTCGCCCTATAACCACTCCGGTCGCTACTGGACTATACGTAACAACCTCGTATGAGTCAGAATAATTGTAATCCAGAGATGTTACGGTAAATGATAGATTATGCCTATCCCGCAGCATATCAACTGTCCTATCACCTAGTCGGGCTGGCATGCTCACGTTCGATTCTTTATTAAGTGTAAAGTATAATGTAAGACTACTCATATCAGACACAACTGCGAAATACATAGTAAGTATGTAGCCGGAATAACGACCTACAAGCTCACACTCCATCACAGACCCGAGTAGTAGGTCACCGTCTTTCCTTAGAACCTCTTCACAAACAACATCTGTTATAGGCACGTCCGTGTCATCCGACTCCTCAGAATCATCAGCGACAGCGTCATCATCAGCCGACTCCTCAGAATCAACAGTCTCATCGACACCACCAGCCGACTCATCAGAATCAACAGTCTCATCGACACCATCAGCCGACTCATCAGAATCAACAGTCTCATCGACACCATCAGCCGACTCATCAGAATCAACAGTCTCATCGACACCACCAGTAGCCTCCTCTGAGTCTACATCAGCAACTTCATCAGCAACACAGATCGAGTCAATACACTCGAGCCTTGAATCACAGGTGTTATTATCGTAGCACTTTTCATGCCATCCTCCAACATCACCTGATCCTTTCGCCGCGTCTCCACCGCAGCTAACAACAAACATGTTCATCAAAACCACCAACAAAACCACCAACCACCCCTTTCTTCTTGTAACCTTAGTCATAACAACCTCCTGTTTTTTAACGTGGTTGTCTCCACATTGATATATACTACACAATAAAACCAGAAGTAATGGCTCAGACTACGCTTGCCTAGGCCTGTACGTAACTTCACGAGGTCTTTCTCCTCGCACACAGACATCTCAACACCTCCTCCTTTGTTGACATACCATACATATTCTTATACCTCAAAAACGCAGTTTTTATATCAAAAAAAGAAACCCTGCAACTTAAGTAACAGGGTATCATAACCCTCCATCTTGATTAATATTACGATGCCTAAGATCAATCCGAAAGCTCTTTTCAAATAACTTCGGGGGGAATACCAGCAGCGTACCATCTGTCCTACGTACTATATAGTCCCCTATGTTTGCTCCCGCATATGACTTGGCCCCATCCTGCATAAGCTGAGGCTTATTTGAGATAGGGCAAAGAACTATAGACAAATTCTTAATGTTTGTCCGTTTTGAGAACGCGTCGGCTTCCTCTTGGGTTTCTCCCCACCAGCGCTCAGCCATAATTTCCTCTGCATGGGTTCCGGGACCCTTCTTGAACACATATCTATTCACAACACACCTCCTAGCGGTGGTATATTGTCGCACCTAAGATACACACCATACCTACTATTAAAGAACTTCTCGGTAAACACCCTTATAACCCCCTTACCGTCGACAGCTATAAAGTTACCGTACTCGGCACTCCTAACTATTTTATCTTCACCCGGTGTTACCACCACCTCCAGCTGTTGTGTGAAAGGATTTTCATCAAGAAATAGCCTACCTTGGAGTCCGTGTTCTTCCATGAACGCCTCCAGATCTTCCTTCGTATTACCTAACCACTGTGCTGCATAGAGTTCTTTGTCACACACCCTCCTATTATTGCTAAAGCCTGGAGGAGACCAACGTATTTTATACCTATCCATATCTCACAACCCCCTTAGCAGTATACTGTTATTTATTAAGAATCACCAATCAACATCATCGTCGTCCCAGCCATCATCATCGTCGTCCCAATCATCATCATCGTCGTCCTCATCGTCCTCATCATCCTCATCCTCATCATACTCGCCAAGGAACTCCGCAGCTTCTTCATCATCACATGCGGCATAATCATACTTATTAGGATCTGATGCTGGGATATAGTCATCTCTCATGTTATCAACCCATATCTTTGGGAGCGATGGTTCGTAGGCACGCTCAAAGGGAATGCCTGGAATAATTAATATCTTTCCTGATTCACGCCTTACAACATAATCCCCTTGGCTAGCGTGTCTGAATGTCGCACCAAAACCCTCTTGCGTGAGCACCTTATTACCAGACCGGACACGAATAACCGTAAGCCCCTCAATTCCATGCTCCTCACCAAACACCTTAGCATAACACACGGTAGACCCGATCCAACACGCTGCGCGTATCCTTTCTGGTAAAGCCTTTCCTTCAGAGTCTGTTTTGTATCCGCTTTTCTTTAGTTTATACTCAATCACAACACCCTCCGCTACCCCATAGGTCCACACCCAACAGCTTTACCTGGAGTGCATAATTTCTCTCCTGGTACGAGGGCTTTTCTAGCTTCTTCCTCGCCCCCGAACGGAGTAAACCCGTGTATCAACAGGCGCATAATTACCCCGTGGTTCTTTCTAATAGCAATCACACACATCACATTCTTATTGTGAGCGAGGATAGCTTGCTGAAGTGCTGACTCAACGTAATCTTCGCATGTTGTATTAGCAACACTCAGTAAGAGTGCGTCATGCACCCCTTGCAGTTCGCTTGTCCTCTGTTCCGTAGAAACGGCATCGACGGATATAACGAGCGCTACAAAGAACGCACTGCCAACCGCTGACCTGACAACAGCATCAGTCGTCTGTGCTGAGTGGGACTCGAGCACCAGAAACCCGATAATAAACAGAAATATCAGTAATACAAAACTCATGATCTCCTCCTAAATTAAACGCCCTTCTTGAGCAAGATTATTACCCACCAGCACAGGTTTTCTCACTTCTACATACTTCTTTTCGAAGATATGCCTACTAAACACAGCTATACCGTTCTCCCAATCAAGAGCAACGTAATCACCCTGTTTTGCTACAGTAGATGCTATGAACGATCCTTTCAGTCTTATGTGGTACACTTGTGAGTAATATGCTTTGTAGTATTTCAGCGCAGGTAACCCCTCTTTCTTTGCGAAAGCATCAGCATCAGCCTGGGACTCACCTAACCACTGAGCCGCGTACAAAAAGCGCTCACCTATACCACGTCTCCGATACTTTTTCACAAACAATGTCCTCCTACGACTTAAGATAAGCAGCGCCTTCTATACCGACAACCATCACACTGAATACTATAAAAGCAAGACCCCTTAATAAAAGTCTCTTCATTTCTTTCTCCTTATTACGTTCGTTGTGAATTCATATCTGTGATCATAGACTCCTTTACACCCCCACACGGTTACTTTTGCCGGAGGGAACTTGAATCCACCGCACGAGTTATCAGGGAGTGCCTCTACAAAAGACGATACATTCACGGTAGGGTTATTCGGCTTAAGAGTAATCTCCCAAGACACATCGTCCCATCCGTACGGAATGACCTCTCCTAGCTTATCGTCAGAACTGTCGTTTCTACCAGACATAATAGATGATAACAATAACGGGATAGCAAGGATCCCCATAATAACACTTACTTTCATTTTTTACTCCTGCGCTATCTGAGCGCAATTGTCAATAAACATACACCGTGATAGTAACTATATACAGAGTTTAGTCAAGTTGCTTGGTTGTGACGTATTCCCTAACTGTCTTAGGAGACCCAGACACACGTATCTCTATTTGCGTGAACTCACTATATTTGCGAGACAGTATATAATCAACCACTTTCTGATAACAACTTGAGCTACAGGCATTTAGCTTCAAGGTAGCCCTACCTTGCACGTCACCTTTATCAATACCGCGTATTTCTACAAAATCATCTCGAGCACCTGCGTGAATACCTATTGTCTTTTCACACCCATCGCACTTTATGTGATCTGGTTGATATTCACGATGCGTGTAACTCTCCACGGAGCTATTATCATCCACACGCTTTACACTCACGCTGCGCATAACCTCTCTTGCAACAACACTCATGATGTAACCTCCTTAACGAATTTTAATTATTATCATATCACACCTGCTACTAAAAATTGGTGGAGGCGGCGGGAATCGAACCCGCGTCCTAAAAACCTTCAAGATAGATACTACATGTTTAGTCCGTCTTTACTAAAATCTTCGGCGCCAACGGACAGGCCCCTCGAAGTTTCCTACGCTAAAGTTTTCGTGGCATCTCCCACATAGAAAGGATCAACCCTTAGTCTCACAGTTGTGCGCCCCAATTGGTGTCGTGAGCACCCCTCCAATAGGACGGCAGCTTATGCTGCTATGAGTTCAGTTTTTGCGTCTCTGAACGTGCCGCTTTTTACGAGGCCCGCGGCGCCTCGACATGCATCTATTCTCTCCGCGAATCCAGTCGAAACCAGGTCGCCCCCATATTACAAACTACACTCCTTAACAATATGTTCTGTTCTCAAAGTGTCCTCAAACAACATAGAATGATAATACATCCTATGCCAACCGACCCAGGTAATGCTGTATGCATAGCAATACGCATGCTGGGAACGGAAATCAATAGATCCGTCAAAGATAGCGCTAACAGGAACTATCTCACCAGCGTATTCGATGATTCTCTCAGGCAGCAACAGGTAGCGCCCTCGCGCATACATCTTACCAAACGAGGTGAGCGCCTCCACATCTATTCTGTGGACCTTCCCCACTACCCCAATAACGGTACCGACAAGGCCTTCATTAACAAGCTTACGCAAATAGGTCTCGCCCTTTATGCGCATATATTCGCGCAAGCTACCGTCAACTCTGTCACCATACATAGATCTAGCCACAACGCACCCCCTAAACACTACCTATATTATCAACAGTTAAGCTATCAGTAAACAATAGAGGGCTAAGTATGATACCGCCTTCCGATATTCGGTAACCATCTACCATACCGTATGAAGACCTAAAGTCCGTGGCTAGCATAGGGCACACCTCCGCCTCTACCACCATACCTGCATTAGATATCATATCACAAGGCATCAACAAGAACTTGTTTCTACTAAACATCTTTCCGAATGTCTTAAGCATATTTATCCTTATTTTATATAAACCAGAGGGAGACCTTGTATCATTCACCCTTGAGTAAATCCCCTCATATATCATTCTCCCAAGGAACTCTGAACTCTGGACACGAAGTACTTTTGTCCGCACGCCACACCCCCTAAACGTTACCTATATTACCAACAGTTAGGTTATCAGTAAACAATAAAGGGTTAAGTATAACACCATCACCCATAACCTTAGCGCCTATACCGCCAACAGAAACCCCAAGCCCTGTAACTACTTACAGTATCTTATACCACAATAGCAGCTCGTTAAATGTCACTGTCTGCAATATTGTTCACCATAAAACCAGTTGTAAATAGTGTAGGTTGGTAATGCAACGCATCATGCGTGCCGTCATTTACTAGGTCCCTAGGAATACCTTACTTTATATATGCACAGTAATCTCACCGCCTCTTACCATATAGCACTCTCCAATAAACGCCCCTCCCGAAGGAGAGGCAACACTATAAGCAGCGAGCTGCGCCCGCTTCCTAATACTTTAGATACCACCTAGATTATCCCCCAAGAGACTATCGCGGAATAGTAATTGACTAAGACCGAATCCTCCATCCCGCAGTTGATACCCGACAGCATATCCTTTACTAGCGAAGTAATCGCACAACCAAGACTCACTCGCCTTTACGTAGACAAGTCTATCAGCCATATCGAATAACTCTAAAGGAAGGACCAGGTAGTACTTCCTTCTATATAGCGGACCGAACGACATAAGCTTACCTACATCAATCTTATAGGCCTCACCTTCTCTTCCGTATGACCTAGCGACACTTCCTTCTTTAACCATTGTATCCAAAAAACCCCTACTCTGGGCACGTACTACTCTTATAGCCACTCTACTTTCCCAATCAAACGGTCTCAGAATCTCACTCACAGCACCCTCCACTCAAAACCCCGCCCGAAGGCGGGGTAACACCACAACATTTACGAGCAGTGGCCGTTACCGCCACCCCCACTGTCTCCAGAACAATGGCCGTTACGGCCTTCATCCAAACGGCGAACAATTCGCCTCAATAGCCTTGTCCACATGCCTACCTCCATCCATTCGTCAGCGTCCCATCTTCATAGATTACGCCGTACTTGTTATTAACTGCTCCTGCGAGCGCCTTGTATGCCACTTTCACTCCATCCATGACAGATGCTTTCAGCGTCTCTTCACACATAAAGCATGATCTCTTTAACAGCAACGGGGTCTTCATCCCAGGAAACAACCGGTTCGTGTCAATATGTTTCTGACACCCACTAAAGTAAGGGCTCCCGAGCTTAATGTCAAACACGTCCTCAAATGAGACGAAATACTCTTCTCCGTGCTGGATCTCACTCAGCTTTATTTCACTGAATCCCATTGCGTCGTAGTGCCGGAGGCACGCTTCAATATCCTCTCTCTTATAGAGAAAAGGCTTCACGATGTTTATATTGATCCGGATTTTCTCCTTGTGCGGCAAGCTGTTGTAAAACGCCTGCCTGTCATACTCAGACTTTGTTCTTCGTATCGAGTCTGCGACAGCTTCGTCATGATGTTGCACACTCAGGTTGATACCGTCACACATGTCAATGAGTCGCTCAAACATCTCACGCTCATCATGGCATATCTTCGGGACCGCCGTCGTCACAAACACTTTGAGTTTCGTGTTCGCTTTAATGAGGATAACACAATCAAGCAACTCTTTCAGATACAGAGCCGGTTCTCCTCCAAGAAACAACACATCATCATACCCTTCAGCATTGTTCGCAACCGTATCAGCGATAGCATAGATGTCCGGTTTGTTAATACCGAACCCCGCATAGTGCGTATCGATGCAATGTGCACACTTGTTGTCACATGCACTTGTGAAGTGTATGTCGAAACTGTTGTATGTGCCGTCGCAGCTGTTTTTTACGAATTGGTTCTTCATTCCACATCTCCATGCAAATTGTCAATCAAGATTCACAGCAAGAGCCCTCTCGATACTGTTGATAACGTCCTCTGTCGTAAAGGGAGCACTTTTACGCATAAAGAGTTTAATACCAACTTCAATTTCTTCAAAGTTCTCGCCTTGCTGGCTAACACATGTTCCCCACAGCATCACTGCGTTCATCGGGTGCAGCACCTCATCAACAGAGACATCTGCATACCGATTTGAGAAGTGGGTAACAACAGCCTGCTTGTTTGCAGATACCGCTGCCCACTCCTCCACATTGTTATATTTCTTTTTCATAGTCTTCTCCTATTGTTCACTGCGCGAACTCACTCCATGATATAACTGGCTTAACAGGAACAGGGTAGTTCTCCTCATAAGTAAAGCTCCTCTTTCCTTCAATATCAGCCTCGCGCCGTGCGCACGCATCCCAATAAGCATGCAGCAGTGCACTGTTCTTACGCAGCTGTTTCTGCTGACCAGAAGTAAGCCTCTCTTCGATCACTTCCCAGACCTTGCTTAACGTAGACTCATTGTCATCAATGAATGTTCTGTCGAATTCGAGCTTCGGCCCAGCGTGCCCACGGCACCACTTGACAAAGGCAGCATCAGACATAACGCGAAGATAAGGTAACTCTTGCACAAGGCCACCGTTCGTAAAACTAATGTCACCACAGACAACATTGTCGTACAGTTCAGAAGGAATCTTCTTGTTGAAGTCTCCTGTTGCACCACAATACAGATAGAGCGCCAGCGCTCTAAACTCCCCCTCCCGGAAATATGAGATCATATCATCGGTCTTATGAGCGAACATGTACTTCAACTTCGCCTTAATGGCCTTATCCTCCATGTAGTAGCGATAGTCATACGCTCTTTGTGCAGACCGGCACACTATGGTTAGCCATTGATCAACACTCGCCTTCTTAATCTCCGGGGTAAACCCCGGGTCAAGTAGCAACGCCACATCGATCTTTCCAACAATCTCAGGGTACCATATTACGCGCTTATGCTCTTCGGGAGTCATTTCGTAAGGGTAGTACACCGCAGCGTACAGTGCAAACGTGTCAGAGTCACTGTTTTCGCTTTTCAATATATAGTGGTAGTACGCCCGCTCCTCGTCGGACAGAGGACTTACTTTCGACAGGCTCACAAGGAATGCCGAAGGATTTACATCACGTAACCATTTCTTCGCGTGCTTACCTAGCGCCTGCTTTCTTTCTTCGGATACTTTCCCAAAGGCGTCTATATTCTCCTTGGTACACCTCGGAAAGTATGGCGCCCTCACCCCCCTTCTCTCCTTGACAAGCTCGTTCAATAACGGAACAAGTTTGTTTAACCTACTGATGTTACTCATATTACCCTCTCAAAAAGTTTTCCATTCTAAGTTCGGTTCATCAGGAGCCTCGTCCTGTTTTCCCCGATCATAATACGATTGTTCATCGTAGTACTTCCACATAATAGCCATGTTACGCGTAAGCTCCTCAGACACATCCTCAGAGAAGGAGTCCACCATCTGCATAAGTAATGCGGGATACCCCGTAAGCTTACCGGTATACTCCTTTGCGATCTCCTTTAAGAAGTCAATCGGTAGTTTTTCCGGGATGACATCAAGCATACACAGGTATTTTTCGACAAGATTATATCTCTTGAGCTCAGAAATAATCAACCTGATGTCTACGGAGGTAAGTTTCTCACGCATAACAGACATGAGCATGACAGCTATATAACTGCTTATTCTCTCTTCCTCAATACGTCTTACAGGAGCACGAGCAAACCAGTGATACCACGTGTTATCAACCAGCTTATCAAGGTTTCTATTTTCCCCGAGAAGCTCAACTGTCACTGCACTCCGCACCGGAAGAGCAGCAAGCGCACGTAGCGCCTCCAGTTCCTCAGCAGGACTTTCATATTCTTCAACATGGCGCATCTTTGTGATGACATCAATAACGAACCCATCTGATGGATTCATGTCGTGCGCCGCATGCAGGAGTTGAGCGCGCCCTAGCTCTGTATCCCACAACCCGTCAAACACCGTTCGCACAAACGGGTACTCTTCCTCCAACTCCCCGATTGACGCCTTCTCCCACAACCCTCTACGGGTAAGAGAAATAATATGGAAGATCTTTTCCTCTATGCTACATTGCTGCTGCAGATAGCAGAGGTGCTTCTCTTGCACTTCATTCATGTAGGACTCTCCTTTTCCTAAGTATTTTCATAGTCGGAAATCCCTCATTGTTTCTCCTGTACCCTCTGCCCTTACATACTGTGCGTGTGCTAGTTCTGGTTCTCCTGCAGCGGTGAATATGTCGCCCTGCAACTTGGCGAGTATAGCTCGTGACTCAGTAGAGTATCCAGAGTAGTACTCCGCCTTCTCCACAACGGCAATATACCGCCAGAACCACCTGTCATCATCACGTAGATCCCGTCGAACAAGAGCACTTCTTACAAATGTGTCTGCGATAGTTGCAGCATGTGCAATGTGATTAACATGTTCAAGCCTTCCCATGAAACGAACAACACAGTCAATAGCACCTACTTGACTAGTTGCCATCGACACGCACCGCCGCGCGTTAGCCTCCATCCGTGCTCTCGGTGCGGGCACAAGGGAATCATGTAGCTTCATAGCTACAGGAGCAACAATCAACAACAAAACCAAAGCAATCGCTATTAAGTCAATACAGGGAGACCAACAGAACTTCCCATCTAGTTTACATAAGTTAAACATAGCACTACCCCTATCAAATAAAAATAAACAACCAACAAGCCCATAACATTACATTACAGGATCGATACACAGCATAAGTCTCATTATCTTATACCATAAATATGAGAAAATAGAGGCAGTTATCCAACAGCCCGTAAAACCCGGTCTCTGTAGGCCAGGCCCGACAAAGGCCGGGATATAAGGGCTTACTGATTCTTAATGTATGTCTTGATGACTTCGAGCGGTGCGCCGCCAGAAGACGTAACGTAATAAGACGGGGACCATAATTTCTTGTGCCGTCTTAATTCCGGGTATAAAGCTCTGAGCTTTTTGCTTGTTGGCCCCTTAACTGCCTGCACTATAGAGGAGATTGACTCTGTCGAAGGGTATTCAATAAGGAGGTGGACGTGATCTAAATCGCCGTTACATTCCTCAAGCGTGATCCCCTTCTTCTTGAACGCCTGTCTTGCATAATATGCGAAGTCTCCAAGTATTCTCGGAGAAAGCACCTTTCTCCTATACTTCGTTACCAATACGAGGTGTGCATGCAAGCTGCTTATGTTTGTTCTTGACTTCCTCATAACCCTAAGTATACTCTTTTGTATGAAAGTGTCAAGAGCATATAAATACCGCCTTTACCCTACGCGAGAACAAGAGATTAAGTTGTCTCAGTTCGTTGGAAACAATAGATATCTCTGGAACTTCGTTCTATCCGCTCTCGAAGGCAAGAAGTGGGACCGATTCGCTGTTTCCAAACAACTTCCTTCACTTAAGTCTGAAATACCATTCCTTAAAGAATCTCCGTCTCAAGCGTTTCAACAATTGTTAATTGATATGGATGCTGCATTTAAGAGCTTCTTTCGGAAGAAACACGGATATCCGAAGTTTAAGAAACGCGGTATGCACGACTCTTTTAGAATACCGGTTGTGAAGTCCCCTGAATCTATAAACAAGAATAGCTGCGTCTGGATACCAAAATTGGGTTTTGTGGAACTGCGTTTGTCGCGTGAGGTGAGAGGAGAAGCGAAGTCTATCACTGTGTCTCGGAGAGCGGGAAAATGGTTTGTCTCAATATTGACGAAAAGCGAGATGCAGGAAACAGGCGGAAAGACAGGAAATAGTGTAGGAATTGATCTCGGCGTTAAACACTTCGCGACAACGTCGGGCGGAAAGCATATACATGCTCCAGAGGAAAGAGTGCGCTATTTAGAGAAGAGAATAGAGCGCATGCAGAGGAAAGTCAGTAGAGCGAAGAAAGGATCAAGCAACAGAAGCAAGTTGCGTCTTAAATTAAGTAGACTCCACTTAACTCTCGCGAATGTGAAAGAAGACTTCTTGCACAAGGTGAGCACACAGTTAATCAAGAACCACGATTTACTTGTGCTCGAAGACCTTGGTGTAAAGGAGATGACAGAAGCAGGAGCGAGAAAAGCGAAGTTAAATAGAGCAATCTTGCGTCAAGGTTGGTATAAATTTAGGACTTTACTTGAGTATAAGAGTATGTGGTATGGCTGTGCCGTAGTGTTCGTCCCGCCTCAATTCACGAGTCAGCGCTGTAGCGAATGCGGGAATATAAACGCAGCAAACAGAAAGACACAATCGTCATTTAAATGCCTTTCGTGTGGCCATACTGAAAACGCTGATATAAACGCAGCTAAGAACATTTTCACCGTCGGGCAGACGGGTAGAGCCTTTGGAGACGCCGCGCTAGCGGGTCGATGAATTAGGAATCCCGGTCTTTCAAGGCCGGGAGGATGTCAAGACGTTGAAACCCATCTCAATCAACTTTACGAGATGTTCTGGGCTGTGCCCGACATTAAGTGTATAGGGGCCTCCACCGACAGTGTAATCCAACATAACGCTGGAGTCTCCCTCATTGAAGCGTAGTTTACCAAACTTCGCAATCATGATTCCTGGGAACCAACTCTCAATAATCTTTTTCTCATGCTCTTTGATGTCGGACAGGAGCCTACTGCCCATTTTAACCCTACAAGGTTCACCGCAGTTTACCATTCTATCCTCCCCAAATACATCGCATATTTCATACACGATTTGATTACTACCGTTAAACCGAGACACAGGAAGCTTTCTAGCCACCATCTTATCCTGGTTATGCCACACAGAACCTCTTGGAGACAGTGCTACAAATCGCGTTTCCCAGTCTTTAACCTTATCAAGGTAGTGTTTATAGTGCTCCGGGGAAATATCATATGAGATATCAGTTATTTCATTGCTTGCTGCTATATCAGACAGTGCCTGCATAGCGACTTCATGCTGCCCTACATTCCCGACAGGAATATAGATTGGACTAAAGTGCTTTTTGTCTTCCCAGTCTTTCTGGGAGACTCTCTTAATCGATTCGATTTGTTCTTTGCTGAGACTTTCTTTAACCACTCTTCTCCTCCCATTTTCTCAACTGTTTCATCAAACTTCCATCAACATCAAGGCGTCCGTCACCCATGGGATTTCCAAAACTGAACCACCCACCATCGACGGTACGAGTAAATGTTAGCGGGGTATTTTCTTCATCATCCAGATGACCATATACTAGCACGTCAGTTTCCTTTGCATACAATCCCGAGCACTGGTCAACCTCTTGTTTCCACAGCTCTCTCAGATCCTTTCGCGCGGTATTAAAGGAAGCAACGGTTTGTATATAGGCCCGGTTGTGCCGGGTCATTTTGACCTTTCCGTCGTCGAAGAAGTCATACTCCTCCCCTACCAACGGGACAGGCATTAATTTTCTAACTCCCATAGTGTTCCCCTCCATCTCCGTGGTTAGTAACAGCCGCTCTAATACCCTCTGCGACACTTCCGATAGCTATAACACCATCGATAAGGAGCATGCCGAGATGAATTAGTGTTTTAACGCTATCATGCTGTACCCCAGACACAGGTAAAGAAGGGTTAACCTCTTTCCCTGACACCGCGAGCTTCCCATCGTCTGCCGCAGAGAATTCAACATCAACAAGAATATCTTTGACACCCTCTCGAACAGAGTCAAGAACAGCAGGATCTTTGATAAACAACTCAACATCCTTTCTTGTAGCGGGAACAGGCTCCATATCCCACTCTTCAATGATATTCCTCTCCGGCTTTATCTTAACCATGATACGCTTACCACTTCTGGTGAGCATACCAAGAGGCGCCTTCAATACGACACCTTCTGCGGGATACTCTTTGTTCTCCGCAATTAACGACTTGAAGTCGTTGTTGACCAGGGCATCTGCTTCGGCAAGACTCATGTTTCCGAGAAACGGAACAACAAGAATCCCTATACGGGCCGCAATGTTTTCTATATCTTTTCTCTGCAACCACCAGCCCCCTACACGAATATCAAACAGAATGAAGGACACATCTTTCTTTATGTAGTTCCCTCCTTTCTGAATCTTCACACCATACCCTTCTCCATAGAGACAGACGACCTGTCCACCCTCAAGAGTAAACCCTTTCTTAAGAGTCTCCGGAGTAAACAACTCATGCAGCTTCTTGTCAAGGTGCCCCGGCAAGATAGCTTTATCCGTCTTACCCCGGATATCGACTTTCTCTCCATCCCAGATAACACGAATGTTCGTGCCGTCTATTTTCTCTGTTGCTTCCCACAGGGCGTTCTCGAGTACCTCAAATTCAGGCATTGCGTACGCGCCTCTTATGAGAGGCTTATTTTTCATATGCATAGCCCTCTTCCACAAAGAGTTTATCTTTGTATACTTTCCTCCGTTCATCCTTCTCCCTCCTCTAAACACTATCAATAAACTTGAGAAGCTCCTCTTTCTTTTTCTTGACCTCTGGAGTCAGTTCCACCTCGTGTCTCCTGATCCTCGGGAACACACCGTACTCATCTTCATAGATACTATACATTATACCCAGACCTACAGCAGGCTCTACGTATCCAAACAGATGAGAAGGCAGGGATAACGTCACTTTCCCAAACCTAACGGAAACGAACTCGTCACTGTACGAAACTATTACACCTGACTTCTCTGCTATCAGGTTAATCATCTGCTTTCCCGTCCACAACAGTAGCTCTATCGCCCGCTACATAACACTCCCTCCCCACGAGTTCCGGGTATACATCCTTCAGCAATCTCCACGCCTTCGCCCTCAACCGCCCTTGTTCTTTCGCCAAGGCTATTATCTTTTTCGTAGTAAAGGGGAAACGGCATAGTCTCTCCAAAGTCACCCTACACCCTGTTGCCTCATCAAACAGCAGCATAATATCTTGTGGGACTACCCACTCTTGTTTCTTTTCCTTAGCACTCATGTACTTCTCCTCCTAATAAGATTATTCTGTTCTTCTAAACCCCCGACTGGATTGTGAGCTCAATTATCCTCTCCGCTCCTCCTACAGCCACCAATACCTCTAGTACTATTCCTCCCTTATGTCCTTCCTCGCGGTGTTAAAGGAGGTAACGGTTTGTATATAGACCTGCCTGAGGCTTGTCATTTTGCCCTCCCCGTCGTCGAAGAAGTCATACTCTTCCCCCACCAACGGGATAGGTTTCCTCATCCTCAAAGCGTCCGTATACGAACACGTCAGTTTCCTTTGCATACAACCCTGAGCACCGGCCAACCTCTTGTTTCCTCCTGTTCCGCTCGGGCTTTATTTTACCCATCTCCTCTCCGCGAGAAGTGTCTCGGTTCTCTTCTGCCACGAGCGTCACCGTAACATCCATTGGGCCAAGATCACGCAAATAACCACCGGACTCGGGGCCAGTATTCTTGACAACAAAGAACACTTTTTCCTCCCCTGCTATTTCGATTAGACGCTCTTTCGTTATTTCGATAACACGGAAGCCGGCGTCTACGTAGACATGCGTGACCTGAGGCAGTACATCAACAAGTTCATTATTCCCAGCCCTAAGCATGCGCACTTGCTCTCTCTTTACTTTTAATTCAGATTCGGTCGCCGCGAGCTCCACGTTAGACTTATTTAACGCGTCTGCAAGAAAAGCAACAAAAGTGGCAGCGATCAGCACTGCGATTACAAATAGGATGTATATCATAGCAATCCTTCCTCCATCATCCTGTCCACCACCTCTTTGAGGTAGTAGTGTGTTTGTAGCAACGCGGTTACGTCAGTAAACTCCCTGATAGCAGTGAATAGAGCATCTTCCTCCTGATCAGTCACTTTTCTAATAGACGCCACCTTTCCCATGTCCCCTACTCTTTGCGCCATGAGGAATTGGTCTGCATTCTGTGCCTCTGCCTGCCTCCTCGCAATTGTCTTGAGTATATCTTGTGTTAGCTCCGGGCGAGTATCCCTGACAAAAACATCAGGGTAGTCCCGAATAAGAACACGCTGCCCAAGGGCCGCCTGACATATATGTATGCCATCGGCCCAATTCCTCCCAACATCTTCTCGGAGGACAGGGAGTCGCGCATACTTGTTATGCGCTTCGATGAGCAGGTCCATTACCTCCCGCTCCTCCTCGGTAAAGGGGTCTTTACTAGTCATAATTTTCTCCCCCGTCAACAATAACATCGAGTTCTTTAGTTGTAACAGTACCACCTTCGCGGACGGCATAACTTAACTTCCGCGTAAGAGCCTCACGCAGTATCTCATCTCTACCAATTGGGACCTCGACTCCTGAGATTGTCATAAATAATCGACACTCCCTACTTTCAATCAAGGAAATAAGTTTATCGTTGCCTGCCTTCACGCGATACAGCGTAAACGCAGCTTCCTCTTTATCCTCTTGCAGCCTTTTTATGTAGTCACTAAGGTCTGCTAGTGTTTTGTTTGCCTCCCACAGTAGTAGTGAGGTAACGGTTGCTATTATTGTCATACACAAAGCGAGCATTGGCATAAATATATTAAATAAATCAACAGGCATAATATTGCCCTCCTTTTAAAAGTTAACAATCCCCGTCGCATCAGGCAACGTCTCAGTAGGGTCCCTATCTCCATTCTTATTGAGCTCCCAATTTACCATATGAGGGTATCGGATAGCCTCCCAGTTTATGTTGTATTTAACTGGGAGCAGGGCAAGTATTTTCTTAACCCCATCCTCTACCTCAGCAGGCAGTACGCCACAGAGCGAATCCCCTACTTTGAATCGTTTTGCAATATGACGAGCTTTCCTCTCAACTTCCTTAGAAGAAGGACTGTTGTAGAAAGAGTCAGTCTTCACGTGTACGACATTGAAGCTCTTATCGATAACGACTTTCAGTGGAGCTTTAGTCACGTGACTTGCGCCTCCACCCCAATCACCGTAGCCTGATATGACACTACCGAACCCGATCTCGAGGCATTTACTGTTATACAGTTTTTTGTCGGTTATAGATGTATAACCAACACCGTTTCTCACACGAATATCCTTCCCGAGCACATCTGCTATTCTGAGTAGCTTCTTCTCGACAACAACCTCCCTCTCTGGCTGAATCAATGTAAAGATTGCTCCTGAAAGCGCGATGGCGAATACCAATACTACTATCCACATAATCACTTACCCTCCTTTTTGTAGTCGTCAAGCCCTTTTAAGTATTGCCCCTTAATCGGCGTACACTCGAACTCAACAACAGTTTCATCACCCGCAGCTCTAACACATTTGGCTTCCACTTTGACACCAAAAATAGGTCCGAGCACTCCTGCAACAGAATCGGCATCTGTGTCAAGAAGCCATGCAACTAACGCATTGTGCGCCTCGTTGTCTGTTACTGTAAATGTCTTTTTATTACTCATGATTAAACTCCTATTATCGTATATATACTAATGCATCTTCCAGCTCAGCTAACCTTTCCTCTATTGTCATAAATTGCCCCCCTCAACTATATTAGACTCAAATCGCGTACCCTTAATATCTGTGATACCTGTAGGTACCACGCGAGCACCATACCTACTCACTGAGATTAGGTCCTGATGCGTGATTACCATCCGTCCTTGCGGCAATCGATTAAATGAGCAGTGCGACACCAGCAGTACCTCAGCGTAGGGATGTATGACTACATCCTGCCCTTCCCTCCAGTAAATACCCATTTCGAATAGGGCCAACTGTATTCTACGGGATGCAGCAGCGCTGGTTGGATAGATAGCGAGGAGTAAAGGCTCACCTGTTGTCACACTGATTTTCATCGCGTCAGCACGCGCATCAATAATGCGAGCAAGATAACTTTTATGGTAACTACACACACCTCACCTCTCAAATAACTGTTACACAATATCCCGTATTAACGTTTCAATGCGTTTAAGCTTCCTTTCGCTATCCCGCAACCGATCCAACTCCCGATGTTTAATAATAACCACGTCAATCTCAAACTGAGATTCTTCGTGCTTACTACTGTCTGCATACACCGTCCCAGCTATATCAACAAGCATCTTAATGTCGGTAATCGGAATACTGTGCAAGAAGTGCAGGAACTTCTCCTGTAATCTGGTAGTAGCATTGAGCAGACTCGTATTCGCATCCGCCTCTTCATCAACTAGCTTAATTGCTATCTCTACCTTCCTGCGCCTCTCCAGATAACTCTCACGTTCGACATGCATAGTAGAACTATCTCCTACCACAAACTTCTTAACCGCTTCTATGTTGTCCGTAACAATAGAAACGTAGTTCGTGAACTCAGTCGCCGCAGCCTCAACCTCTGTAGAAATATCGATAGTATGTACCACAAACTGCTTCGCGTCTCGAACTACCACATTAACCGTCACACCATCACTGAACGCATGAACTTCTTCTCTAAGCATACTCCGCAGCATCTTACTCGTACACTCATAAGGGGCCTGAGTCTCCACATGGACAATTGCATTAAGTGGGTGCACAAAGCCATCAATACCAACAACTGAGGCACCTATCTCATCCTCAATAAGCTTGAATTTCATACCCGTTGCATATAACAACACTACGCTATTCTTATGCATAACATACACCTCTCATAAATTGTTATTAAAAGTCGCTCGACCTACGTCTTACCTCAATGCTCATGATCACCCCCGGTTAGTATCAACAGCAGCGTTCTCTTTCGCAATAGGAAGCAGCGTAAACATATCCGTACCCCAGTCTCCTATAAAAATTAAAGATATATTGTTACAGTATCTTATACCACAATACATAAAAAATAGGGCGTAGAATTAACCACGCCTTATCTTTAGTTTACGACTACGCAGTTTATCTGCTCCTCAATGATACGAGTCGCATCCTCCTTATTTTTTGCGTCATATACAAACACCATACGCTCTTGGTACGATGCTATTGGGCAATTCTTGATGAGCCATAAGTCCGCTTCATAGGAAGTGCTCCATATAGCTACATCCGCTTCACCCTCTGCCTCAACCCACTCGAGGTCCTTCTTGTTGGTTGCGAGTATTCTTGGTGTAGGCTCCACTTCCGCATCGAGCTCGAGTAGTGCGAACGGATACAACCAAATGCACCTACCTAACTCTTCCATCATCTTGTCGTAGTTAGCAATCCACCACTCTCGGTAGATCTTGTATTCCTTTCCAGGAACGTACGTCTTGTCAATTCCAGCCACGTCACCCTCCAAACAGGTTAGTAAGAACAATCTAAAAGCCCCCACCGGACTCCAACATGCGGTAGCTAAAGTAGACGAGCCCTGTTCCTGTTGAAAAAGCTAACACAGCAACACTCATACTAACGATAACAAACACTACATTTACTATAAAATGAAATGCCATGCCCACTGTGATCCTTAACCTGTACGCCAACAGCACAAACCATCGCCTACCAAACGTACGTCTCAGGTAAGATGCTAATACTCCCCCATACGTCCACGTACAGGATTCTCCGCGAGTGCCGACGCTATGGACTCAACAGCAATATAAAGCAACGACGGACCAATAAACAAAACCGTAATCATACCGAACGTGCCTGCCCCAGGTATAAAAGGAACAGCATCTTGTTAGCTATATCAAGGTCAGGAGCAGGCATTACGTAATCTCCTTAAGCGCAATAATAAGGTCTTTTCTCTGGTCGGATGTAAGACCGTAGTACCCTGAGATAGCCATCTCAACAGCAGCGTCATCAAGCTTACCCTCATCAATGAACTGTCTAACATCGCTAGGAGTTACGCCTGTCTTGCTTTCAAGTAGCCTCCCCTCATTCATGCCAACAATGTCGTCTACATTTTTGTAAACCTTATCTGAGGCATGTAAGAATAGCGGCAACATAGTAACGAGCGTTGTCGCTCTGCCTACAGCGTGCTCCAATACATCACGATCACTCATACGATTCTCCTTTAGAATAAAAGCCCCCGAAGGGGCCTTTGTTAAACTTCAATCTCGAACGTGCCATCCCAGGCAGGCTCATTAACTGGCATCTCTCTGATTGCTGCAGCAAACACCTTTATCATGAGCGTAAGCTGCTTCTTTGGAAGCTCAATTAACAAGACTCCGGCAGGGTTTATGTTTTTATCCCGCAGGTTAAAGACCTTGGAAACTGAGTTACTTGATACAGATACCTCTCCGGCAGGTCTGCCATCAGCATCGACGATGCTTGCACCGTGAACGCCGGGGTACTTCCCTACCGCTTTTGACAAAGCGTCAATAAGCCCCGCTTCGTCAATAGCCGTAGATCCATCAACAGTAATAAACACACCACTCTTACCAACTTTTACTCTTTTACTCATACCTTTGATCCCCAAATATATGGTTTCTATTTAAGATTCCTTTTCTCCCTCATCTACCTCACCAACGGCGCGATCACTCTTTTTATAGGCCTCACCAGACTTACAATCTTTTGTAAGTTCAATAAATGCGGTATACGCATCGAGTATACGTATTTTCTCATCGATAATATTGTATCTATTCCGGATATACCCTCTGATCACCATACTAAGCACGGCTACCAGTAATATACCTAGCCCAAGACCTGTTGCAATAACACTACTCATGATCTTCCTCCTTTGTGTTAGCGTCCAATCCTGTAGCTGGGTACTGCGGCCGTGCCCCTTCATAATTACCCCACAACTTAAACATACAATTACATGTGAAATGTTCCCAATGCGGTAACCCGCTATCAGGATCAACATCCAGTAGATGGTCAATCTCGTTATCTGCTCGACTCCGCCCGTTAAACACAGATGCAAGGTGTCTTATAGAGGCGCTAAAATAACGCTCTTGGAAATTAGCGAGATACTTCCAATTGTCAATACCGTATTTTAATGCTCCGTGTTGCATAACCTCCTCTGTTGCCGCGATAGCAATGAGTCTCCAATCATCACCTACTTCCCCCGCATCAAACACAATACTTATGGCGTCCTTAACCATCTTAACGAGATGGTCATCATTTTTTTCATATAGAAGCTCAACCATTCTCTCAGGAATAAGTACGCGAGGCTTGTTACTATCATACTTAGTTCCTACTACCTCCTTACTCATGGCTCATTACCTCCAACCATTTACAGTTCCACAAATCAACATCTGGAGAAACACCTTTACGATGTCCATACCACAAACCATTACTCTTTCTACGCACAGTACACTTAACAGTGTCACCTTTAGAACCCGCTCGCGGGTGATGCACCAACACGATATCATGCTCATATATAGCAACACCGTTTCTATCAACCCTCCCAATGTACTCACCTTCGGTACCCCTAACACAGGTGGTGAATAGCATTTCACGAGGGGCCTTTATGCAAGGTACCCCTCTATCGTAAACAAGATCACCATACATGAATTTACCGAATTTCGATATGTCGTCAGGCCGAGCTCTAAATACTCTTCTTTTCAATCTTCCCCTCCTTATACAACTTCAGAAATGCTCTTTTCTCCAGTCCTTCCGGAAGAAGTTTGCATTTATGGTCAGGACGAGATGCTTCATAGCGGACAATCCGCTTGACAAGATCTAGCTCACTATCGGCCGACAGTATCTCACCAACCTCAATATCAATGACTTCTCCGAGGGCAGTGTCCTCGGTTATCACAACATACATCTTCTCAGACATGATATTACACCCCCTACCTTAGGTTACGAATCACAGGTATGCCATTTGCACCCGAAGGTATATAAACAGTCGTGTGGTTTGGGGAATTTGCCATCTTCTTCTGAGCAGAGATGGCTTCATGCTGCAGGTAATTCTTTGTGAGAGTCGCGTTAATAATACGCTGCGCCTCCGCAATACCTTTCGCCTCTTCAATGCGTATCTCTGCATCTTTCTTGGCGATCTCCCTCTGCGTCTCTTTTTCTTCAAGTTTTTGTTTTGCAGCGAGCTTCTTTTCGACAGCTTTTGTAACAACGTCGGGATAATTTATGTTACCGACTACAGCTGAGATGAGTATAAAAGGTGTATCTTTCAAGTACTCCTGCATCTTCTTCATTACCGCTTTCGCAATAACAATACGTTGCGCTTTAACAGCCCTACTGTTTAAAGGTTGTACATTCTCACGAACGGCAGAACGTAAAGGCTCATGAATATATTTCTCGTAGAACTTCGCTCCCGAGAACTCTTCTACAACTCTCCGAATCGTTCCTTTCCGCACCTTTATGATTGTTTGGAACCTGAACCCAATGTTTAGCTCATCTTTCGCAAGGATCCTAAATCCCTCCGTATATGTCTGCGGACGGAAGTCCACGTTCTCAACCTCGTTACGCCACAGCGACACCCCGAAGTTACCTGGACCAGTAATCGCTCCTTGAAATCCACCGGAACCAAAGATTCGTGGATCCTCGAATACATATCCTTCATGCCCGGCAGGAGTGCTTGGGTTGCTGCAACTGATAGATGCAAGGGATACGAACAACAACATAATAACAAACAAGATCTTTTTCATTTCTTCTTCTCCAATAATTGTTTAAGTTTTTCTTTCATCTCCGGAATATTATTCTCAAGACTTCTTGTCTTGTACGACTCCATACTATCGTCTCCTGATAATAGGTAGTATTCTTTCAAGTAGTTCTGCACCAAGCGCTAGAGCGACTCTAGCGAGATGGAAATCCTCCTCCGTGACGTCGATAATTTCTTTACCGTAACCGTTGTCAGGATCTTCCCCTTCACCTCTATCATCGCGTCTTAGTTCTTCAAGCTCTTCCGCGAAGTAGCGGATACGCCTCTACTCATAGTCGAAGTGACTTCCACTACCTCAATGTAATCTCCATCTTTACTCATAACCGAGCTCCGCGAACAACTATAAATAGTAATGTTAGTAATATACCTCCCTTGGTACGGGAGCAAATCCTTTCGGATATCTTTCCAGGGCAGCATTTGCAAGCTCCACTTTCTCATCTCGTGAAGCCTTGTTGTACTTCGCAAGATACTTCCTAATGGCTGTAGCGTTGATGGCACAACCTGTTAGCAGCTCTCCTAACAGTAGAGCATGCGTCCCGGCCAATACACTTCTATCTCTTACCATCTTAAACCCCTGTAATATGTCTGAAAAGTTCCTTGTTTAGTACCTCAAGATTCTGCAAGTAATAATATAGATATTTGGAATCTATCTTGGTGCGATCGTACTCAAAAACAACGTCACCACGCACCACATGCACAGTAATACCCTTTGGTACGAACTCAATCTGTTTATCTTTCGACCGGAAAATAACAGCGTCACCAACAACGTCACCATCCTTTTCTACACTATTCGATGTAAGTTCACCTCTACTCACAACAGCCTCCTAATAGTTAAACGAGTCAAGGTGCCACGCCATAACGTTAAGCTCCTTCTCTGTTATTTTCCCATCCACAGCGCGGAATACACCAGGCATTCCTGTCATAGTATCAAGCATAGAGGGTAGCTCGACGACAATACAGTAGCGTCTGAACTTATGAGTACGGTGCTCATCTATCCAGGTACTCACACTAACCATATTTCCAGACCCTCCCTTTATGCGCACAACCTCGGCTTTGTACTCCTTAACGAAGTCAGCTAAGCCATCTTCATCAATCCCTTCCTCAAGGAATATGACAGGGGCAGCTAAATGAGGTCTTAACAACACCTCTCCTTTAGTAAGCTCCTTCAACGTAAGTACGCATCTGTTAACGAGGGCAACGCGACTTGTGCACGCAACACCACTAGGGGTTCTCCCGTGGGCGTGCTTGCATTTACCTACTTCACCCTTGTTGTACACACAAGGGTTTTCTTTACTGTCCTGACATAACAACGACAACGACGCTCGGTTATCTCTTAACTTTTCTTCACACATCACCACCTCCTTAGTTCCACAAGCTGAGGAAATTTTCCCCAAGCAACTTGAGTCCTTCCTCCACCTTTTCCTTCTCACCTTCCACAGTAAACAATCCTCCTCCCCCTTCCTTGATTATCATCTCAAGTGCGACAACAATCTTGTCAAGGTCACTAATAAACTCTGCACTCTGTTCTGCATCTCCAGGGTATGTGTCCCTGAATTCTTTTATTCTCGGGAGCATGAACTTCGAGAGAGTAAGATCGAGGCTCCACAATTCACTTTCATCAAACCCACGCGCTAGGCGCTGTTCCCTGAACTGCTCCACCCTACCATCATCTTCTGATACAGCAGTGAAGTTTACGTTTGGCACCCCGCACTCTTTCGGGTCAAAAATCCTTCTTTCAGACATAATAGTAACCTCCTCCTCCTTTTGCTATAAAAAATGTGGCTTCCGCCAGTAAAACATCCTGCAGTAGTTAGCAAGACAACGTCACACAGACATCCTCGTGTGGCAATAACGGCTCCCTTATATAGCAGGGAACTGCAGACGTGAGTGTAGAGCAAAGGGCCACCTTCGCTACGCACACTCACTAATTTTATGCACAGAGTCCATCTTGTGCAACCTCCTATCGCGGAAGGGTTCGGCCTCACCCGTAGTAGTAAACTCATACACCGGTGAGGAGATATATGAGCCGTAGAAGCATAGCCGTGGAGCCAGGAAGCTATCCCAACTTCGCACGAACTATAACTTTTACACACGTTGCTTAAGCGTGCAACCTGGCTCCTGCAGGTATAGGGTATGTCCAGTCTTCACTACGGGATAGGACATACAAACGTCCCGCAGAGCCCCGTTCTTACACGAGGATTTTACCGTCAGCTAATACGGCTTAATGAATATACATTGATATTCATTCAACTTCTTATACCACATATCTAGGATTTTTACACTCCCAGCATGGTGTTCATCTCCGCTTCGGTAAGGATAGTCACATGCAGTTTTTTTGCTTTAGCCAGTTTTCCACCAGCCTTATCCCCAGCAACGAGGAAGTGGGTTTCTCCTGATACCGACGACTTAACAGAAGCTCCTGCTTCTCTGAGCTGAGATTCTATCTCACGTCTCGGTCTTGACATGGACCCAGTGACTACAACAGATGCTCCTGTGAATGGACCTGACATAACTTCTCTTACAGTACGGTCGGGGTACGTCGGCTCAACACCTAGTGTAATTAGGTGGTCGACTGTGATGAGGTTCTCCGCTTGCTTGAAGAACGACTCTATGGCGGTAGCCGTAACCTCACCAACCCCGTCGAGACGCATAAGCTCAGCCTTACTCAAGTACCTTACGTCACGCAACGTATATGTCTTTTCAAGTTCACGGGCAACGTGTTCTCCTGCGTTGTGTATACCAAGGGCAGGAAAGAACTTATGGAACGGGAGCTTCTTCGACCCCTCTATTGCTGCGAGGAGATTAGCAACGCTCCTTTCACCCCAACCAGGAAGCTTAGACAAGTCTTTTGCATGCTCAGCGAGCATAAATATCTCTGCCACAGAAGTAACGTACTCTTTATCGACAAGGAATTTGATCTGCTTTGCACCAAGACCCTTTATGTCAAAGCACTTTCTCGATGCGAAGAACTCAAGACTGGAATACAACCTTCCCAAACAACCAATAGCCTGGCAGTAGTATTTATCACCGTCCTTTACGGTGTCATTCATACAAATCGGACACCGCCACGGCTCAGGAACATGCACTTCAGATCCTGTTCGGCGTGAGGCGATTGGCCCAACTACTTCAGGGATAACATCACCAGCCCTTCTTACAACGACAGTGTCGCCAATCATAAGACCTTTGTCTTTTATTTCCTTCAGGTTGTGTAAGGTCGCTTTCTTGACCACCACCCCACCCACTTCAACAGGACGCAAGCAGGCAACCGGAGTCATAACGCCGGTTCTGCCGACTTGATACTCCACGTCTTCGAGCAGGGTCCACGCTTCTTCTGCAGCAAACTTATAAGCAACTGCCCACTTAGGGGTACGGGATAATACCCCAAGCTCTTTTTGCAATTTATAATCGCCGACCTTCACAACTGCTCCGTCAATGTCGTATCCGAGAGTAGGTCTCTCTGCCTCAACCATTTCAAGAGCACCTTGAATCCCACCACTTGTTGTGACCGTCATATACGGAGGTGTTCGGAATCCGGCCCTGCGCATAAAATCATGGAACTGAGGAACACTATTTACACCATTTATTGGTGTTGCACTGTATGCAAAGAAGCTTAACTCTCTCGCTTTCGTGTCTTTAGGATCCAACTTACGCAAGCTTCCCGCCGCAGCGTTTCGAGGATTAGCAAATACACGCCCCGCCTCCGCATTCTTCTCAAACGACGCGTGTGTCATGTACACTTCTCCACGTATCTCTACGATACCTTTCGTAGGCATTCCGAGTACCAGCGGGATATCGTCTATTACGGCCACATTCCCAGTAATGTCTTCTCCCTCTTCGCCGTCACCTCGAGTAGAAGCTCTAATGAACTTACCGTTGTCATACCTGAGTGAGACAGCAAGGCCATCTATTTTCTGCTCGACAACAAAGAGGTTATTATCACAGATGTCCTTAAAGAACTCTATCACATCCTCAGGGGTAAATGCGTCTCCGAGAGACAATAGTTTGTCAAGATGCTTCACCATAGTAACGCCTTTTCTCGCAGGTGCACCTACTCTCATTGTCGGACTATGAGCGACTCTTTCACCCGGGTTACCTTGCTCATAATCAACAATCTCATGCCACAAGGTATCATACTCAACATCAGACATGAGTTCTGCGCCTTCGACGTAATATGCAGTAGCTGCATCCATTGCGGCATCGACCTTTGCGAGATATTCTTCCTTTGTCTTAATCATCAAATCCTCCTTTATACTCAAATGAATCACATGTAGCAGCTATATCGGTAGGCTCACCAGTAATAGTACAAACAAGATACTTTGTTGTAGCCCCTTCTGTCTTACAACGTGCACAGTTTAAACATATCCCCTTCTTCATGCCTAACTTAATCATTTCATCGCGCAGCTCGAGGTAGCTGTTGTTTACGAACTCGTGCATCGAGCGCAGAACTTGCATATCTGTAGGGGGTCTAAGGAGAAGCTTTTGCCAGAATGTCCGAGTTGAACCGAACGCGTACAACACATATAGGGACTTTTGTATGTTAGTACTAATTAAGAAGCCGTGACCTGGCTTGAAGTCAACGCTTAATGCTGCTCCTACGTCTAGCTTAGTACTCGTTACAGTAACCGGTACTATTCCACCAACCGCCTCTATAGCTCGTTTTTCCTGAATCACAATATCAAGGATTGCACTGGCCCGTTTGAGGTAATTGTACTCCCTATCGAAGTCATCCTCACTAAGTGCGCACCTTTCTATTGTATCCCCGACTGGGGCCCAACTGTGCCACACTCGAACATAGGATGTATTGTACCCCTCCTTCTTATCTGCGGCTTCAAGAAGCGCTTTTCGGACTCGATCGTAAACTTCCTTGAACGCCTCGAGCGGCGTCTTATTCTTTTTCTGCACCATCTCCACTACCCTCCTCTTTCGTCTCTACCTCAATCTCTACGGGGTTGTGCTCGACAGCCTCCCCAACAGGAACAGGCTTCTCTTTAAGGAACATCTTAAATACATTAAACATGATTACCTCCAAGGTAAATAAATTATCCATAATCTTATACCATAAACACCCTCCTATAATTTACACAGAATAGATGGAGGGTAATATGGGAAGCTTTCTTAAGTATGCTAAATTAATGCTCGACATAAATATCGGAGATATTATGTTAACCGGTCGATTCAAGAATCACCGCGAGGTAGTAAAAACAATGGGTACTGACGAGCTTGGGCAGCCACTGATAAATGGGAAGAAACTACTTGATATGCGCATCGAGAAGAAACTCCCTTTTGAGAAGAGAAGTAAGAAGACAAAGGAAGAGTCAGGAAAGAGTGTAAAGAAGTTCAGTAAGAAAGCGGACCAAAAGTCAATGGTGATAGACGGCGACAAGATACAAGGCGTAGGCATGAGAAGAACACTGCATGACTATCTTGATGAAAAAGGAATTAAAGGCGTTGCTGTTAATGATGCGAAGACCGGGAATGTCGAGGTGACTGTAGATGCCCCAACAAAAGACGATGCGGTGCGCGCTCTTGAAGAACTAAAGGTGATCGCAAACAACCGTGTTGGTGAACCGCTGCGCTACAATATGCCTAAGCGTCCTCTACCGTTACGGGACGCAGTAATAACAAACGAGGACATGGAGCGGTTCAACACAAAGTCATACGAAAGCTTTCTCCGATCACGTAAGCTTCATCCTGAAATGCGGTTCTCAACAGGTAGACTTCCGCTTGAAGATGTCATAAGGGAAACAGCAGAACGCTATCGACTACAGCGCGGAGAAGGTGATGTTGCCTTGCAAGGACTCGTCACAGCAAGAGCATTACGGCAACTCCTAAACAAGGAAACACAATACGAATTCATGCGTAGAGAGAACCTTGTTCGCAGTAAAGCCGAGGGGTATGCGTTACTCGCTAAGATAAAAGCGATGCGTGAGGCAAATGGAAGAGGAGACGACACCGACTGGCCATCAAAAAAATAAATAACGCCACCACCACAGTATGCGGGAATGGGGCACTATCAATGCATAACAACAGCTGTCTTCAGCCAATCGCTCCAAACCGCTACGCCGTGAAGGCTCGGTGGATTGAGATGTTATGCATTGATAGTTGCACACCAGATTTGATTTTTACTTCCAGTTTTCTCTGGAACCCAAGTTTCACCACTGCCTCCTGTGTGGATCCCCCGGGGAGCAACTCTTGTTTATCCCGGCGTCGCAGTGCTATCGCGACGGAGCACACCCTCTGTTTTTAAGTGGTATCGGGTGCTCCCTTCCACTGGTTATTGATGGCTGTTCGCGCAGCTCGGGATGTGAGTCCCGCCATCTAGGTATGGCAATCGTCACCCTAACCACCCTACTTACCGCGAGGTGGAAGCGTCTGACAGTTTTCACTGTCGGTCGGGTGCTAACTAACGTGTTCGACCATTACGCTCGCATAGTTTTCCATCTATACGAGTATGACGTATACATCGGGAGTATACTTCATATCATATTCTTATACCACAGAATACGATTTTTTGCAGGGTATTTAGGGCGGATCTATCTGGAACCCGGATCGAAAAAAATATACTTACTCCCAGGGGACACCGCTCGTCAGCGGCTACCCCTGGTTTCAGGCACCCCTCTACAACTAGGCTCTAGCCTAGACCAATACCCTTGAGGGGAAAGTATATTGGTCACCGCGTTTCTTTTTACCCATGAGGCTCGCGGCTAGCCTCTGCGGATGACCTTTCTCAAGGCTCCGCTTCCTTTATTCTCTTCATGATCTCTGCACCTCCCAGTGCTTGCCCGGTGACCAACCCGGATAATGGCCAATAGTATCCCGGCTGCCTGGCAGGGATACTTCATATCATGTTCTTATACCATAGAATCACAGTTTTTGCAGGTGCCTATCTGGAAGCCGAAAAAAGAAACGCACTGCTGAGTACTACGCAGTTTGTTCCTTTTACCACGTGGCGTTCGTGGATTTGTGCATCGTCTTTTCTATGTACTACGGGGCGGATTGCAGTTCCCCTCATGTCTATTTATATTTTGTTTTACATCAGCGCCAACACGGCGAGCGCTGATAGACGGCCAAGGCTCAACCCACAGGAGGAGTAGAGACGATAGGTCCGTAGTAGACCCACACCTCATGATATGAGCCCACTATGCTCACACCATACTCCACACCATACTCCTTGCTAAGGTCCGCCTTAATCTCCTCGAGATCAGGGTACCCATTCACAGGAGCATCTGTGCAGTGATCTGCTACTTGGTAGTAGATGTCACCCTCTACATCGTAGAGTTTGCCACTTACCTCGCAGATCTTGAGATCAGACAGACTGATGTCTTTGGCATGAAGGTCCACCAGAAGTGCGTATGCACCTCTCGAGTACTTCAATGCGTCAGCATCAGATGTCCCTTTATCAACAATACCCTTATCACGGGCACAGTCGAGTATAAGGGCAGCACCGATACGGTGCATGTCCGCTAGGCCCTCATGCAGAATCTTTGCTGCACGAACACCCAGGATCTCATTCTTGTAGTCACGTACCGTTGCGACGTACTCCCAAACGGAGCGTCGAACGATAGAACCACAAGCCTCCACCATCTTTATAGACAGTATGTTATCAACACACCTCCTACAAAGAGAGAGCCCACCTCAATCAGGGCAGCACGCATACACCTATACACGTACCAGCGATCTACACAATGTATAGACTACCATATTCTTATACCACAGAAAACAAGTTCTTACGAAAAAAGAGAAGGGCACATATTATAAACACATGCCCTTTGTCGACCTACCAGATCTTCCCGGTATTTCTATCCCGCCCCGGTCGGCGGTAAGCAGTGTGTGACCCCCGAAGGGGTCTCTTACTCTTCTTTGTCGCGGCTTGCCTTGCGGGCGAATTTCTTCGCTCCGCGTACAATCCAATAGCCCGCCACGTAGGCTATTGCAAGGTCTACTGCGACCACAGCCGCTTTTACAACACTTCCCATAAAATTCTCCCCTAGGTTTGTGGCAACGCTTCCGTCACCAGTTTTTTGTACTCCGATTCATCAGACGGGATGAAGTTCAACAAGAATCCGCCCTTATGGGCGAACACAAGGTTCTTCGGTCTTGACTTCACAAAGTCGAGACCAGCGTCCTCTCCTTGCCGGGTTCGGAACAGGGTGCGTGTCTTGCCGGCGAGGTCACGAGGATCAAACGAGTATGTTGCAACTGCATCATACTTGTTGATTAACTCCCCTTGGGCCGCGTTCACGACTGCTGTCTCAAGCCCTGCGGCTCTCGGGTTAGACAACAATTCAATGACCGCATGCCCACCGACGGTAACAACAGCGTGGTTCTCCTCCAACCACGCCCCTGCCTCCTTTACGGAGCGCATGAACTCGAGGCGATCTTTCACGATCTCCCCTACAAGCCCTGCGACATCCGTCGGCGCATGCTCGAAGAGTCGGATAAGCCCGAACTCGAGCGTGAGCAGCGGAGCCACTCTGTTCCCGCCAAACTCCGCGTCCAACGAACGGAGGCCGCCGTTATCTTGAATCTCGACTAGCTTCAAGAACGGACCCCATACGGAGTCCTTGAGAAGATCTGGAGCAAACGCCTGGGAGATCAGAGTCGCCGCGCATTCGCCTGCAACAGCAGCCTCCTTTTGATGATGATCAAACAGACGGACTCCGTCATACTGACCACCTACGTCGAGGATATAATCCTCGTCGCCGGTGGGGTTATTCGTACGAATTACTTCATACGAACCTTGGTACCACCCTTTTGCCGCGATGAGTATGCCTGCGGCAAGCAGGTCATCCTTGTGTGCGGCCCCGGCATGGACCGCAATAATTATTTTCTTCATAATAGTACCTCCTAAGTACTTTCCCGGAGACTAATCCGGATTAAGTCTTATCAGCACGCAGACTACTGCGCGTACCGAAACATATACATTCACATTCTTATACCACAGAATGTGAGTTCTTGCATAAAAAATAAACGCACAAAGAGCAGCCACCAACCCCGAAGGGTTGGCAGCGGAGATATCACATGCATCCTGAGTTGTAAATAAACTCATTGAATGCAAGGCTGTCTAACTCATCAGAAAGGGCTTGCACAGAAATGGCTACTTGTACTTGCGCCTTATTCATGTTTGCAATGTTTCCTCGGACGAACGCTGCGAGAATACCACGCAGGCTGTGTCCCCTACTTCTTATTGAGGACGCATACTTACGTACAGCTTTTATGCGCTTCATCTGACGTTGCTGTACGATTCCCGTTTTCATACCCTTGCCATTTTTGTCATAGGCAAGAACTTCTTCTCGACCGGTATATGACTTCGCAAGGGTCGGTAATACTTCTTCGACCTGCTCGACAGAGACATGGATAGGAGCCCACATGTGAGCCAACCACGTCAGTGAACCATCAGGCATAGTTACAATAATATCATGCACTGGATCAGCGTGCATCTGCGGGGTGTCTGTTAGAATGACAATAGTGTACACCCCCTCCTCCTCAACTTCGTGATTCTTCAGCACGATGCCGAGCTCCGCATCCGTACCAACCTCATTGAGGTTGACTCGTATAATGTCTCCTACTTCACAGTAGGGATTTCCTGCAGTAAACCCAGCAATGGAGTAAGTAAGGTCTGATAGTTTAACCCACTCCTTACCGAGTTGCTCCAGCATGTCATCAGTACCGCCCGCGAGCGATATCTCCTCCGAAATGGCGCGCACGTCCTTCATCATAGTACGTGCTTGCTCTCGCATATCTCTCTTCTCCGCATCAGAGCTTCCGAGAGCGTTATCGAGGTCGCTCCTGAACTCATGCACTGCGTGGGACAACCCACCAATTATCTCAGAGAGACTATCTACGTCTCCTGAAGATGCGGTTACCTTCTCTTTGTACTCTTTTATCACCACTCTCTCCCGTGTAGTTGCTACCGAGCACATGAAGCTCAATAATTACAAATAATACCGTAGGTGTCATGAACGCCACCATAACCCAGAACGTACCTCCCGTTCCGAGCGCACTCGCCTGCCACGCATACGACGTGATAAGAGCCCCTGCCATAATACCAGACAGGGAATCAACTACTCCAGGCCTGATGAATAGATAGTTCTTAATAGTACGAAACAGTGTGTACTGTGCAGCAAATACTAATGCTACGGACACCCATACACAACTAGACATTTTGCACCCCCTTAATTTCAGGATATGTTTCTTCAATCGCCTCTTCGTAATATCGCTCTACAGCCATCACAACACGCTCACCTCGGTTAAGCAATCGGCTTACGTCAAGTACGCGTTTAGCAATATCGTCAGCAGCTTCCCTCGCCTTTGCTGAGTACCTATCTCCGTGTACTCCTGCATAGGCTAGAGAATACAGCCTATGCGTTAAGACTAACGCCTGGGCAGCACCTACTAGATCCATGTCGAAGTCTTCTGCTCGTCTTGCCAGACCAACAACGGAATTCAACATATCACCCGGTCTCCCGGTCCGCAGTTCATCCCACACTGCCGCATACTTATTATTACGCATACCGCCTCGAGTAACTTCCCCACGCAAGGCTGTATCCCGATACAAAAGAACGTATGCATGGAGTAACGTATACTCTCGCAGCTGCCTGGTATTTATGAATATACCAAACATAGTGTCCGAAACACTACGCGCTTTTATGGCTGCGTCCATGTTGTTGTGTGATATGTACCACTGCCATTTGTGCAGTAGCACGAGGTCATAAGCCACAAGGATAGCGGCAGTTAGTATCTGCAGCGCTATCATTATGAAGATAGTTTTGACGTCCATTACGCCGCCCTCCTTTATAAAAATTAAAGTACCTCATGCAGGTTGACCCTCTCCTGGTTGGGAGGGGTCGGTGTCCTGCACTAACCGTATTAACTGACGGCTAACAGCGCGATAGATTAACTGCTATCACTGGTGATGCTTTCGCTGACGGAGTCACTTACCCGGGCCCTTTACGTCTAGCCGTAGACGGGTTATTATTTTACATCCAGTATGCTCTGGAGTGTTGGGCGAACGCCCCGGGCATGCTGAGCAGCATGGTAGATCCCACGACCTTTAGGAAGGCCGTACCTATTACGTACAACAGGTAAGCTGTTAGAAGTGGGGCTTGCACGCGGGGTTTCCCCCGTCATAAGTTCATAATACATAATAGTACCTCCTAAGTACCTTCCCGGCGACCAACCCGGATAATAGTCATCGCACCAACCACACGGTCAATACTTATAGGAGGTATGCTATTACATGCGCAAATCTCCTATCATATTCTTATACCACAGAATCTGAATTTTTACACTGATTCTAGGCACCTATCTGGAAGCCGAAAAAAGAAACCCCCAGCGTTTAGCTAGGGGTGTGCATGTTATTTCTTTGCGGTGTCAGGCATCAGTCTGAACCTCCGCATGGTGGCTTTTGCTTTCCTGAGCTCTCCACGAACTATGTGCTCGTAGAACCGCAGACGTTTCCAATCTGTCTTGTTTTCAAACTCTTTTAGTGAGGCACGCAAACCTTCAGCGTCACGTTTTATGTCCGCTATGTACTTTTCCTTGTCCTCCTCAAGTACCGAGACATGCGTCGCGTCAGCTATGAGCTGTAGAGCAACGGCGTTCAGCCGTCCCGCCTCTTCTATCAGGTCATCCGCCTTCTTCTCGAGCGCTTCATAGTTAACGCCCTCCCACGCTTGTTTTTCGTTACTACTCATAATCTCCTCCACCTTCATTAATAATATACCTGTCATCCAGCCACTGGATTAGCTCCGCATTCTCGTTACACACTTCGAGCTCACCTCGGGCAATTGCGAACCCTGCAATCCCATCGGGAGTTATAAGTGTATACCCATTAATGTCGACCTCCCAGTTCTCAGGGTTACTCAAAGGTCTGTCCGAGATACTGCTGCTTGTTGGTCCAATGTACTCACGGCTGACGTCCTCGATGACTTGTACTCCGGCATCTACAGCACGATCAACGTTAAACATAACTACTTTCATAACTACCTCCTGCGGTATGAAAAATAATATCTTAGTAATGTATTTTGTTAAGAAACATAAGGGGCGCCGCGCAGGTTTCTGTACAGATCCGAAAGGATCCATGCTCCACCTGCGCATGATTCAGTTTCCTTCGCCGGAACGCACGTTCCGGTTCAGATACGTACAGCATGTCGGCCGAACCACACCGTTTGCTGCACGAGAAGTAAGTAGAGGTGCACCCCTAATTACTTCTTTGATTTTTCAGAGCTCGCATTACATTCCTGCTCCCTAGGGTTTACTCCCTGACCTACCGCCCGATTGTTTTTTATAGCAGTATTCACCGGTAGGTGCCCTCTGCAACCGCACTCCAAGGTACGGAGGTCCTTAATTTATATTGCGGTTCGACCCTGCCCGCTAACTCTGTTGCCCTCTGAGAGGTGTCGGCTGAGTTTACATGCGCCTTGTGTGTGCTTGGTGGTTAACCTAACGTCTCGCCCAGACGCTACGTATCACTACGTAGTAAAGAATCACGTGAAGATACTTTATCTAACTCTTATACCACAAACCTCAGATTTTTCACACTACTATAATTACCATGTACCACTCGATGGAGGGAGCCGTGGATAAGGAAGCAAAGAAGCTAACGACGTACGCTCGTAAACACATAGCAGACAAGAACTTCGCAGGTAAAAAGAAATCATATCCTATACATGATATATCCCATGCAAGATCTGCTCTATCTTACGGATCACGTTTCCTGCCGAAGGATGAGTACAGTAAGCTGCGGACACGCGTTCACAAGAAGTATCCAAGTCTCGCTAAAAAGAGTAATCTCACAAGCTACGTTGGGAGCATGTTGAAGGAATCTGCGTATGACCCGCTCCCACAAGAGCTCGGTCACTTCGTGGGGAGAAAGGCAGCCCGCGATCAAGATGCTCGATACAGTTACGGCGGAGCAGCGACAGCAGCTCTCGGAACAGCTGCTCTTACAAGTCTCTTCGGTGAAAACAAGTGGAAGGCACTGCGTAACGGAACGCTCGCTATCTTCCCAGGAATGTTTGCAGGTGAAGCTGCGAAGCATTATGTAAATAACAAAAAATAGTACAAACAGGCTGCATAATTCCAAAGGGAGACCCCAAGGCCCTCCTTATTTCAAGTTACTTATAATTCATCGAGCTATAACTGCGCGCCCTCTGTCTAGTGCCTTTGATATCTGGGTCAAAAGGCGCTGCTGCATGTTATCCCACACTATTTAATAAATTACATCTGCGCAGGATGAAGTGAACACAAGAAAAAATAAAACAACAAAACAACAAAACAACAAAGCAATAAAGCAATAAAGCAATAAAACAACATCGGCGCAGTCCCCTGAGTGTTCGGGGTACGTAGCGCCATGGTAGCATTTTTAACCTTTCGGCCATTACACACACCCACATTTCTGTAGGTAGCCACCAGAAACACAGCAGATAAGTTCTGCCGCAAACTCCTGCGCTGCTCATCATAGGTTTCCTCTGCTAGCAACCCCTTTGGTAGGGTTCAACGACTCCCGCCGTTTATTGTCCAACATTTTCCGCCTCACAGTTCACCTTGTGGGATTCCTGCGTCATCATTTTTCAGATGAATAAGTTTCTTTTCAGAATCAGCGCCTACACCGCTTTTTACCATTTGTTTTCTTGATTAATAGTCAAGTAGTTGATTTCGAGTCGCCGGTGTAGCCGATAACCTAGATGCCTTTTGAGCACCCGTGCGGTCCTACGCCTCGTTGTTTCAAGTTAGACCGGGTAAGGTCCTGAAACGGGAATCTTTTCTTGAACCGCGTGATTTCGCACGTGGCCCAAAAGTCCTTACGTAAAGCCCTTGCTCCTCAGCTCGAACAATACACAGTGCAACCCCCTATTGCCTCTCAGCTCACCTACCATACTACTGATAGGCATTACCACTTCTGCGCCGCCAGTTGGCCTTGCATTCCCGTGATAACGGTAGTTGTACTCCTCTCTACGGTCACGGTTTAACCCGCGCGCATCCGTGGTTCACTTTCCACTAAATGCCTTTTAGGCTCATCACTGAGCTTACCCTAACGACAAGAAGGCTGCCGTCGCAAAGATATACGGTAGATGTTTCTAACTAGGTTAGCATACAAACATATACCTTTGCAACTACTTATACCAGGTTTTACTGTGAGTTTTACACTTATTTCTCAGCTAGTCTCTGTTTCTGTCTCGAAGTTAGATTTAATACCACTTAGCCATCTATCCCGTGTCTTTGTAGACACCATAAAATCGTGATACCAATCTGCTGCAGTATCGTTGCCCCACGGCTTCGGTCCCCATGTTCCCATATTAAACCTCCAGCTTACTAATTGTAATTGTACCCAATCCAACGGGCAATAGTGATAAGTGAAGCACGCTTCACCTTGCCGTGATCATCAACGTAATCCGGCTCTAGCTTAGGAAGCAGCCTTTCAAGGTCTTCTCTATTTCTACTTACGTGCACTGAGTCAACATCCCGCATAACGTAGCCAAAGTAGTCATCAACTATTGTATAAAATACTTTTGCCGCCGTAAATTTTATATTTGATATTATCCCAGTATGAATGCCAAACTTCAAGTTACTATGCTCATTCAAGTTATCTGCCATAGGTATGTAATTCACGCTCTCGCCTAGATTCAGGTTGCTTATGAATGTAGGTCTCACCTCATCAGGCGGACGCTCGTTAAGTAACTCCATTGAACGCTGGTATAGAGGTCCAAGCATGTACCCGCCCTCGTCAACAAGTGATGCTTGGGGGAGATCTTCGCTGAATAGTACTGACGTGATAGGTCCTGTCGCCGCCTTCCCGCTTCCGTTATTCTTTGTGCGAACAATGTCGCCGATAGCAACTTTAGAAGAGAACATCTCTTCGGCAAACTTTAAGAGTCTGTTAGTCATCACTTCCCCCATATGCGTTTACTATGTTCCTGTCGGGAACGTCCCTTATCATAAGGCTTGTCTCAGCATCAAGTATATCGTACAAGATACCTTTGCGTGTGAAGATGACACCCATAACAGTTCCTGCTCGAGGTTCATCTTACTTGACATCAGGATCCTTGTACACATCTTCTGGCATATATATAATCGAATCACCTAAATCAACATCACTTTGGTAGATCACGTCGGAATAATCAGGGTGCTCACCATGGTAATCAAATACATGACTTAAGTTATGTTCGAGATTAGAACCGCTAACCATCTGAGGCATACCATTGTCATTACGATTACCCTCAGTGAATGCTATCCTTGAAACAATACCGTTAATAGAGTCGCTATTATTCTCGTTAATTGCTCTAGCACGCTCACCAATCCTTATGTTTGACTTGAATAATGCCTTTCTTGCAAATTTAAGAAGCGTTGCCACGACAACCTACCTATGAACATACGCAAGTATGTCTACATACACGGACGCGAGTGATTGCATCTGAGAGACAGTCTTCTTTTTAAGCCCACTACCGATATTGCTTTCTTGAATACTTCGTATGAGTTCTTTTACGTTAATCTTCTTCTTAGCTGCAGATGAGACTGCGTCACCTCCGGCATTTAAGATCTTACTCTTATTCTTGTTGAATAACTCAGCAAGAGCGCGTTTTGCTGGTCCGATGCTTTTCATCTCAAGTCTAGCATATTTAAGAAGTCTTCCCTCAGTAATCATTAGCTCCTCCTATCGTTACTTATTTTTATTGTAGATATCGTAACCAACACCGCCAGCAACCCCTGAGCTAACTAAGCCTGCAAGAGCTTGCTTCCTTGCTTTGGCAACAAGCGCATCCTGATAGGAAACTTCACGCGCCGCTTTTGCAAGGAAAGGGGAGTGTGCAATGTTTCCGAAGATGAGACTAGGGTTTGGTACCCCTTGTGCGAGACGTAGTTTTGGGTGTGTCGCAAGCATGTTATACACAGCTTGAGGATTCCCTACTCCGAGGTTACTTAAATAGTTAGGATCAAACTTCGTAGCAAACTCCTTAACGATATCGTCAGTTACGTTTGCCTGCCCCTCCTTTACCCACTTCCCGAAGTCCAGAGAGGCAAGGGACTTCCACGAATCTACTTTAAGAGGAACGCGGCTGAATATCTTCTTTTGTTTAGCAAGAGCAGCAGCGTAAGCAGCTATAGCCTCCATACGCTGAGACTCCACAATCCCTTTAACGTTATTCAGATTAGAAACAGCATCACGGGCAGATGTCCCCAACACGCGGCTTATAAACTTAGTTACTTTACCCATTAGCGTTTACCTCGTATATGGGTTACCCTTCCTTCAGCCATGTTCGTCTCCACATAAATCATCAGCTGATATAATTATAGGCTAACTCAAGAAGGATTAGATGCATTACCGACAATAGCGAACAGATCTTTTGCGGCGATGAGCAAGCATGTCTGACCATCGACGACTACCTCTCTACCACTGTAGCTATTGTACAGCACTATATCATCTTTCTTGATAGGAAGTTCAACATCATCTGCGGCGTCCATAACAATACCCTCTGGGATACCAGGCTTGTCATCATCGTCAATTGATACTGGTATGATAATACCACCAGCTGTCTTTCTCTCATCTGCCTCTGGTTTGTCAACACTTAGCAATACATGTCCGTTCAATGGCTTCATAGCAATCTCCTTATAGTGTTTTATTAAAATAACACAGCCCAAAAAAACTGACGCACGGCATTTAGCTGTGCGTCATAGGTACTGTTTTACAATTTTACTTATTAGACTTACGTCTATTACAGCTCTTACAAAGCACCTGGCAGTTAGCGGAGATGGTTTTCCCACCTTCGCTCCACGGTGTAATGTGGTCAGCCTCCATGTCCTCTATGATAAACTTCTTCTTGCACATAGAACATTTCTTTTTCTGTTTCTCATACACAGCTATTTTCATAGCAGGTGTGAACGCACGGATTGATAAGTAGCGCTCATCTCCGGTAAGAACGTAGGAGTACATGCCGCGTTTTGCTGTGACGTCATCATCAAGTATTAGTCTAGCGATCTCGACTTCGAGGGCATCGGTGTCATAGGTGTTATCCTTGAACGCATTGTACAGGTAGCCCCACTCAACACCCTTCATGAATTTTGTTCTGCCCTTATTGTATTTCACTGGAAAAGTATCCTCTACCCATGTCACTACCGATTGAAAATACCTCCACAGTGCTCCTGCGTTTTGTTCTCCTTGGTGTTTTGCCATGTACGCTTCGATATTATCATCCGATATCCATCGAATCGCAGTCTCGAGATAATCTTGCCGAATAGCGGATCCAGTCAGGTACACACTTCCGATACGGTGTGCTGTGCACCCGGTCTTGCTGAAGCGCGCTTTAGCAGCAGTTACCCACGGCCCAGAATAAACAGCGTTGCGCAACTCTTGATCAGTAAGCTTCATACCTGAGATATTAACCGTTTTAAACCACTCAAGCTTGTCGCTGTCCCCACCCTCACAGAAGTACACCATTAACTCGTAATTAAGAACCTCTTCTTTCTTATCGGATGGGAGGTTGCTAAACAACATACCCTCAACAGAGAAGTCATCGTTAACATACTGGCATATAGACAACGTGCGCTGCTGACCATCTATTATCTCGAATGATTCTTCTGAATTCACTGCCCAGTAGATAGCACTGAGCGGGAACCCTTTCATAACAGTGTCAATAACAGCAGCGCGCTGCTTATCATTATACACAAACTCTCTCTGATAAGGAGGCCTGATGTCAAGTTTTCCATCTAACCCAACAACACCCCCTTCGTCAGCATCCTTGAATCCATGAACAACATCTCTTACTGTAACTCTTTTTAATTCAACTCGCACTTGATTCTCCTTTTCTTCTTATTAAAACTCTAGCGTACGGGACAACTACTACCTCTTCTGAGACCATATACAAGTCTCCGTCCACCGCTCCTCTTTTTTGAACATCCCTACGGTACTCCCTGTGCTCTACCGTATAGGGGCGTACCCCTATTTCCGTACCAGATCCTGCTATCCCTAACCCAATAACCTCAAATTGTTCAGGATTATACTTAGATAGGAACGTCACAGGGACACCCATGACACCGTCATAGTCCTCTGGTATGTCAGAAACCTTGTCGATATTTATAGCATCGTAGTTATAATATCTTGTATACAGCAGAGGATCATATTTACGGTACATTAATAGGTCTACGTGCCTCTTTGTAATATCCAGGTTTGTAAACCAGCAAATGTTTCCAAACTTTCGTAATTCGTAATCTGAACCGCCTCTCTCCCGCGCACCGCCAACAGGAGAACGGAAACTCATAGCACCACTTCTATACCCTAACCATACTCTGTCTTCCTTTATTAATGCAAATATCGCTTTATACGTCAACGCATTCATGTTACCTATAATCAGGAACTGTTTGTTATTTGAAACAAGCGCATGCATGAACTCTCTGAACAAAGAGAATGGAGGATTTGTAACAACTACGTCAGCCTCACGCATTAAAGCTAAGCACTCTTCACTGCGAAAATCACCATCACCAGCAAGAGCGGTAGCCACATTACCATCATGCAGTAACAGGTGTTCGACGTCAAATATGTTTACCGACCCGTCACCGGTGTAATCGCGTACCTCTGTGATCTCAATCTTTATAGGTGCTCCCCGGTCACTCTCTGCTATACCTTGCATATCGCTAATAGAAACCTGATCCCCGATTATAGGAGAGCTGACGTAACTTGTAGCTATAAGCTTCTTCAGCCCGAGTATATTAAATTGCATAGCGAAGTACTTGAAAAAGTTACTCTCGAAAGGGTCGTCTGCATTACAGTACACAGTTTTCCCTCTAAAGTAATGCTTATAGTGCTTTAGCTCCTTCTCAATATCTGATAACTGAGTGTAGAACTCGTCATTCTTATTCTGCTTCGCATTCCGTAAACTAGCGTTTGCCATAATTAACACATCCTCAATAAAATGTTGTATAAGATACCATCCACTATCTTATACCACAAACAACACTCAGTTGCACTACACCTATCTTTTACCATCACCGCGTTTCTCTCGACGCCTGCGAGCTTTCTCTAACGCGTCATACCGCAAGTGATCTAGCTGGCACATAGCACGCAGCCTATCATCAGCAACCTCTTCATTCTCTTCATCATGATCAAGGTGAGCAACAGTAAGCACCACCTTCACATCTTTCCCTTTGTCCCAAATATCATTGTCAATGTGAAGCTTATAGTGCATTGGTAACCACTGTCTAAATCCATCAGTCCCAATAACGCTGCGTACGGTATCCCCGTTCTCTAGCCCGCAAACTTCGCATCTATTGTTTGCGCGTTCCAGTATGCGTGCTCTTGTTTCCTTCCAGTCTTTTGGGTACCTATTGTAGTCAATTGGCATTCTTTCTGTCACTCCGGATGTGGTTGTACCAGGCCTCAATGATGTACGCGTCGTACAGTGAATTGTGTTTCTGCACCCCTCTCTCCTCGGCGTCGCCAAAGGTAGGTGTATGCAGGTCAACTACATCTTCCCGCGTGACATCGGGGTCGATGCCGGACATCTTCATAAGAGTAGCTATATCAAAGGGGATATAATATACTTGTTTCGGCAAGTTCGGGTAACCATTCTCGTATGTTGCGAAGATCTTGTTGAATAACACCCAATCGTAAGCGAGGACATCGGACCACATCTCTACATCCTCTCCTGCTAGATCGTCACGCAGCCAGTACCCAAATGCATCACGTACTGTATCGGTATTTCCACACACTGTTGTGTGTACGCCATTCGTATGAACTCCTGAAGTGCCAACTCTTCCTAGAAGCGTAAGCTTATCAAGTACGTTCTTTTGCAGCCAGTCATTTATATGGGACTTATCATAATCAGTGAACTCAGCGTAGAACGTGTGTCCTGTCTCCGATACGATACCTATAGATATAGGCGTTGTGTCTTGTCTCAATCCAGTAAACTCCATATCAAAAAAAAGCTTAAGTCGCTCACTCATTATCAAGTTCCTCCAAAGCAGACTCAAGCACTCCTGTATAGACTTCTCCTGTAGCATTTCTCACAACAGTATAGGTAGCTGCATCTCGTGTGAACCGGATGGAACTGACGGTAACCTTGTGCCTCATCACAATAGGAGGGTCACATGCTGCATCTACGTACACTAACTGCTGTACCTGGTTACCTACGCGAAACTTGTGAAGCAGTCCCCTACGAACAGGCGTGTCTCTGACGTTTTCCACAGGAACAGAGTCGTGGGTTGTTTTTGGAGTACGAACGATATCCTCTTCTTTAAGTGTGCAGGTAGCTCCTGTATAATCAACTAGCTCGTAGAAGTTTGACACCCCGTCATAGACAATAAAGCATATTGTCCCTACGAAAGGTGAATACTGTTTTTGAACGACGTCATTAAATGAAAAAGAAGGTACATGCATATTACCTCCTCTCACCTCTTTACTTGCCGATTTACTCATGATTAACCTCCAAGGATCATTTACTGGCTGCAGGAGAGATTATTACATCTCCCCTGCAGTGTCAAGTTTATAGTGATGCTAACAACTCTTGGATATCGAACTTCGATATGTCGTTCTCACCAACCGCTTTAAGCTTCTCATTTTGCATCTCAGCGTAAGGAGCCTGAGCAATCGCCTCCTTCTCCGCTTCTTTTGCAGTAGCATACCACCCAACAGGATACCCGTCGACATATCCGCAGAATGGACGTTTAAATTGAACACCTTCGTAAATAACAGTTATGACTCTTCCGTCAACAACTCGACGTACCGCTGCCTTTGTATCACCATTACCATCTCTTGCATGTATAGCATCAGATAGCTTTCCAAATACACCCAGTGTGAGTCCTCTGCTAGAGGTTGAATTGGATAAAGCGGTAAAAGTGACGCTCCCATCTGCGTACGCTCTTTTATATATCCTCGGTGCTACCTTCTCTTTGTTAATTAGAGTACGATCTTTCTGATTAGCAACAATACAGTTATCTTCCGAATAGACACCTAATCGGCTCCTTCTACGTACAGTAGGTGAAACTATGCCCTTACTATTCTTGTTAAACCACTCCTCAAACACAGAGAAGTCTTCCCACTCCGAAGACACACCTACCCCATTCTTGAGCTGCCTCCAACGAAGTATTAGTTTCTTTCCCTTACCTTTCTTCTGCATCGGGATCCTCCCCCATTGAAACAAATATCTCCCTGTCTATCTCAGCAACAAGATCAATTATCGAGCCCCTATACTGAACAGCACGTTTCCGGAAATCAGACAACTCTTCATCAGGATCACGTTGAGGTATATTATCCGGGACATCACGGTCATAGGAATCTGCCTCAAGTATTGACTCGACCCATTGATTGGCTATACGGAATGGATCTTCATGCATTCCGTCCCACACATAGAAGGAGTACAACGTGTCGGATTCTTCGGAAGGTACCGCCGGTAAGACACGGCCAAGGAGGTTATTAATCTCGCTTGTATACAGTGCCCCTTCTGGGCTGAGAAATCCTCCCATGTAGTTACTGTAGCCTCCGTCTACTGATAGCACTGCCCGCATGTCTTCTACGGACTTCATCTTAACAAATAGCATTTATTCCTCCGGGAATAGTTCACGAGCCGTGTTCTCAAGAATATGACACAGCTGGTCAGATAAGCCAAACCTTTTCTTGTTTATCTTGATAGACTCAAATATATTACCGTCAGCATGGCGTTCTGACGCAGCCTTCCAATCGAAGAACATCTCAATGAGATCGAATAAGTCAAAGCCATCAACACCATTCTCGTAATGTTCCGGGTGGTGGCTGTTGTTCTCATAGTGGTGTTTAAGTGCAACACCTAGCCCTTTGAGTAACTCTGCATACTCAGGACTCCCATAAGTAGATCCTTTCAGCTTCGGTGTATATTCGTCGAACAACTCTTTCTCTTCCTTGCTCAACTTAGACAAGTCGTGATCGATACCACGTCTCCTTAACTCGGAAGAAGCTTCCTCGAGCAACTCTCTAACTCGGTTAATATGAGCTTCCGTGTCTCTCCTGCTATCATACTTCTTCATATCATTCTCCCATGATGTCTGCGAACATCGTGTCAACGATTGCTGCAAATAATTTATCCTTCATCTTTTCAGACTTAGGTAGTTTCCCGTATGGAACCATACTGGGGTGGGTCTTTGCTTCCGCGTCTTTTACCTTACCGTATACCCATCCTTCTTTCTCTTTTTTCTTAACCCACTCCTCATGCAGTGCTTTAGCACTTACTTTCGGGTTATTAATCTTAAACTGAACACCTGCTATTGCTGATTTCCGCTGCCACTGAGGAGCTTTATCCCAAACTACCTGAGATCGGTCACCCGTATACACACTGAACACTCTGTTTACTTCATGACATAACCTAGCTGCTTCTAACAATGCAGCGTCTGATACTACAACCATTACGCAATCCTCCGTCTATGTACTAAGTAATAACAGATACACGTTAGCAAATGTGGATTTTGAAGTCAAGTTATTTGCGAAATGCTTTTTGTTGCTCCTT